AGTTGGCATAATTATGATGTGGTCAGTTACACAAACAGTATTTCACACGGAGGTGAATGATGACGAGGGAACAGAGGGAAGCGATGCGAATTTTCGGAATAGCGTTTATCACTGGAACTATCCTTACGATACTGGTACATCTAACTGAAGGTATAGCCGCAACAGCAACTTTCGAGGCAGGGTTTTAAACCCTGTTTCGAGGGTTGTAAACATGTTTATTTGTTTTGTACCGGCTAAAGTAGCCGGATTTGGTATTTATGGTAAAGCCAGCACAAAAATATTTTTTTTCTATTGACAGCTAAAGATTATCTGGTAGAATGTCGATATAACAAGTAAGGAGAAAATACTTATGACACACGCAGAAGCCACAAAATTAGTATTGGGAAAGAATAACAGAATGCAACGCAAGGTAGCAAACAATACCACTGCAAGAATCAAGCCAGATGGTAGTGTAGCTTTCATGTTGTACAGTACGGACGTTGTGACTATTCATGATGACGACAGCGTAACGCTAAGACATGGTGGACACAAAACGCCCACAACAAAAGACAGAATCAATCGTTTCAGTCCTTTTTATGTACGCCAAGAAAATTGGGAATGGTATGTAAATGGCATTGCAGCGTTTGAGGATGGAATGACGATTAAGGCTTGACACGGTGTCGAGCATATGGTATAATGGTTTTAGGTTTGGTTTTTACACTTACGGAGTTTTACTATGAACGATTACTTTCTTTTCACTACAGTGTTGATGATCGGTTGTCTTCTTGCTTTTGCTGTTGTCTTAAGTCTCTATGGTAGAGATGCTAGTCTATGCGATGCAAAGCAAGGCGAGGTTTTTAGTTTCGAGTACTTACAACCACTTACTGGCGAACGCATTCGTCACAAAGCAAAGGTGGTAGAGCCTGTAGTCAGACTTTCTGACAGACAGATCGAAATAATGAATCGTACTTCAAACTATCGCAAAAAAGATCCAGACTTCGAACGTACCAATCACTTGGTAACATGTCAAGTCGAAGATGGCGAGTATCGACAGTTTTACTGCGAACGTGCAGTGAATTGCCGCAAACCTTTGTTCGGACGATTGCTTGCAACATAAGATTCTCCGTGGTGGTGTGTCGATTGCCCCGTCACTCAGCAATGGGTGGCGGGGTTTTTTAGTGTAGATATAAAAATTAAACATGTTTATTTATTTGTCTTACCCTATCCTTCCGGATCGGTAATTATGGTAAAGCCAGCAAACAAACTGCAAAATTTATTGAAGTTTATAGTTGACATATGACGATACTATGGTATAATGAAAGCATAACCACAGGAGACAACGATATGCTCAAGTTTTCAGCCGCCAATACTAAACTCAAAAAACTTTACAAGCTCGCAACAACTGTGCTCAAGCGGTGGTTGGGTCAGAAGATAGGACGGTCTACTGCCAAAGTTTATTCTTTCGATATTTTATCGGGAGTAGACTGTCCTTTCGCCCACAACTGCAAGTCTCAGGCAGAAGAACAGGCAGATGGTAGTCGCAGAATTAAGGACGGGCCTCACACAAAATTCCGTTGCTTCTCTGCTAGTCAAGAAGTATTGTTCACCAATACATACAAAAGTCGCAAGCGTAATCACGACGCTATACATAGTCTGGAAACAAGTGACGCTATGGCAGACGGATTGTGTGCAGCATTACCCAAGGACGCCCGAGTAGTTCGTATTCATGTGTCTGGTGATATGTTCAGTCACAAGTATTTCATGGCATGGATCAAAGTCGCAGAACGCAATCCTACTGTACTATTCTATGCTTATACTAAGTCGCTAACGTATTGGGTGCGTAGTCGCAGCCTTGTCCCCGGAAATCTAGTATTGACGGCATCATACGGTGGTCGTGACGATCATTTGATTGCAGAGCATGGTCTACGGTCTGCTAAGGTTGTGTTCAGTGTAGCAGAGGCAGAGGAGTTAGGTCTGGAAATTGACCACGACGATTCTCATGCTTGTGATCCAACCAAGACCAACCAAGATTTTGCCCTACTGATTCATGGCGTACAGCCAAAGGGTAGCAAAGCAGCGGAAGCACTAAAAATTCTCAAGAAGGAGACAGCAGTATGAAAGTCTATATAGCGTCTGGTAATTTTAGAAAAGTATTTAACACGGATCTAAATAAAAAAGAGATAGTTATAAAAATGTTTTTAGACTATATGACAGGAAGCGAACTGATAGACGAACATGTATATGTAGATGAGCGTAGTTGTAAGGACTATATTAGTGCAGATAAGAAAACAACTGTGTGGGCAACGGAGGATATACTGGAAGAATGCTATCACATCTTGAACGAATCTCGTGATAAAGATTTTGAGGAATGAGGGCAGAATAAACATGTTTAAAAATAAAATTAAAGAATATTGTTGACAGAGACCGATATATATTGTATAATGATAATGTGGCGGGCATAGAAGCCTAGGCGTTACAGACCGGCATCACGTTATTTGAGTCTGCAAATATAGTGACGCAAGGACGACTTATCAGGTGCAAGTCCTGACGACCACTGCCGTACATTAAGATGGATAGGGCGTATACCACCTTGGCAGCCTGACAGGTATACGGGAAAGAATTGCTCTAGTACGAGTAATGCCTAAGTCCTATAATATAAACAACTGGTGACCTGTTCGCAGGTAGTCTGTAAACGACTTCTATACCTTCCGGCTAGGCCGGGGAAGATTGGACCAACATCGTATAGACGCCAGTTTGTTCTATCTAATATAATAAGATAAGTCTGGATGGTCGCAGTCAGTCAAAATAAAGTTTTGCAGCTAAAAGGACGATAATAGTAGTATGAGATATTTACTAATAATTTTACTGTTTTGTTCTGGTTGTGTGACTACTAGCAAATGTTCATTGACTTGTAATAAAACTCTGGACTTGAATCAACAGCCTATTAATGGTAGAATGAATGTTGGTGTTCGTCTTGAATTCTTTAGAGATCATAGAAAATAATCTAAAGTTTTTTAGTTGACAGGTCGATAATATATGGTATAATGATATTACTAATGGAGAACGGTTCTTCTTAGTTGTTTTGGTTCCGATTGGAGAATGATGATGAAAAAGTATTCTTTTACAGTTGATATGGTAGCTGACGATCTCGATGTTGAAGATGTCAAGACAGGTCTTTCTTTGTTTTGTAAAGACAATCATCAGGAGGCAGTATCTATTGTGAAGCCTGCTGGTATCAAGCAGTACAGCGAGCATGGATACAAAGTATGGCGTGCAAAAATGACTGGGGTGACAGTCAAACAGGCAGGCGATGCTCACAATCCGAAGATTGTTGAAGATGGTAAGTCTGCCACTATTATTACAGAAGCAGGCAAGGCAGACGGTTTGCTTCCGGGTGTATGATGTCAGGGTCAGGGCCGCAGCGTCAATGGGGATATCCAAGACTGCGGCTCTGACTTTTGGCCTCGTAGTTCAACGGATAGAACAACGGTCTTCTAAACCGTCGATGTGAGTTCGATTCTCGCCGGGGCTATTTGACATTTATGCTAGCGTGTGGTATAATGTCAGATAGGAAGGACTGATAAGGTATGGAATGGATTATTCTGTTTGTATGTGTATCAATATTTATCTCAGGTTGGATAGGAGTAGACAATGCCTAACTGGTGCATGAATCTTTTGACTATTAGCCATAAAGATATGGATATGATCAAAAAGTTCGATAAGGCTTATCGTGAAGATTGGGCTATCGAGACTTTTTATCCTACTCCAAGAGATCCGGGTGATCCAACGATGCTAATGGGAGAAGGTAAATCTTTCAGTGAGGGTGAAAACGCAACTAATAATTGGTATCACTGGCGTATAGCTAATTGGGGTACCAAATGGGATATAGGTTGTAAGGACGGTTATGGTATGGAGCCAACAATAGTCGATAACGAGCTAACTGTTAGATTCGACAGTGCACGGTCTCCACCATTGGGTTTTTATGAGAGGTTGCATACGTTAGGTTTTGACGTACAAGCCTCTTATTTTGAACCAGGAATGAGTTTTGCAGGAACTTGGCAAAATGGTGAGGATGATTATTATGAGGGTAACTGGAGCGATTTTCCAGAAGCTCTACGAGATGAGTTTAGTATGCACGAATACTACGACGATATGGAGGAAGCATAAACTATAAAGAGCCCGTCGCAGGTCGCATACCGGGATAATTTCCTTGTGGACCTGTGGCGGGTTTTTTGTGTAAAAATAAACATGTTTATTTGTCTTAGCCTAACCACCCAGTTTGGTCTTTATGGTAAAGCCAGCAAAAATTCTAAAGATTTTGGTTGACAATGACGATATATATGATATACTTGAAGCATAGCAAGTAACCACTAACGAAAGGAAAACGAAATGGCTGCTAATGTTGAATCAATGTTTTACACCGGAGCAGAACCTTGGCATGGTCTTGGTGAGAAGTTGGAAGAAGCACCAACGATCAGTGAGGCCATCGAGAAGTCCGGTCTGGATTGGGAAGTTGGCGTAAAGGATCTTGTAACCAAAGACGGTTATGATGTTCCTGCAAAAGCTACCTATCGCAAAAGTGATGGTAGTATTCTAGGAGTGGTAGGCCCAAGGTATGTGCCACTTCAGAATAAAGATGCCTTTGAATGGTTTCAGCCATTCGTCGACGCTGGTGAGTGTAGCCTGCATACAGGTGGTTCGCTAAGTAACGGTCAAAAAGTATGGGCGCTCGCTCAACTCAACCGTGACCCTAGCGAAATTGTCAAAGGTGATGAGGTACAGAAATTTATTCTGCTATCAAATAGTCACGATGGTACAACCGCTATTCGTGTAGGCTATACCCCAATCCGTGTTGTTTGTGTCAATACCCTAGCTTTTGCCCACTCTCACAAAGAGAGCAATCTGCTGCGGATTCGACATACGAAAAGTGCCCAGACCAACCTTGATAACGTCCGAGATATTATGGACAATATCAATGCACAGTTTGAGGCTACTGCTGAACAGTTCCGATTTCTTGCTAGTCGAGACTTCAATCAGGCAGACGTTCGCAAATACGTCAAGACCCTGCTGAATGTCGATAGGACTCATGATCTTGACCTCAAAACTCGTACCAAAAATACGATTGATGAGATTCTACATACGATTCATGGGCCTAAGCAAGATATTGCTGGAGTTCGTGGCACTTGGTGGGCTGCTTATAATGGCTTCAACGAGTACCTCAATTACAGCAAGGGTCGTAATATCAACAACCGCATGGAAAGCCTGTGGTTTGGTCAAAACGGCACTTCTAATAACAGGGCATTGGCACTGGCTTCAGAATACGCCAACGCTCTATAACGATCTCCTTTCGTGGTTCGTTGCCAAGAGGCCATCCCCGCTTCGGCGGGGGTGGTCTTTTTGTATAAATAAACTTGTTTAACCCCCCTATATAAGTATGTATATAAAATGTGTACTATCTTAACTAATCGGTTTCGGGCTATAGTAGGTAGTCAGTGATTTCCTAAAGTCAGGGGTTGACTAATGACGATGTGTATGGTATACTTAGTAGTCAAAGGAGAAAAGATATGATTGCTTGTAATCAAAAACCGTTACGTGTTGTATGTTCTCACTGCAACACAGACCATGTGCTTATGGTAAATCCATCAGACCTTCTCAAATGGCAAGCTGGAGAATATATCCAAGATGCCCTGCCATATCTAAATAAAGCAGAAAGGGAATTGCTAATTAGTCAGACTTGTGATAGTTGTTGGAAGTCTATGTTCGGGGGAGGATGAATAATGGAAGGTTTTGAATATAAGGTAAGGTTTCATTTACAAAGGGGTCAGCATTATATGCACTGGCAGATCAAAGCATATGATGGTACAGTGAAGTATATTGATCCTAATAAGTACCAACTAGAACTATATGGTTGTAAACTTATTAATAAAATTAACGCTGCCCGTAAAGTTAATTTAGCAGGAAAGAAAGATGTATGTGGATGGGTAGAATGTGAGAATTTTGATATATTAGAAAAGGATAGTATAGATACCAAATATTTCGATAAATTAAAGTATAATCCTATTAAGGATGTACACTGGCGTAGGTCAGGGGATGATGGTATGTTTAATTGGGATGATAGTAAATATAGTCACTTAGTAACAAATGGATCGGAGGTTCTAGTATGTGAAGAAACTTCTTATTTATAATATATTATTATTAATTATATCTTTATAGCCCCTGGGTAAAACCGGGGGTTTTTTATTTGTATATATATTTCTATCTGTACCACCAAATCTATAGGGATTGGTTCCGAATGTTCATAGTCAGCCAAATCGTAGGGCCAGTATATTTATATATGTATTACCTAATCCAATAGGTTTCGGCCATTGGAGGTAGTCAGTCATTTTGAAGGGTCAGTGATATATCTATTATAGCATAGAAATCCAATAAGTCAAGAGTGTATTATTTTATAATTATGCAGAGGAAATTATTTAGAAAAATTAAGATTATGAAACTCCCAAAATAAAAATTCTTATACCCCCTGCATAACTAATAACCATAAATCCTGTATTTGTCAAGGGTAAAAAATTTCTAAAAAAATTATACTTGCATTTTTGCCACAAGAAACTACTATGTATCAGGGAGTCAGTGATATGTTTGATGTGATAAAATTAGATAAAAATACTAGATGTGAAAATATCTGTAATAGTATTCAGAAAAATTTATTAGAAAAATTAAAGAAAGAAAATATACCCATAGAAGGGAAACTATTATACATAGAAATAAAAGAAGTTACAAAAACTATTGACCCAGAAAATCTTAAAGATCAACAATTATTATTAGATTTTTCATAAAATTATTACTATTATCCCCTGCACCATATACATTCCTATAGAAACCATGCAGTTATATTCCATAATAGTATCAAATAGCAGTTATTATATTCTATATACATCATAATATATCCTTCTGCACCATATTTTGTAGCTAATTAGCCCCAAATTTTATTTTAATCACTTATTTTGCCGCGACGACATAAATTAGCAAAAAAGGAAAAGTCTAAAGTCAGTGGATTCTGGTAGTCGATACTATTGACACTCCTAGTGTTTATGCTATAATGGATGGTAATAGGTATATTGGTAGAAATCGTTATTTTTTAGGTGAAAAATGTATAAAAACGTATTACTCACAGTCAGGGAAATCAAGCTATTACGCAAAGTCTTACATGATCATTTAGATAAGAATCTAATGTATATTGACAGTAAAGAAGCAAAGAATTTACATATTATTGATAGGACATTATTTGGCGTGATTCCCACGAAAAGTGTAAATTGAATTGAATTAATGGTAATTAAACCCACAATTAAATCAAATCAACAATGAGAAAGAAAATATTAATTACTGCAATTATAGATATGGAAGCAGACAATTTAGACCGATCTTTCATAAGTATCATATTGAAAAGAATAGCTAAGTATTTCCTATTCAAATTTAAATATGACGAAAAAGATTGTGTTGTGGTCAAGTATGAGGTATTAGACAGTTTTATAGTTCTGGAGGATTAGAATGTACGACGGCATCATTAAAGACCTAGAGGTTAGAATCAAGGTTGCTCTTGAAGAATACGAGCAACATAAGCATGAGTTTAATCAGGGACATAAAGACCATTTTTTAAAAGTGTCATTAGATTTACTCAAGGAAGTACTAGAAACGTGCGAAGTTAGAAAATAGGTGTAACATATCTTACCTTTACTTATGGGTAGGAATATGAGAAAGACAATACATTTTCAGATTAAAGAGTCTCCAACAACAGAAGATTTATGTGCTATAGAAGTATATAAGGTTAATTATAATGATAGTAATACTCCTATATGCTCATATATAGACACAATATCTCCTATGACTAAAATGGAGTTATGGAGGTTGAAAGTCTTTCTGGACGATTATATTCAAAAAAACACATGGGGTTAGTTATGTATACAATTAAAAAACATGACAATACAGGTGATGGAATTGATAAGTATGTTGTATATAAAGGGGATAAACCTTTAATGTTGCCCTGTAAATTGACCAAGAGACAAATAGTGCAATTTGGCACTGAAATTGAAGCAAAAAAATATATAGCCTATGTAGTATCGTTAATTAATACAGGAAAAGAATATTTGGAGATTTATTAATGTATATTGTTGTTATAAGTGAGTTGAGTAAATATTCTGTTGAATTAAAAAACTTTCGTGTTGGAGATAGAGATGATAGGATATACGGGCCTTTTGAAGAAAAGTATATGGCAGAAGAGTGGGTGGATAACCATTGTGGTAGTAAATACTGGACTATAATTAAACTCAATGACAAAACCATTAACTAAAGAGTATTTACTATCCAGAAAAATATGCTGTGGTTCTCGGTGTATTAATTGTCCATACACTCCTAAATGGGTGAGGGGCAATAAAAATGTTAAAAAAAATACTTCTAGTTAGTTTTGTTCTATATTCTAATATAGCACTATCTCAAGATGCTGGTATTAAATTTTTTGAAAATAATATCAGGAACGTCTTAACTACACAATGCTATTCTTGTCATTCTTCTACCTCAAAAGACGTAAAGGGTGGATTATCTTTAGATACTAGACAAGGTATATTAAATGGTGGAGATTCTGGCCCATCAGTTGTTCCCGGTAAAATAGACGAGAGTTTATTATTAGATTATATAGAGTCTGGGGATATGCCACCAGATAATCCTTTGAGCGAAGAAATTGTAAATAATTTTAGACAATGGATTAAAATGGGTATGCCTGACCCAAGATACAAACCTGAGAACAGGGCAGTAGAATTAAGACAAGCTAGAAATTTCTGGGCATTTAAGAAGGTAACAAGACCTCCTGTAGCTAAATATGACGATGGTACAGAAATAGATGCTATACTTAATGTAGAAATATTAAAAAATAAATTAAAACCCGTAGAAATAGCAGATGACTATACCATTATTCGTAGACTTTACTTTGATATTATTGGTTTGCCACCAAGTATTGAGCAAATTAAAGGGTATATAAATGATACTTCGGAAAATAAATATGAAAAATTAGTAGATAGTTTATTAGAGGACGAAGGTTTTGGAGAGAAATGGGGGAGACATTGGTTAGATGTAGCTAGATATGCAGAATCATCTGGACAAGATAGAAATTTAATTAGTCCTTATGCTTGGAGATATAGGGATTATGTTATAGATAGTTTTAATCAAGATAAACCATACGATCAATTTATTATAGAACAAATAGCTGGTGATTTATTACCACATAAAAGTTATGAAGAATATAACAACAACAGGATAGCTACAGGCTTTTTAACAATAGGTACAAAAAATATACAGGCACAGATTAGACAGTTTGAGGCAGATCGTAACGATGACCAGATAGATGCTATCACCAGAGGTTTTCTGGGTATGACTTTAAGTTGTGCAAGATGTCACGATCATAAGTTTGACCCATTTTCTCAGCAAGACTATTATGGTGTTGCTGGAGTGTTTAATAATACAAGAAATATGGATGGTTTGTATAGAGGTAATAATAATACTGGTTATCTTGGAGACTATGAATATCTGATAACAGAAGAGACAGAAGATTTATACAAAAAGAAAAAGGTAAAGGAATGGTTCCTCCTGTGTGACATTAAAAACTTAGAGATACAAATAGAATCTATTAAAACATGGAATAAAAGAGTAACAGAAGATCAATTAAACAGAGAATTAGGTAAGAGACAAAAGAGATTAGAAGAAGCAAAAGCTGAGTTATCTGATGAATATTTAAAATACCTAGAACATTTACAGCCTGTAATGTCTGTCAAAGATAAAGAAAAGATGACAGAAGTTAAACTGGCAATTAGGGGTGAGGTTAATAATCTGGGTGATGAAGTACCAAGAAGATTGCCAGAGATATTTAGTGATAGACCTAATCTTAACTTTGATAATACAAGTGGACGATATGAACTGGCAGAATGGATAACACATAAAACTAATCCATTAACTTATAGGGTTTATGTAAATAGAGTATGGAGACATTTGTTTGGTAAGGGTATATTAGATAGTTTTGATAATTTTGGAATACTAGGTGGAGAACCTACTAATCTTAAACTGATGAACTATTTATCTACCAAGTTTGTTACTGGTAGGCTATCAAATAAAAGACTTATTAAAACTATTGTTATGAGTAATGCTTACAGACGTAGTAGTAATTTTGATAAAAATAATTATGAGATTGATCCTGACAATGTTTATTTCTGGAGAATGAACGAGAAGAGATTAGAAGCAGAGCAAATTAGAGATTCATTATTATTTGTATCAGGCAAGCTAGACGGATCGCATAAGAACATTAGTGATTTTCAGACAGACATAAAAAATTCTAGCAAAGAGTTAAGAAAGTATATTGGTGAGACAAGAGCAAGATCAATTTATATTCCATCATTAAGAGATAATAAGATTGAGGTACTGGACATATTTGATAGACCAGACAATAGTTTGCTTAATGCTGAGAGAAGTGTCACAACAGTATCTACACAGGCTTTATTCTTAATGAATAATCCTAAGATCATATCACTAGCACAAGAACAAGCACAAATATTACTTGAGCGAAATAAAAAGATGAGTAAAACTATGCCGAAAATATTATACCGTAACAATGTCAATGAAATATTTTTAAAGTTTTTAGGCCGTTTACCTACCAATATTGAGACTGAAGCATCTATAGATTTTATAGAGAAAGATAATAATAATCTTGCATACTTAACCCAAATATTAATCTGCACAGGAGAATTTCGTAATGTTAAATAGAAGAAATTTATTACAAGCTAGTAGTGCAGGTTTTGGAATGCTGGCACTAAAAGGATTACTTGCAGAAGAGATGATGCAAAGTAATAAAAGAGTTATATTTATGTATATGAATGGGGGTATGACTCATACGGATACTTTTGATTATAAACCTTTAATGGTAGAGAAAGATGGTACAGATGATCCTGTGAGTAAAGGCAGAAAGATTGTAAAGCCGGGAGTGCCTTTAACTCCAGCAGGAGATAGTGGTATAGAAATTAGTGAGAACTTCTCACACCTTCGTAAACACGCAGATAGTTTATGTTTATTGAATGGCATGAAGAGTAAAACAGGTAATCATAATCAAGCACGAAGTTTATTACACACAGGTAATTTTCAGTTCAGTAGACCTAGTATGGGCAGTTGGTTATTGTATGGATTAGGTACAGAGAATAAAGAGTTGCCGGGGTTTATAACTATAGACGCAAATATTGGCCCAGATAATTATGGTAGTTCTTTCTTACCGGCAGTATATCAGGGTACTGCTATTAATGCTGGTAGTAAAAGCCCTATCCCTAATCTTCAAAGTCCAATAGATTTAAACAGACAAAGAGAGAACTTGAATTTCCTTAGAGACTTAAATAACTATCAATTAGGTAATGGTGAGAATAGTAGGCTAGAAGGACTGATTGAGAGTTATGAGTTGGCTTTTAGGATGCAGACAAGTGTTCCTAATACTATTGATATATCAAAAGAATCTATACAAACATTAGAGAAGTATGGCATCAATGATAAAGCTACGGCTAAATTTGGCAAACAATGTTTATTAGCTAAGAAATTTAGTGAGGCAGGAGTAAGATTTGTAGAGATTGGTCATGGTGGTTGGGATATGCACCAAAATATTAATGATAATCTAAAAAAGAATACAACTGCTATTGACAAACCTATTGCTGGATTAATACAGGATTTAAAAGATTGTGGGTTATTTGAAGATACAATTATATTATTCGGAAGTGAATTTGGTAGAACTCCCGGTATAAAAGAAGGAGCAACAGGCAGAGATCATAATAATGGTGGGTTTAGTATGTGGATGGCAGGTGGTGGAGTAAAAGGAGGTATGAGATATGGTTCTACAGATGATTTTGGACATAAGGCTGTAGACAGTATGGATATGCACGATTTACATGCTACAATATTACACTTGATGGGACTTGACCACACAAAACTAACATATAGATATAGCGGGAGAGATTTTAGACTGACTGACGTATTTGGTAATATTCAACACAATATCATAGCATAAAGTGTATAGTAAATAAAAGGAGCAAACATTATGAGAACTAATAAATTTCTAGAAGCACTAAAATCAATAGCAGATAAACCGGGGTCAAAAGACCCAAGAAGAACTCCTGCTCCTAAAAAGGATCAGAAAAAAGGAAGCAAAAAGAATAAGCCTGATAGTGCTAAAGATGATAAGGGTAAGATTACTTTTAGTGCAAAAACTGTTGAGAAATTAAAGAATAAAGTTAGTGAACATAATAAAAAAGGAAAGGGTAGTAAAGCTACACTAGGTATGTTAAAAGCAGTATACAGAAGAGGTGCTGGTGCTTATTCTACCTCTCATGCTCCTAAAATGAGTAGAGATGGTTGGGCGATGGCAAGAGTCAATGCTTTTTTAACTCTGCTAAGAACAGGCAGACCATCAAACTCTGGCTATAAACAAGATAATGATTTATTACCCAAAGGTCATCCAAGAAGCACTAAATAATTTTTAAAGTTTCTGTTGACACAAGACGATAATATGTTATACTGGAGGAAACGCTTTTGGAGAACATAATGGAAACTTTGATAGACCCTAAAAATATTACCAACTACAATCGCACAGATGTAGAACTACAGTCATTCTGGATATTCTGTATCCTTGTCGCTGGTAAAAATAGTGATACAACTTCTAGGTTGGTTACAAAATTACTCAAAGACAGGGGAGATATGACTCCATTTGAGTTCATTAAAAGCCTCAAGCTATCAGAACTTCACAATTATTTGAAGGCACATAAGACAGGTCAGTACGACAGGATACGCAAGGCTTTATATTTCTCTTCAAAATTAGACCTTAAAACCTGCACCAGAGAAGATTTGATGGATGTTTATGGTGTTGGGCCAAAAACTGCTAGATTCTTTTTATTACATACCAGAGAATTTTGTGATGAGGTTGTGTTAGATACTCACATATTGAGATGGATGAGGGAAAAGTGTGGTGTCAAAGAGGCTCCTAAAAATACTCCACAGAATCCAGAGAAATATGCTCAGTATGCAGGATTATGTAAATACTTAATGGAAACACATTATCCCGGCTTGACACTGGCTCAAGCAGACCTTATGATATGGACAGAGATGAGTGGACGATTAGAGTGATATTGCTTTTAATTGTAATAAGTTTTACAATAGCATGTTTTTTAGTTAATTTTATGGAGAAAATATGAAACTATTTTTAGCATTAATTTTATCAAGTTTTGCCGTGACTGCTTTTGCTGGTGAAGCACCAACATCACCTAAACCTCAAACAACAGTATCAGAAGATTGCGATTGCAGTCCTTGCGACTGTAGTACATGCAACTGTAGGGTGCGTAGAGGCTTGTTTGGCAGGAGGCTTTTTATTCGTTCTACAGGTTGTGCCTGCAACAAAACTGGTAGCAAATATTCAAGAACCAGAACAGTTACAGATGGATGTTCTAATGTTCTTCGTTCTAGGACTTATAGTAGAACTATTTGTAATGGGAATACTTGTAATAGTTGTGATTGTAAATAATTTGATGGGGGAGATAACTTCAAACCCATATTTTTACCTAATTAAAGGCGGTAGAAACTATGAACATAAATGTACAGGAATATAGATGTGGATGAACGATTGTTAAATATGTCAAGAAGATACTGGGATAAAGATGATCCCCTAACAGAAGAACAAGTACACTGGGTTTTAAGAGATGAAGGATACTCAAAGAACGAGATTGACAATGCGATCAGTGATTATTGGTCTATTCATATACAGTCTAACATACTTGTTCATTATTGGGTTGCACCAATTATTTTAACAGTAGTAATGGTTATTTTAGTTTTATATGTTCAGAGTTTATTAAAATGAAAAGAACACATTGTAAATTAGACGATAAATGTAATATGAGTTTTGAATTAGGTGAAGTTAATGGTCAAACATTTATGACTATTGTAGATAGAAAATGTACTCATGAACAAACTGCATACAAAGGATTTGCTAATATTAATTCTTACATAGATAAATATAGACTTCTGGAATTAGCAGATTATATTTACGAGTATTGTAATAAAACAAAATGAATATCTGGAAAATTTGGTGCAAAGCATTAGGTGAAAAATCTGGAACAACAGACAGACAAAGTGATGGCATAGCTTTTATTAGAACTGTTTTAGTTATGCAAGCTATTATAACTAATTTATTTATAGTGGTTAATATATTAAAAGGATGGTATAGATGAATAAAATATTTAATCTTAGTATGAATAAAACTGCTACATTCAGCACTCACAATTTATTAAAAGCATGTGGTATTAATTCTGTACATAGCACAAAATCTCCTTTAGACCTTGCTAAAAAATTTGATGCCTTTAACGATGGTAATCATGTTAATAAATTTAAAGAATATTATAATCATTATCCAGATGCTTTATTTTTATTAAATACAAGACCTTTGCAAGATTGGATTTTTTCGAGATTTAAACATGGTATTGTTGAGAGCAAAAGAAAAAGACAGAAAGTTAATTGGGCATATCCAGCGAGTGAAAAATTGGCTTTATCATGGATTGATAAAAGAAGACAACATCATCACAGCGTATTAGATTTTTTTAAAGATAAACCATCTCAGTTATTAGTGTGTAATATAGAAAATCCTGTTTGGCAAAAAACAACATTAAAATTTTTAAAAGTTGATAAAGAGATTCCTTCGATAGTATTAAATACTTCAAATATTAAATTATTAAATACTTCAAATATTAAATACAGCAATATACAAAATGTTATTAATAATTTAAAATATAATAAAAATGAATTATTGTTTCCTGATTTTGATCCAATAAATTATAGTATGTTACAAATATATTAAAAGGATGGTATGAATAATGGGAAGTGATATTTTTACAGAAAGTGCTATTGCTGTTCAGTTGCTAGATTTTATAAATATAGTTACGATTAAAAAGAAGGCAACAAGAGAAATAATTGCTAACATATTCTATCAGGAAGAAATAATTAATGATGAATCATTTAAAATAATGGTAAAGAGCAAGAGTGGATTTATTGAAGTTTTTATTGATGCTATTAGTATAGTAGCAGGCTATGAAAGCGATGAAGAACGTAATCAGTTTATGATAAATACATTTTGCGAACATGGAGGCATTTCTCTTCAAGACCTTCCTAACTGGACACTTAGACAATTTGATAGTTGCAGAGAATCAGGCTATGATATAATGATAGATGTTTTATACATTATGTTTGAGCCTTATGGTTTGTTTGAAACAATAATGACTGATGAAGGTAAAAAAGTTGCTGAAACATTAGGTATGGACAGTATTCACGAAACAACTTGGACTGTTCATTCTTATTAAAGTTTGCACTTGACAATGCCGATAACTATGGTATACTATGATTATGGAAACACTAGGAACAATACTGCACATCATGTTCGTGCTTGCAACAGTATGGTTTTTTGTAGCGTCTTACATAGAGTGGCATAAAAGATAGAAAAGGATTGACATGAGCAAAATTGTTATTGGGTTTAATGGTTGGATCGAAGCTGACCCTGATAGTATTAGATTTCAATATATTGGGCCAGTAAGAGAATCTCAAATGATTATTATTACAGGCGCAGAATATCTTCAGTTAGACGAGGATGAGCGTGAAGAATATATCTTAGAAGATTTAGGGGTAGCATATACTAATAGTTTTGATGGAGAATTAGATGTGTGTGATATAAATGTAGAAGAAGACCCAGACCATGTTGCTCAAGAATTTCTGCAAGACTTGCTAAGGGATAAGATTTAATGAAATATCTTATTGAAGAAAATGATATGGATATTGTTCTTGATGCACTAGATTCCCTGCATGAAGACATGAGGTGGAACAATAAGAATGGAGATAATGTTGCTCCTTATTCTTATAATTTAAAAGAAGTAGAAAGATTATACTATAGATTTACTAAGGAGGCTGATGAATAATGGAAACTGCTAATTTTATTTCTGAAGTTTTTGCTTATATTGAAAACACATACAGTAAAGGACTTCTTAGAAAAATTAAATATAAAAAGCATAGCGATATTGTGGATAGATTAATCTCTAGTTCTTTAAAGAATAATTATGCTGTTGATAGAACTGCTAATAAAATTATAGCTATGTTGAGGCTTAATCCATGAGGAAAAGAGAGAAAGAAATACATGAAGCTAAAATAAGGGCGATGCAACATTGTTTTTATATGGATGTTTATAGTTACATTATATCTGAATATAAACCAAGAATAGCTAAACTTTTTACAGATTCTCCTATGGCTGGTAAGATTGTAGACTTAATCAATGGGTATTATTGGGGAGGTCATACCGTTCCTTTCACTGCCGGTCAAATAGCTGATCTACTGAAGAGTAAATACAAAAAAAAGAAAACATGAATTAAAGGTGTAAAATAAGTATCATACCCATATTATCCTACCTTAAAAATGCAGGTCTTATAATGATACTTATAACCGTTTGCAGAACTTTATTTTATCAATTTTTATTGTTGTTTGTAGGAATATCTATAGGATTTATTGTTAATGCAGAATGGGTGGGATGGAAATATCCTATTATTCAAACTTCTTTTTATAATACATTTTACCCGATTGATTTTGAAGATGAGGGTGTTCTAAATTGGCTTTATGGTCAAGGTAGATTGAAAATATTCGGAGTAATGGGTAAATACCAAGATGTAGAAATCATTGAAGAGGCGATGGCAGCAGAAGAATGGTATTGGGTTAAGTTTTCCTATGCAGATAAAAATGGTAATAGAAAAACTGAAATACAGAACATTAGAGTTAGATGGAAACCTTGGGAATACTATTATGAAGATGAGGCTTTTGATCCTTGGGATGTAGAAGAAATGAAAAAGTATATTGAAGAAGGTTCATTAAATAGCCGAGAAACAGATAGGGCTTGGAGACTCATGGACGAGATGAAGGGCATACAAAGTAATCATATTAAATTTTAAAAAGAAAGAGGAATGTTATGAGGACATTTTTATTTTTAGCTATTGCGTTGTGGGCATCTATAGGATATACTGATGAATGGGTAGCAAGTCCTGCCCCTATACCAGCGGTTCCGAGGGTTGTCTATCCGCAAGAAATTATTACGACTTATCCAAGACCAACTCTTACCTATGGTTTAGTTCCATACTATTATAATTTACCAGTGGTTACGGAAAGACGTTGTTGGTTTTTAAGAAGAGAAAGATATGTTACCTACCAGCCACAAGTGCGTTGGTATTATCAGCCTTTTTGGATTGTTAGATAGTCTTTTTAAATAAGGAGATTGATTATGACAGTAGTAGATGTATGTGATTTGCTTTTCAAACAAATTAAAAAACCAGATAATTTTGAAATGTGCAAAGCTATTAATGTATATGATAATAAGTATAGGATTAATGTTTATACAAAAATATACGATGAATTTAGAGACTTAGAAAAAAAGAGAATCACACTCAGCTACTTTGCAAAAGTAAATGGCGACAAATTAGAAATTTTAGCTTGACTTGACTTATTGGTTTTTAATGATATAATAGGGTGTAAGTTCAATTTATTTTAGTATGTTTCAACGCGACCAACTCAGATGCTAAGTGTGGGAACGGTAATAACGATTCTCATCCAGAAGCAAAAAATATTAGTGAGTTGGAATGATACTTAAAAGATTTAAACTTTACATAAAAAATTGGAGAAAAGAATGATTGATCAGTATATTAATTTTGTAGAAGAATGGTGTGAAATATTAGAGCATAAGGCATTTGCTAGAGAGAATGGTGCATACTCTAAGAATCAAAAGACCACATACTTTTGGTTTAAGATTAATAAGAAGTACACTAAAATTATTCAGACTACTCATGGTAACAATAGTGTTCACGCATTTCTTGAAAATGAAACCCTAGATATTTACAAGGCAGCAACTTGGAATGCTCCAGCAAAAGATGCTAGATATAATTTGTTCAGAGATTTTGACCGCATATTAGAAGTGTGTGAGCCTAACGGGGGTTATCTTTATAAGGGAAAGAAGGTTTATGTCTAGGCTATCTAAAAAAGATAAAGAAGATTTAGAATATCTTGAAGTAAAAAAACACATAAGAGACTGCGTAGATACAGCAGGATATAATAATATTCTTAGATATATGATAGAACAACTAGACAATATTGAAGATGTTAGTAACACTCAAAGCATGGAGTTATTTAAATTAATTTCTAACCTAGAGAGTGCATTACAATCTCATCAAAGGCTACAGCAATATGTCTGAAGAGTATAAGCAAATGAGTAAGACAGACAAGCTGCCTTTAAAGTATGCTTGTATTCAACCAGATATTAAAAAGCATATATCTCAAGTTCTTGATGGTATGGGTAATTGCCATGAAATTAGAGGACATATAGATGATCTATACAGATTAATAGAACATCAAAGGCTGCAACAAATGAGGCAAGAAAAGCAAATGATTGCAGTTAAACACATGGAAGCATGGAAAAGATATGACAAGGATATGCGGGAGTATGATCCTGAAACTAGGAGTTATAAAAAGTGAAATGGACAGTCATAAAATCTTGGGCTAAAGAAAAAGGTTATGTTGTCTCCAGAGATAAATCTGGAAATGAAAATAACCCGTATCATTATGAATGGCATTTAAAGTCAGACAGTTCTGTATCAGGTATTACAAATAGTTTAAGTCAAGTTGCTACAGATATTTTTAATCATCTAACAGACAACAAGCATGTAGAATATCAACAAAAAGTAAAACAAGAATTAGCCGATAAAATACAAGACGATGTATACTTTGATCAGGGATTATAAATAATGGATGATCTAAAAGATGAAGATGAAGACAAAGTAATTAAACAATCCATTACTTTAAATACTATTATAGCTAAAGTAATAGAAGCTATAGTTAGTTATATTGCTTTGTATTTCTTTACTCCTATCTGGAAAAGAATAATGAAATGGTGGAATAAAGATAATGAAACAACAGAGTAAAATTCACTATGCCACACTTGTCAGCTTAACTCCACAAGCAGAAAAAAATATAGCTTATTGTGCTAGAGTGTCCAACCCAAACAATCAAGATAGCACAGATATTTCTGGTTTACTTAATTATTGTATTAAGCATAAACATTGGTCTATATTTGAAATGGCATTTATGACTCTTGAGATTAATACCAATAGAGGTATAGCAGCACAAATATTAAGGCACAGAAGTTTTACTTTTCAAGAATTTAGCCAGCGTTATGCAGACGCTAGTTTATTGGATGATAGTATTCCTATCCCAGATTTAAGAAGCCAAGATCATAAAAATAGACAAAATAGTATAGACAATATTGATGGTTATAAAAGAAAAGTATGGGAAGGTTTGATAGCGGAACATTTTGCTAGAGGTAAATATTTATACGATCTTATGTTAAAAGACGGTATTGCAAAAGAATGTGCTAGATTTATATTACCACTAGCAACTCCTACTAGAATTTATATGAGTGGAAGTATTCGTAATTGGATTCATTACATTGGTTTAAGAGAAAAAAATGGCACACAAAAAGAACACATGCAAATTGCAAAAAGTTGCAAAAAGATTTTTTGTAAAGAATTTCCTTTAGTATCACACTCCTTGGGTGGACTTGAAAAAGATTGGAGTTGACAATAGATATTGCCGATGTATAATAAAGAAAAACATTGGAGAAAAATTATGCGATTCGGACTATGCTGTATATCTATCGACCTCAAAGAAGCAGGCTATAGCTTTCAAACTATGACCTACAAGCGTTTCTCTTCACTTCCACGCGACGAAGCATTAGAAATTCTAGGTTCTCGTATACTCAACAATATGCAGGTGACTCATGCTCATATCTCCTACTGTGCAGAAAACGATTATACTTATAGGATCAGTAGTGATTTATTTCCTCTTATTACTTATCTTGCTGCCGATGTTATTCTATCTGACCTGCCTCAATATACTGACATCTTGGAAGAAATAGAGTCAATCAAGCAGACCATACAAGATACAGGTATTCGTATTTCCTGTCATCCTAGCGAGTTTAATGTCCTTGCGTCTACTAATACCGATGCTGTTGACAGAACCGTTAGAGAACTAAATTTTTACTCAGACTTCCTTGACATGCTAGGTTGTCCTGCTGATTATAATTGTCCGATGAATTTACACATCAATAATCGACAGGGAAGTAACGATGAGGTTGTGGATAGATTTATACAGAATTTTAATAGACTTGACGATAATTGTCGTAATCGTATTGTTATTGAAAACGATGATAAACTTAATTGTTGGTCTGTAAAACAACTTATTACAGACTTTTATCCTAAGACAAAAATACCCATTACATTCGATTACCTGCATCACAAATGTCATCCTGACGGATGGACAGAACATCAAGCTATTAGATTCTGTTGTCTAACATGGGGTCGTGTTAAACCTTTATTTCACTACAGCGAATCTGCACCGGGGAATAATCCTCGCAAACATGCAGACTATGCAGAAAGTGATTTTTATACTTACGACGATTTAGACTATGACGTAGACATGGAATTAAAAATGAAAGATAGAGCAATCGCTAAATTTCTGGAAGGTGTATCTATATGAGTGGATGGTTAATTGTACTTACTGGCTTAATTTACTTGTATGTAAGTATTGAGCAATTATGGAAAGGTAATCCCGGTATGGGTATTGCCTATTTTGGATATGCTTTTTCTAATATTGGTTTATATTTACTAGCTTCTAAATAGGGTGTTATTATGACTAATAAAAAAGAACCAACAAGATATTCTATGTCCACAGGATTACCACATACTGAAAATGATGAGGAAGTTAAAAAGTATCCTCTTGAAAGTGCAGAAAAATCTTTCTTAAAATTTATTGAGGATCAAAAAGAAAGCAGAAAACTTTACCAAGAAAGATTAGACAAAATACACAAGGCATTAGACAAAGAAGGATAATCACTTAATAGATTGTTATGGACACTTTAATTACAGGAAGCACAGGACTTATCGGCTCTGCGTTACGGAAGTTCTATCCAAATGCAATTTGCGTATCTTCATCAGACGCAGATTTAACCAATACAGAACAAACTTTAGACTTAATATCTACACATAAACCAAAATCTGTTATTCATTTAGCATCAAAAGTTGGTGGTTTGTTTAAAAACTTGAATAATAACGTAGATATGTTTAGTGATAATATATTTATAAATACTAATATAGTTAATGCTTGCTACAAAAACAATGTTAAAAAATTTATAGGTTGTTTATCTACTTGTGTTTTTCCGGCAAATACTAAATATCCTATACATGAAAATATGTTGTATGATGGGGAGCCTCATAAATCTAATTTTGGATATTCCTATGCAAAAAGAATGCTTGATGTACATTGTAGAGCCATCAATAAGCAATATGATTATAACTATAAATGTATTATTCCAACAAATGTTTATGGCCCATACGATAACTTTAACTTAGAAGATGCCCATGTAATCCCTGCTTTAATTCATAAAGCATATATAGCAAAAAGAGATGGTACTGATTTTACTGTTGCAGGAAGTGGGTTTCCATTAAGGCAATTTATGTATTCAGCGGACTTGGCACATTTGATTTTTAAATTAGATAATCATCAATACGATTGGGTATCTCCAATGACTCTTGCAGAAGAAACAGAACATAGTATATTTGATGTGACAAAAATTATTGCTGAATATTTTGATGTATTTGATAGAACTGGATTCAATAGTAATTTGCCTGATGGTCAATATAAAAAAACAGTAGATAATGAAAGACTCAAAAGATATATTGACGACTTTAAATTCACACCAATACATATTGGCTTGAGAGATACTATGGATTGGTTTGTTAAAAATTATGACAATGCCAGAAAATAATTTAAGAATTTACTTGACAAACGCCGATAACTATAGTATAATAGATAAAACAATTTGGTTCTTACACAGGAGATACGATGCCTAAAGGTAAAAAAACTTGCGAAAAGTGTGGTTGTCAATGTGGGCCAAGAGCATATATGTGTCCAGAGTGTCACCATCCATTTATGTTTGCACCAAAGAGCAAAGAAAAGAGAACTACTCGTTTAGTTAGAAAGTTTGATTGGCGGGAATTACAGAAAGGCGATAAAATTAAAGCTACTGGAGGCCCGTACTCTGTAGTAGACGGAGAATATATTCCTATGGGCTGTAGAGGAAAGTTTACTGTTATAGATACTGATAAGAATGGTATTATAGCTTATGGAGCAAAAGAAGGTGGTTTCTGTCATATTTGGATGGGTGAAGATGATGTTGAACCATTGACAAAGATTCACAGGACTAAACATCGTCTAGCCAAAATAAAACCTAAGACAGTAAAAAGATAAATCATTATAAGTCTTTTATGTTGTGGCTATAAAAGTCTTATATATTTCAGTATGCCACATTTGTGAGGTGTTTAATGACAAAGCAAGATCGTGTGATTAATTATTTGCGTAAGGGTAGAACTCTTAGTCAAGACAGTGCATACAGCATGTTTGAGGTAGGAAACCTTCGCGCTACAATCAGTGATGTAAAGCCAACCTTAAAGGCTCATGGACTCACTGTTGTTCGTAGCACTGGTCGTCATGGCGAAACTCGCTATGGTGCTGTTGCATCAAAGAAGAGTCGCCGTAGGACTGTTAGTTCTTAACTTGTTAATTACGGGACTAGGATGCGTTCTAGTCCCGTATTTTTTATAGTGAGATTTGTATATGATTTCAGATATTGATAATTTACTTCATCGAAGAACAGCAGATGGTAAATGGATGCAAGGTTGTGAACATACCACTGTTTTATTAAATCACAAAAAAAGAAATTCATTTATAAAACAGGCAACTATTAATTTAAAAAATACACATGAAACATTTGACACTATAGCATGTTGTGGAACAAGCGGACTATTAGTTGTTCCACAAATAGCAGAGGCTCTAGTTAAAAATATATTAATTATTAGAAAAAAATACGAAAGTAAATATTCCCCATTTTTATACGAAGGGGTTATTCCAGAGAAGTACATTATCGTAGATGATTTAATTTGTAGTGGTAGTACGGTTAAGCATATATTAAAAACAGTAAGAGATGAATCGCCTAACTCAATTTGCGTGGGAGTTTATGTCTTTTTGAAAGATAAATGTTGTTATAGAAACGACAATACACTATGTAAAAGAGACTTAGGAATACAATACCTATGAAAGTAAATACTGATCCTAAATTAGATTTTGATGATGTTTTATTAGTTCCTCACAGAAGTAAAACTGCCTCCAGATCGTCTGTTAATTTACAAAGAAATTATATTTTTTATCATTCATCAAAAGAATGGAAAGGTGTACCTGTTTTTGCAGCAAATATGGATACTACTGGTACAGTCAGTATGTCTAATGCTTTGCAAAAACATAACATGCCTACTTGTCTACATAAACACTATCAAGATCATCAATATGTAGATGTTATTACAAATGATATATACCAATGGTTAAGTATAGGTATAAAAGATAAAGATTATGAAAGAATACAACGATACCAAGATAAAACTAATAGAGTTCCTAATATTTGTATTGATGTGGCTAATGGCTATACGGATGATTTTGTCAATTTCTGCTCAAGAATGAGAAAAGACTTTGGTGATTCTCCAATTATTATGGCAGGTAATGTATGTACTCCAGAAATGGTACAAGAAATCATTCTGCATGGAGGTGTTGATATTGTTAAGGTAGGTATTGGGCCGGGAAGTGCGTGTACTACTAGACTTAAAACAGGTATAGGTTATCCTCAATTATCTACTATTATAGAATGTTCACATGCTGCACATGGATTGAAAAATGGAAAAGGTAAATTAGGACTAATTTGTGCCGATGGTGGTTGTAGAAATCCTGCCGATGTATGTAAAGCATTTGCTGCTGGTGCTGATTTTGTAATGCTTGGAGGTATGCTTGCAGGAACAGAACAATGCGAAGGTACTTGGGAAATGAAATACGGTAAGAAACTATCTTTACAATTTTATGGCATGTCATCTTATGAGGCACAACAAAAATACGGCGGGGTAAAAGACTATAGAGCAAGTGAAGGCAGAATTAAAAACATACCATACAAGGGAGATGTTAATAAAGTTATCGAAGATATTTTAGGTGGACTTAGAAGTTGTTGTGCATATATAGGTGCTACTTGCTTGAAAGATATGAGTAAGTGTGCAGAATTTAATATAGTAAATAGAACACATTTTGATCAGAGTGTATAGAATGGATAAAATACATCCTGCTACATGGATATTATGGGGCTTATTAATGTTAAGCATAGCTACTAATTTTGTTCAACATTCTCAAATCAAAAGACTTGACAAACAACTAGCACCTGTTATAATTAGACAGAACATTGAAGTTTTTACACAACCTTTGGGAGAAAGAATAATATAAAACAATACATATAGTGGAGTTAGCTTCTCTGCTATAGGATGGTGGCTGAAAATGTGGTAGCCAGTATGAGATCACAACAGCACACGAGGCTCAGGAGGACGGGCAAGTGCCATACAGTCTTGAGATAGTGGTTAAAAGTAGGGACATTGACATATCATACCCTGAAACTTTGGAGGTAATAAAATAACTCCTCCCCATCCAAAATATTTTAAACTCATCGCAGAATATCCTCTTATTCATAATAAGTCTGCGGTGGGTTTTTTATTGGGGGCGTACTGGTTTCGACAGGTGAATAGAAGTATAGGTTGCATCGACTGGTTGATCTAAAGGCCAGTTTAAAAATAGATCACATTTTAATTGCCGATACTTCTGTATTAGCACTCGCCGCTTAGGTGAGAGGGGTTGCATAAACCTTTTTACCCAATTATGCTGACTCCGATAATCGGATAGGGTTGTCCTACCTGAACTAAGAAGGTCGATAAGTGTAATCACTTTGACGTTGGAAAGACAAACAGTTTTGTCTGTAGTATTAATAACAACAGACTAACGATGTAGAAGTTTATATGGAATTTATGCTGGACAGGGGTTCAATTCCCCTCGCCTCCACTTAGGATTGAATTATGAAAGAACAAATACTAAAACTAAGATCAGAAGGTTTAACCTACAACCAGATTCAGGATCGACTTGGTTGTTCTAAATCTACAATTTCTTTTCATTGTTCAAAGGGTGGGAAGGCGAGAGTAGCAGCAAGAATCCAAAAAAACAGAAAGAAAGACCCATTAAGAAAAAAGGTTCATGCGTTCACTGAAAGAAAGGTTTATGAAAAAATATACCACTTTAATGGAAACGCAATGAAAGACCCTAAGTTTACAAAAGAAGACCTACTAAATAAAATAGGAAATAACCCTACTTGTGCAATAACCGGAGTTCCTATAGACTTGTCAAAACCAGAAACATATTCTTTGGATCATATGATACCACGATCTAGGGGTGGAGAAAATTCACTAGATAATTGCCAGATAGTAACAAGACAAATAAATATGGCAAAAAGTGACTTAACAACTGAAGAATTTGTGTTATTATGTAAGCGAGTTGTAGAACAGAACATCGCCTCCACTTATGAAAATTAAAGTACTACTATTGTCTCTATATTTGCTTCTAAGCGGAGTACACATACTTCGGCATAATCAGGTACTTAGGTTTTTAATAGATGGTAGACCAAAGCAGATAACATACTTTCATAGTACGTTTATGTTTACGCATATTGAAATAGAAGTTATTGAACCGGAGATAAGAAAAGATTGTGCCGCTTTTAGATGTATGAATCTATATATATTTTGTGAAAACTTTGACATACATCACACTTTTCATTGGAGATATATAAAATTTCTTAAAACATAAGGTGTATATTATAGTGTTGAGCATCACTATAACTTGGAGATACATCTAATGTTCAAAAAAAGTAAAATACATTTGCAAGACAATAGTATGACATATTGGGAACACTTTAGATTTGCTTCGGGTTATGGTGTTTTGTGTTTGTGTTACGGAATATTTCTTATCTTACATTCTTTAATTCCTGCTTACTTTTCTACCGCTGGTTCTGATTTGGTAAATAAATTAAATAAAATTTTTACAGATCAAAATGAATATCTTGCATTAAAAAATAGAGTAGAAGCATTTAAAAAAATAGTATACCAATACCGTTCTAAAGAATGGAATAAATAAAGTTTACTTGACAGACATGACGATATAAGATATACTGTAAGGAACAGGAATCACAGGACACAGGATACTATTATGAACAGCACAGAATATGTTATGTCTATGATCGACGAACTGCGTAACAACAGCGGTACGATTGCCAAACAAGAAATTATAGCCAAGTATTGCAAAGCAGGTAAAGATGAAGATAATGGAGATCAACTTCATGCTAGAAATGTATTGAATCTAGCACACAATGATTATCTTATGTATGGCTTAACAAGTAGCCAAGTTAAAAAGCGATCAGATTTATTCTTTGGAGATTGTGAACCGGGGTATGGTTTATGTCAACTCTTTAATGATTTAACTCTTCGTAGATATACAGGGCATGATGCTATCAGAATAGTTAATGCTTATATCAATAAGAATCCAGAGCAAGAAGAACTTGTCTATTGTATTTTAGATAAAGACCTCAAAACTAAGGTTGGTATAAAACTTATAAATAAAGTTATTCCTGATTTTATACCAGAGTTCAGTGTTGCTCTTGCAGAAAAATATGAACCTAAATTAGTGGAGTGGAAAGATGAGTGGTTTGTTTCAAGGAAACTGGATGGTGTTAGATGTCTTGCTATTGTTGATAATTTTGGTAATACTACCTTCTATTCCCGCACAGGAAAAGAGTTCCTTACTCTTGGTGTGGTCGCTGATGGGATTAGTGATTTGGGGCTTACTGATGTAGTTTTTGATGGAGAACTGTGTTTGATTGACGAACACGGTAATGAAGATTTTCAGAGTATTATGAAACAACTACGCAAGAAAGATCATACTATTAAGAATCCTTCTTATAAAATTTTTGATATGATGACTCAAGATGAGTTTAAGGCAAAGAAAAGTAATGATAATCTTTATCAAAGATATAAAGAACTATTGTTTACTATGGAAGATAATAGGTGTCCCTGCCTATCTGTATTAGAAATGGAGATAGTAAATGATGATGACCATTTCCAACAGTGGGTGTCTAAAGCAGATAACAATGGTTGGGAAGGTGTTATGTTGCGTAAGAATGTAACCTACAAAGGTAAACGTAGTAAAGATTTACTTAAAGTAAAAACTTTCCATGATTCCGAGTATGAGGTAATAGACACTGAAATGGGTATGTTTCCTCTCACATTAGACGGTAAAGAATGTGAAGAAGAAATGCTATCCTGTGTTTATATTAAACACAAAGATAACCTTGTCAAAGTTGGTAGTGGGTTTACTATAGAACAAAGACAAGACTTTTACAAAAACCCTGATGCTATCTTAGGTAAAATTATAACAGTGCAGTATTTTGAAGAGACTAAGAATCAGGAAGGTGGTATTAGTCTCAGGTTTCCAACATTTAAAATACTACATGGAGATATGAGAACTGTATAAAACATTATGAATGAGCCAATATCTATAGATGCTTTTTATGAAAACAACAGTGTTCCAAAAGAGTTTGATGATGAATTTTACGCTCACACGTATGATGTAAAAGATTATTATCAACCATATTGTAAAGACAATGGATTTACTGAAAGACAAAGACTATATCACCATTGGATTACTTTTGGTGAGAATGAACTCAAAAAACCATACGAAAACCATGAAGATGTAAAAGAATACGATCCAAAGATTTTGTTTGAGGATATATCTCTTGTAGTTGCTTGTAAAGACAGAGAGAATATGTTGAGTGTAAGTTTAAGGTCTTGGATTTTACACCCACAGATTAAAGAGATTATAATTGTAGATTGGTCATCCGAAAAAAGTTTAAAACATCTTGAAAATGTTGATGCCAGAATTAAAGTTATCAGGATAGAAGGTGAAAAGTTTTATAATGCCAGCAAGCCTATTAATATCGCTATAAAAGCTGCCAAACATGAAAAAATATTAAAGATGGATGTGGATTACATACTTAACCCCTATGTTCCATTACAAAGTTTAATTGATATATCACCGGGACAGTTTGTTGCGGGTAATTGGAATCAGTGTTATCTTGATAATGAACTGGGTTTTATTAAAAATCTCAATGGAATTATATGTTGCCATAAAAAGTTTTTTATAGATGTTGGATTATATAATGAAGACATTGACAATTATGGTAGAGAAGATTGTGAAATGTTTGAAAAGCTAGAAAACCTTGGTCTTACTAGAAAAAATATTTATTTTGAACCTAATTGTGTTCCAGTATATCATAATCCCCATAGTCATCGTGTTAGGGGGTACAACAGAAAAGATAATCATACACACAAAACTTTGAACTATATGAATAAAAAATATGGTCAATCAACTTTTGAATTAGTTATTAATCTTTACAAAGACCCACTACCAGAAAGAACAAAAGAGATTCTTGACTGCCTAAAACTAAACCTACAAAACAAATACATAGCTAAGGTTCATATCTTTTTAGAAAACTATGAAGACTTTCCAGAATTTTATGAATTAAAAAAAGATTATGAAGAAAAAATAATTGTAAACAATACCATTTGCAGAATGTCCTTTAAAAAAATATTTGCTTATACAAATAAAAACATTGTTAATACACAGTGTATTGTAGCAAACAATGATATTCTTTTTAATGATGACTTATCAAAGATAAGAGGACTTAGACCTAGAGATATGATTGCTCTTACAAGACATGAAGATGATGGAAAGCTACTGCAAGATAGACATAGAGATGCTTTTTGTTCTCAAGATGCTTGGATATTTAGATCACCTATGGTTGATGATTTTGAATTATTACCAGATGATATTATCATAGGTACTTTTTATTGTGATGTGATTTTAGATTATTGTATTTATAAATCTAAGCAATATCAGGCTTGGAATCCTTGTAATGATATAATTATAAAACATTGCCATAAAACTACTGAACGATGTTCTGATATTACAAGTAAAGAAGAGGCTATTGTTATTCATACTTACTATGTTGAAAAGTTTGGCTCACACGATTGGTATCGTCATTTATCAGCTACTACTATAGAAGACTATTGGAATGGTGTAAACTTTAATAAATTCATTAGTGACCATCAATTCGACTTAAACAATTATTAATAATGATTATTAATACTGAACATAAAATCCTATATATTTCTAACGCCAAATGCGCTAGTAGTACAATTAGAAAACATTTCTATAAAATAAAAGATAAAGAACTCATCGATAGTATACAAAAACAAAACAGAAACAATCCACACGTAACATACAAGGATGTGTCAAAATATGTTTTGACTGAACATAATATTGATATTAGTACTTTTTTTCTTTTTTCAACTATTAGAAACCCTTGGGAGAGAATAGTAAGTTTGTATCATTACGCCAAACCAGACAAGAACGGAATGGCTTTTTGGGATTATAAATATGGGGGAAAGCGTGAAGAAGGAACTTCTTGCACTTTTACAGAATGGCTTTTTAAATTTGATAAAGCCAACCGCAACAACCTATTTAAATATGCTTGTAGAAATATTGAAGAGATGTTTGGAGAAGATTATAGTAAATTTAAATTATATAAAACTGAAGAACTAGATGTAAATAAAATTATGGACGATATAAATGATTCTATTCTTGAAACTAAAGTAGGTAGGGCAGAATTTAAAATTATAGACCCTGATGGTTGGAAGGAAAAAGAAAAGGTAGAAAGCAAAAATTATAGAGAATACTATAACAAGGAAACCAGAGATATGATAGCTGATTACTACAAGTTAGATATAGAGGTAGGAAAGTATAAATTTTGATAATATGTCACTCCCATAAATTTATATATGTTAAAGGGTACAAAACAGCATCTACATCTGTAGAAATATTTTTTGAAAGATTTTGCAAAGATTCAGATATTGTAGGATACAGAGGCCCAAACCCGATACCGGATAATTGTGATTGGTGGAACCACATGAGTCCATTGGAAATTAAAACAAAGCTAAATAATGATGAAGTTTGGAATCAATATTTTAAATTTGGTTGTGTAAGAAATCCTTGGGACAGAAAACTGTCTAGTTATTTTTTTTGTAAAACTCAAAAACAATTAGACACACCAAGCACGTTTGAACAATACTGTATGTATTCAAATGAAAAACATTTTAGCTTTAGAACTTTGCATGATTTTTATAATTTAGAAATGGATTATTACATACGATTTGAGAAACTACATGAAGACGTAAAAAATGTGTGCAATATTCTTGATCTGCCTTGTGACCTTTCGCAATTACCACATAAAAAGAAAACAAATCATAGACATTACACAGAGTACTACACAGATGAAATGCGTGACAAGATAGCTGAAGATTATAGAGAAGACATAGACTTTTTTAATTATACGTTTGGTGACTGATGTTAGTTTCACATAATCATAAATTTTTTACAATAGATATACCTAAAACTGGTACTAGAACTTTTAGAGCATGTCTAGCAACAAAGGCACAGCACAGGGATGGTTTCCGTGAATGTGAAGAATTAAGTTTTGCAGGAAAATATAATTCCTGTAAGTATAAACAACACTCAAACCTGACTGCTGCTATATACGACTTGAAAATTGATGGTTATGATCCAGATACATATTTTAGTTTTTCTTTTGTTAGAAACCCTTGGGCTAGATTAGTTTCGCTTATGCTCTATCACAACAGGCATTTCAAAAAAAACCAATCCTTGGAATTTTATATTGACAATCAACCACCTCAATTTTACTGGTTGTACTCGAAAGATTACAAGAAGACTGTAGATTACATAGCTAAATTTGAAAATTATAAAGAAGAATTATTAAAATTTTTTGATAGGTTTAATATAAATTTAGATTCAAATAAAATCCCACATCTAAATGAAAATAAAAAGTATGACTACAAAGATTATTATACTAAAGAGTTGATAGATAAGGTTTACGAAAAAGATTATAAAGCCATAGAATTAATGGGATATACTTATGATGGATGAAGGATACCTAGTTATAGAAAACTTCTTATCTAAAGAAGAACATCAAGAATTATTACATACTTGTGATGGCTTATATAATCAAGCACAGAAGAACAAGAATAATAAACATTACGAATGGGATGAGCGTGGACAATTAAACAAAATAAATTATGCCTGTACAAACAATGAAGCCTTTAGAAACTTGGCTAACAATGCTACTCTAGTTGCTCACGCAAAGAATATAATACAAACAAGTGATACTCTTGATTGTTACATAAGTAAATTTTTCCCAATGCAACCTAAAACTGGTACATCAACATTTATGCACCAAGACAATTATTATTTTAACGGTGACAATAAAAAAATATTAAGTTGTGCTGTATATCTAACAGACACCAATAAAGAGAACGGTTGTTTGAGATTAGTAAAGAACTCTCATACACAGGGTATATTCCCACATGAAATTACAAGTAAGATAAATAAGTATGTAAAATGGATTGACAATTCTCATCTTAGAAAATATGATATATTAGACTTAGAACTAAAAGCACCTTATGCAGTACTGTTTGACATAAATTTAGTACATGGGTGCTATGAAAATACTTCCGACGATTTTAGATATAGTTTGGCGTGGGAGTACATTGAATCCTATAATAATGATGTTAGAGAATGTGATAGAGTGAGGTTACACTAATGACAGATGATCCTACTTCTATAAAAAGTATGAGATTTTTTCCAGATTGGGATAAAAATAACGGAAATCAAATATCTGGATTGATACAAATGATGTGTGATATCAATACGCTGAAAGATAGTGATAAAATAGAATGTGTTGAAATTGGTTCTCATAGGGGTGAGTCAGCTTTAATTATATCTGCTTTTCCGTTTGTTAATATATTACACTGTGTTGACCCTTTTGAGAACGAGGATATACAACAAAGATTAAGATATAGTAGAGCAAAAATATGGTTTGAGGCATCTGAACAATATGCTAAGATAATACAAGACAATAGCATAGATATGGTTTATATAGATGCGGACCATGATTATGATACAGTAAAAAGAGATTTGGAAACTTGGCCTAAAAAAATTAAATCAGGAGGATTTATTTGCGGACATGATTACAACAGTAATGCTTGGCCCGGAGTGGTGCAAGCAGTGGATGAATTTGCAGATTTAAGAAATTTACTAATCAAAACTTACAGAGATAGCAGTTACATGATGCAACAACCGTAGAAAATATTTTAAAGATTGCACCTTGACAAGACGATACCAATAGTATAGAATTGAATGTATCACAGGACTTGAAACTTTTGGAGACTATCATGGTTATTGCAACAGAAACTAAAACAGAAAAGAATACGACATATTGCAGAAGTAAGGCTGATGAATTTTTTAAAGAATTTCCTAGAGATAAGATTAAAGCATATAAGGAGTACTGGGAGAGTGTACGACCACAGAATCACGGCGATATTTTTAGGCGTTATTTGTTTGCTTATTGTTCTGTTCATACAAGTTGGCAGGGGAATTGCCGTGGCTACAATGCCATTAAGAACTACGAAGAATGGATTGACGACCAAGAAACGCTCTTAGACAAACTGAAACATTCTGGTGTTGGTCTTTATAACAACAGGACAAAGTATATTTGGAATTTCAGTGAACAGTTTTGGAAAAATCCTAAAGATTTCTATCTTACTACTAAAAAATACCATGTCAAAAAACGTGATGCTATTGTAGATAAGATTATTGGATTGGGTATGGCTAAGGTTAGTTTTGCTTTAGAAATGATTCATCCTAATGAAGCAAGAGTTTTATGTGGAGATGTTCATCAGCTTCGCCTTTACAACATGGAACATCTAAGCTATAATAAGAGCAAAGTAGGTACAGAAAAATACAAAAAAATGGAACAGCATTGGAGTGTAAATTGTGGTAAGAATAAAATACCATCATATATTGCCAGATGTGTATATTGGGATGACTTGCAAGACAAGCAAGACTCTCGTTACTGGTCTTATGTACTAGAAAGTTAAAAAGATGGATCATACTTTACTAGATGTTTTAAGTGTATGGTGGATCGTAGTTGTTGTAGATTTAAGTGTAGTTTGTTTTTTTGTTAATCTAGCAAAAGACAGAAAATAAACAATAATCTATGGGGGTGTATATATGTTTAGCTTATATGAATATTATTTACTAATAGGAATACCTCCAAATGAAATTATTCAAATTATTAATTCTACTACTGTTAAGTTGTAGTACAGCATACGCCAAAGACCTTCTTGTTATAGGCGCAGATTGGTGTCCATACTGTGTTAAGCAAAAACAGTATATGAAAGATAATCCAGATATTATTAAGAATTTTGATTTAGAATACATTGATATTGACGAGCATCCTGAATTAGTAAATAAGTTACATATAAAAGTTTATCCTACTTCATTTATCTTTGACAACGATAAAAAGATTGGTGAATTGCGTGGTTTTACCCCTTATAACTTTACGGAGTGGTTAAAAAAATATGAGTAACTTATTGAAAAATAAAAAAGACGGTATGATTTTTGGTGTTTGTGCTGGTCTATCTGATTACACAGGCATTGATGTTACTATTATTAGACTACTAACTGTTTTTGGTGCTATTGCCTCTGGTAGTATTATCTTTTGGGTATACTTACTATTAGGTATATTGTTGCCAAAAAAAGAAGATTAAAGTAGCTAACTCGTTACTACAAAAGGACTTACGTTATTTAGAAAGTACTATTTAACGTAAGTCTTTATCTGACAAGGACTTACGAGTTTTTTAAAAAAAGTAAAGATAGTGGTTGACAAAGACGATACTATAGGATAGAATACAAGCAGTATTACTTACTCTAATTGGAAAGGAAATAAAATGAGTAAAAAAACTTGTGGCAGATGTAACGATCAGATGTTTTTAATGGCAGTCCATGCCTGCAAAACATTCCCAGAACTTGCTAGAATGGTTGGTCAAACTGTAAGTTCTACAAAGACCCGTTATAAAAAGATGAAGGACACTCTGCGCTCTAAGGGTGTTGAAATACCTACTCTTCAAAACCAAAGTGATTCTACTAATATTGATGAATTAGTAGCACTCTCAAAAAAATTACAAGAGATTTCATAGAGGTTTTGGGAGTGTAGTCCAAAGGCAGAGACAAAGGACTTAAAATCCTTCCAGTGCGGGTTCGACTCCCGCCACTCCTATTATTTGTAATATTAATTTAATCAAAGGAATAAATTATGAGTGATTGGCAAGATATAACAGACATGATAAGATCAGGAGATTGGGTTGCTGAAGATGATGATGAATTTTTAATACAACAAAATCATCTATATGGTACTCCACTAGATAAAGAAGAATACGAACACGAAAAAAATTTCGCTACCATAGAATTATCTAGAGAACAATGGAAATTTGTAGCTGGTGTTATTGATACCTATATGGAAATAGTACATTGTGTTGCTATGTTCCGAGGCCATATAAAGTGTAAAAGAAAAACTAAAGAAAGTTTTCTTGAACTATACAAAGAAAGATTAGACCAAATAGGCTTCTTTGCAAAAGATAAAGATGCAAGAAAATATAACGATAAAATGATGGAAGAGATTTTTGATAAGTTGTGGGATGCAGCTTATGATAATATGTTTTAATGTTTTACCTTAACTAGAAAGATAGATGATGAATAGTAAGAGTTACTTTATTGTAGCGGCGTTTGCCAGTTTTGTACTAAGTGTTTCTCTTTGGTTTTTAGGAGATCAATCAACTGCCAAGGAACAGGCTATTTTTGTTGGTCTATGGGTTCCTAGCATCCTTTCGCTAGGGGGATATTTTAATAATGGATAATTTCGCACTATTCGTGTGCGGTATTGTGGTTACGCTCATCGCAGGGATGGGCGTAATCACTTCTCAAGTTTTTCTAGGATATTACGACTATCTACAAAAAGAAAGACTGAGACAATTACACAAAGCACAAAAACAATTACAGGAGCAAGAAAATGCAGCGGTCAAACAGACTGTGTAATGCTTTTACATTAAATACTAATAAACAATCTGTTATTAATGCTTTTGAAATTATCACTTGTAGAGAAATGAATGACTACGATGGTGGTACTATTATACAAGAATTAAAAACAGCAGAAGATTTTTTAGATACTGATGAGTTTGGTTTAGATGATCCATTTTACAGAGTATTTGCTGTATATAAAAAAGATTATTTTAGATCCAGAAAAGCCATAGCTGATTTTTATGATATACATGAAGCAACACAATTTATTAGAGAATTAACGGGCAATCCTGTACATATTTATTCTTATTAACTTAACACAATACTAACAGTCTATGACCTTGTATTTTTTGCCGGTATGGGTATAATAGGTAATCAAGGCTAATTGTAGTCTCTCGCCAAACTTCCCCATATAAGAGGAATTTATAATGAAAAATCGCAAAGGTTTTACTCTCATCGAATTACTGGTAGTTATTGCAATTATCGGCGTTTTAGTAGGTTTATTACTACCTGCTGTACAATCTGCTAGAGAAGCAGCAAGACGAGCATCTTGTTCTAATAATTTAAAACAACAAGGTTTGGCTATGCACATGAGTTTAGATCAAAAAAGATATTTTCCTGCTGCCGCATGGACTGTTGAAGCTAAAGACCTATCTGAAACTCCTAGTTCTCTCGGCAATCCTTCACGAACAGAACATAGCTGGAGAGCATTTGTTTTGGCAAATTTAGAACAGGGTAACGTAGCAAACATTTATGACTTCAATAAACATTGGTGGCAAAATACTGCCGCTATTGTTACAGAAGCATCTGTATTTAAATGTCCAACTGCCCTTCCTCCTGTGGGTGGGTATGTCAGTATTGATGGGCCTAGTAGAGATAGCGACAGTGCTGCACCAAGTTTAGACCCTAATCTTCTTGGTTATACAGACTATGAGGTGTTCACTGGGGTAAAAGATAAAATCTTTCCTGCTGGTAGCGATCCTTATGCAAGTAAAACTAATGATGATGGTTGTTTAATTAAAGATAAAGTAACTAAAGAGCAAGAAATTGTTGATGGTTTTTCTAACACTCTTATGATTGTAGAGTGTGCAAGCAGACCTGATACTTATAAAGCTAGTAATGGTAAAAGTGCTACAGGGAATACTAACCAGTGTATTAGTTGGGCAGATTCATTGGGGCCATTTAAATTACATGGTGTTGATTCTAATGGTGATAAATGTAAGAATTGTGCTGGCAATGTGCCATTTAATGTTATTAATGACGGTGAAGCATATAGTATGCACCCCGGCGTAATGAACTGCGTATATTCAGACGGTTCTACTAGAACTATTAATGATAACGTAGATTTAAGAGCATTTGCTGCTGCAATTACTCGTAATGGTAGAGAAACACAGACTATTGACTAAAGATAAAAGTTTTTGGATTATTTTTGGGTTGCTATTTTTATATCTAGTGATGCTTCTCTCCGTTCCAAGGGGAGAAGTATCCGATATGGAAAAGGTGAGACAGTGGAAACCTAGAGATTTTTATTTAGTATACAAAATGTGGACTGATGAAGAATACAGGAATGTAAATGACCAACCATCAACTAAAGATTAGAGCGATACATAAATCTGGTAGTAGTTTACAGAGTACAATATACGATTATATTAACCATTTATGTAATCATAATGTTATAGATTTTGACAGAGTGTTTTCCGAAGCAAACCACCAAGAATGGTTTCAGTCTACTAAAGATTCTGATATTATCGTATTGAGACATCCTATAAATAGAATAATTTCTAGATATTATTCTGTTGGATGGACACACTGTACTGATAATTTTAACGATGAATCATGGAAACGTAGAAAAGAAATTAGAGAATCAAGTTTGTCAGAATATGTTATTAGTGGCAAATTACTACAGAGACAAAGAAATGTGTATGAAAAAATATTAAGCATAAGTAATGTTTGTTTTCTGAAATACGAAGACATAATGGATAAACCTAAAAGATATATGTCTTTAATTCTTAATAAAATTGATAGGATAGATTTATTAGATAAAGTGTATAATAATTTTAAGAATGAATTTGTTTTTCATGGTAAAGATCGAAGTGACGATATTGTTAATAACGGCTTAATCAGTCATGTAAGAAACCTAGATCATAAAGAATATTTAAATAAATTTAATGAGTGCGAGATATTTTTTATAAATAGGATAATGGGTGATTTACTAGAGAGATACGATAATTTGTCAAGCATATAGGAATGTAAATGGTAAATAATGAATTATTGGATAGATATTGATTGGTGCAGTATTTGGTGTATAAAATTAATACACTGATATTTTTATCTGGAGGTATTAATGTGGCAGATAACGAATTAGAAAAAGTCCTAATAGAAATAGATAAACATCATAAGTCTTTAGAAACTAAATATAATGTATTAGTTAAAAGGACAAATAGCATGATTAAAAGTTTATCAATTATAGATGACAAACTAGATTTTTTACTTGATAAAATGTCTATGTTTGAGTTTATAGAAGAAGCTGGTGAAGAAGATGAAGAGGAATTTGATCCTTATCATGTCGAGCCAGAAGATTACGAAGATGATTCAGAAAATCCCGAATCAGATTAATGCTTGACACAGCAAACAGACGATGATATAATTAGAATATCACAGGACAGGAAACTTTTTTTTGGAGACTACAAATGAAACTTGCAGATCGTACAGTTGAAATTCATTCTAATGGTGTTGACAGCAATAACCAGTTTAGTATTGCTCAAACAAGTAAAATGTTTAAGATTTTATCAGACTCCTTGTATTCTGATAAAGTGATGGCAGTTATTCGTGAACTGTCCACTAATGCTAACGATGCTCATATTGCGGCAGGGAATCGGAATCCCTTTAAGGTTGTTCTACCTACGCAAGCTAATCCCAATTTTACGGTGAGAGATTATGGTACGGGACTTTCTCAGGAAGACATGGAAGAACTTTATACGACTTACGGGGCTAGTAATAAGAATGACAGTAACGATTTTACTGGTTGTCTTGGTCTTGGTTCTAAGAGTCCATTTGCTTACACTAAGAGTTTTAGTACAACTAGTTACTACAATGGGCAAGCATACAACTACATAGCGGCTATGGACGAGAATGGTGTGCCTAGTCTAAGTCTATTCGGAATCAGTCATACCGATGAGCCTAATGGTCTTGAGATTAGTTTTGCAGTAAAGCAAAGCGACTTCCAAGAGTTTACTAATAAGTCTAAAAGAATCTTTCATTACTTTAAGACTAAACCGATGATGGAAGGTGGTACTTGCAGACTTCTTCATAATCATGCTTATTCTCATACTAATACAATTATAGAAGGAACAAACTGGCGTGTTGGTAGAATCTCTGATAATGATGACAAATATCCTAGCACATATAATAGTCCCGGTGCTGGTATTGTGGCTATCATGGGTAATATTGCGTACCCAGTAGATTCCGATAAAATTATCGGCAAAGAAGAACAAGAGCAAAAGAGTGATGCTATCCAAAGATGGAACAGAGCATTTAAGAAAGCAGACGTAGATAACTGGACTAATCTAGTCAAAGAGATTCTAAATTCTGGTATGTATCTTGAAATTACCTGCGATATTGGTGAACTAGAGATGGATGTTAGTAGAGAAGGTCTACAGTATACTAAGGGTGTTATTAAAACTCTTAGAGAAAAGACTCAAGATATTTATCTACAACTCAAGAGCAATATGTCAACCAAGGTTGAAGAGTGTACTAATCTTGTAGATGCTTACCAGACATATTATAAGCTGGCTGATATTGCTGGTGGATATACTGCTGGTGCAGAGTGGGTTGATCCAGAAGGCAAAAAGCATGATTTGTCTGCTGGTGAAGATTTAGATTATAAATTAGGTAAGCACAAACAGTTGTATGTTATTAATTATCGTACTGCTAGTCATCGTTCTAAGAGAATGCTATATCTAACAGATAAAATCCATCACGAAAGTCTACAGGGTAGATCGTCTAATTATTGGGATAATAAGCGTAAGAGTAATCCTCTAGCCTTCTTTGTCTGCGATACTAGAAGTCCTGAGACTGCCAAGAAGATTGCGATTAGATATTGTAATCAAAATGATTGTATGGCATATCTTATGGTAGACACTCAAAATCCAGCAGAAGATTCTGGTGAGGGTTTCGCTAAACTTATCAAAGATATTGGTGGCGAAGAAAACGTCAAGAATATCTCTGAGTATCGTAGTCTGCTACAATCTAGTACCAAGGGAAGAACTGGTACTGGTGCTGGTATGATCAGTAAGGACGAAATCTTTCTACTAAAAAGTTCTAAAGATTACCAGCCAGATGAGTGTTCTAGTCTTGGTGGTAATAATCTTAATGACTCTAACATGCTTAGTGAATTAAGTGATAGTCTGATAGGAGGATTAGAAGATGCTGAACAAGTAATCTATGTTCCTATTACTAGATATAAGTCTATTAGCCCTTATCCTGATTTACATAAGATTTATAATCTAGCAGGTAAAGATAACGTCTTAGGTGCTTTACTATTCAAGCGATATAATATCTATGCTATCAAGCAAAGTTCAGTATCTAAACTAGAAAAGCAAGGCATCAATCTAGTTTCCTTTAACAAATGGTTTAAGGGCAAGGCTGCAAAAATCTCTAAGAAATTAAGAGAAGAAGTAGGTAAGTATGATGCAGTCATAAACTATTGTGACAAAGAGTATTCTACTTCAGATTTTAAGAAGACAAGAAGTTGGAGTAGTCAGCCTGAGCGTTCAGATAGAGTTGTCATGGCTAATCTTTTAAATATCTATGGTCTTGACTACAAAGACTATATTAAAAACGAGACAGTCACTAAGGCTATTGATGAGTGGCTACTCATGTACTACTTTGCTCAGGTTGCAAATAGTGAATACTTTAATCTCAGAGTATTTAGTAGACAAAGACTTGAACAGCATGTAAATAATATAGCAAGTGAATACAACATCGTAGAAGATGCAAAGGATATTCACACTAAGATTCTTAAATTAGATAATATGCTTTTTGAATTTAAGAAACTATATGGTTATGAAGAATTGCCATCTGGTAAGAAATCACATAGTCAGGCGATCATCAAGACCCTGCCTAAAATGGATATTCTTAGAAAAATTCTTAAAGGTACTATTGACAAGTCACCGATACTAAAGTATATTGTTAGTAGTAACGACGAGTTGGATATTGAGAAGATCAAGGACAGTGATCCTACAAATATTCACAACAATGGTTACTATGGTCGAGACAAATGGTTTGACAATGTTGAACTCAGCGAACTGAGAACAGCAATAGGAAATTTGGTTTAAGGTTTTTATCACAGGAGTTTAATTATGAGTGTTCCTTTTATGTGGGTTGATGGTAACTTGACGGTGATCTTAAAAAATAAGTCTCACCAAGTAATTCCAGATCATACTAATTACAAGTTGATTCTGGAGGCACTACCAACAGCAACAGAAGATGAGTTGCTAGAATTGGTAGACATTGAAAAAGCGGTTGCTACTTTTAGCCAAGGACAGGTATCAATCGTAAATGGCAAGGTAATGTTTGAGGGTGAAGAAGTTCATGGCAGCATCAGTAAGCGTATCCTAGAATTTATGAGCAAAGGTTTGCCTTTCGAGCCTCTTGTAAAGTTCTTGGAAAATCTTATGCAAAATCCAAGTATGCAGAGTCAGCAAGAACTGTATGACTTCTTGGAGCATGAAAATCTACCTATCACTGAAGACGGATGCTTCCTTGCATATAAAGCAGTCAATAGTAATTTTAAGGATAAGTGGAGAGGTACATTTGACAATAGTGTTGGCAAGGTCTGCGAAATGCGTAGAGCAAAGGTAGACGATAACCGTAAGGTTGGATGTTCACAAGGTCTTCATGCAGGTGCGTTGAACTATGTCGCTACTTATGGTAGTATTGATGCTGGTGATAATATCGTGATTGTTAAAATCAATCCTGAAGATGTTGTTAGTGTTCCTAGCGATTGTAATTGTGAGAAACTTCGTACTTGTAAATATGAAGTAGTCGGTCTGTATCAGGGTGAATTGCCAAAGCCTCTTTATAAGGCTGAATTTGAAGCAGACTCCTATGTTGATAATGAAGAATACTCTACAGTTTACGATGAGTATGATGAAGATTATTGGGATCAATTTGAAGAAGATGATGATGATGAGTTTTAGTTTCCTGTGATAGTAGGTGGGCAATTAGGGCTATGGCGGTTCGATCCCGCCACACCTCTTTTCTGTGTTGACATTTCTGAATTGTGGGGTATAATAGAGAATAGGTACTACACCTTTCTTAGACAGGAGCCTTCTTATGTATGATAAAGAAGAACCAGAACATAACGAATATGATGATGATTATTACAATTATTACCCAGAAACAAACCAAGAACCAATAGAGTTTCAATTTGATTGGGAAACTTGGGAATTATGGCTGGAAGACGCTATTAAAGATATAGTACAAGAACAAGACAATGTATGGACAGTGGGAGCAAATACAAACCCAGAACCTATAGAACTACCAGAAGGTATGGCAAGTCAACCTTTATGGAAAAAAGAGTACTTTACTGATAATAAACTTGCACAGAGATATATAAACTATTTACAAAGTCACTCTAAATACATATTAAAAGAACCACGTTACTACAGAGGTTTGTTTGATAACTTAAATTAAGGATATAAAAATGAGCAAAGATTCAGAATGGTTAGAAATAGATGACCTTGATAAGTTTACAAACTATCTTAGAACTATGGTTTATATTAACTTTAACGGCTCAGTACTTAAACACATAGACGAAGAAGATACTGAAGAGGAACCTGAATTTTTACTTGATTGCGATATTAGCGATTTAACAGATGAAGAAAAAGAAGAATTAAACAATTTATTAGCCCTTTCGGAATGTGTGACTATAGTTAAAGATACCGCTAAAAGATTAAGACACAAAAAGACTAAAGAAAAAGTATATTTAATAAGTATTGATGGTGTGGGTCATATTATTGAAAATATTCAAAGAAGATTTATTAGTAATATGATTTCAATTTTGGTTAAAAAAGGCTATCTAGATTCTGCTTTTGATGAAGATAGAAACGATTTTATTTTTTGGACAAAAAACTTTAAGGAAGATTAAGATGCAAAGTTTCAGACCTAGTTCTTTTGATGATGTAATTGGTCAGGAAGAAGTAATTAAAAGATTAAAAATATCTACCTTTGCTTCTAAACAACAAAACAAGCCATTATCCCATGTGTTGCTAGACGGGCCTCCCGGTTTAGGTAAAACTACAATAGCAGCAGCAATCGCTGAAGAACTAGGTAGTGAATTAATTACTGCCAATGCAGCAGCAATTCGTAGTGTTGGAAATGTCATGAAGTATTTATATAACGTGACAAGAGATTGTGTTTTGTTTATTGATGAAATACATAATCTTCCTAAGTTAGTAGAAGAATTTCTATATCCAGTCATGGAAAACTTTACTGCTAATATTGCTGTTGACTCAGAGCCAGAAGAAATTGAAATACCTCCATTTACTTTAGTTGGCGCTACAACTAGTGGTGGTACTTTAACTCAACCTTTCTATGATAGATTTACAATCAAGGAACATCTAACTTTTTATACTGAAGATGAACTAGCTAAACTAGCAAGATTGAATGCACAAAGATCAGGATTGTCTATGAACGATGATACTGCATATCAAATTGCCGTAAGAAGCAAAGGTACTCCTCGTATTTTAAATGCTAGACTAGAGTGGTATCAAAATTATAAATTGTACTTTAAAGATGATTCTGTAAGCGTAGAAGAAGTTTTTGCAGAACAAGGGATAGACTCCTCGGGATTAGATGAAAATGATAGAAAATATATGGAAGTTCTTAAAGATAGTAGAGGTACTGCTTTAGGAATAAAAAACATTTCTAGCATGACAGGTATCGCTATGGATACTATAGAAAACAGTATTGAGCCATATCTTGTCAGGATGGGATATGTTAGAAGAACCAGCAAAGGCCGTATATTAGGAAAGTATTGATTTTCGGTGTATTAATATTATTATGACATTTTCTATTTTTAATTTTATTCCTGTTAGATGCGCTAGGCGTTCTTCTAGTTGGTCAAAAGTTAGAAAAGAACACCTTAAAAAACAACCTTGCTGTGTAGCATGTGGGAAAACAGACAAATTGGAAGTCCACCACATACTACCAGTTCATAAATATCCAGAACTAGAATTACAGCCTGACAATTTAATTACATTATGTGCTGATCCTTGTCATATAATGTTTGGACATTTAAAATATTGGAAAAGCTGGAATGTTGATGTTGTTCAGGATTGCGATATTTATTATAAGAAATTAAAGGCAAGACCATGAAAACCTTACTTTTAATATTATGTTTAACTTCATCTGCATTAGCAGGTAGTATGAGACATGATGTTTCTGAATCAAAATATTTAGACTTTGGTAAAAAATTTTATTGCGTTAAGCAATTAGTTACCACAACTAAAGAAAAAGATGGTACAGTATATGGTTTTGCTTCTTGCGTTATTCTAAATAAACATTGGATAATAACTGCCGGACACATACCAGAAGGCAGACAGGTTGATAGCATTAAGGTTCTACATAATGGTAATGCTTATTTTATTGATAAATTTATCATTCACAAAGATTTTGATATGAAAGAACATAAATGCGATATTGCTTTAGGTTTTTGCAAGCAAGGATTTGGAGATGATATTACAGAACCTAAATTATACAAACAAAAAATAAAAATAGGAGATACCTGTTCAATGGCTGGGTTTGGTTTTTTTGGAAGTATGTTAACTGGTATTCAAAGTAAAGATAAAATATTAGATGATAAAATAAGAGGTGGTTCTAATATTATTTCAGATAGACGTAACGATTGTGTACTAGTCACAGGGTCTAAAGACCACACAAAAACCAGCCTAGAGTGGCTACCTAACACTGGAGACAGTGGTGGTGGTTTATTTGTTAAAGGTGCTTTAGCTGGTATAACCTCTTGCATTATAGGCATGGATGGCAAAGCAGATTCTAGTTATGGAGATAAAGGTTCTTTTACAGAAATATACCCTTATTTAGAATGGATACAAAAGCATGTTGTCAAGACAGAAATGTAAACTACTACCATTTATTCGTCAAAATATCTATGGTTTAAATTATAATAATCAACAAGTAATTCCTTGGTCTATATCTAAATTTAATGTTCAGGAAGAATGGTCAAAGTCACAGGGAGAAGGAGTCGTAGTTGCTGTTATAGATACTGGTTGTGATTTGGATCATCCAGATTTGCAAGAAAGTTTGGTAGATGGTTATAATTTTTGCGAAAGAAACAAAGCCCCTGTAGATCGTAATGGTCATGGTTCTCATGTTGCGGGTACGATTGCTGCTCGTAATAATAAAAAGGGAATAGTAGGAGTGGCTCCTAAATGTAAAATTATGCCTTTAAAAAGTTTGGGGGATAATGGATCAGGAAATATAAAAGATATTGGAGAAGCAATTTTGTATGCTGCTGACAATGGTGCTGATATTATAACGATGTCTCTGGGAACCCCTGTTGGTTCTCTTGTATTAAGACAATGTATAAATTATGCAGTAGATAAAGGTTGTGCTTTGTTTTGTGCTGCCGGTAATAGTGGACAAAGTAAAGAACTGTCTTATCCAGCAAAATATACAGATACTATTTCTATTGGTTCTATTAGTAATAACTTTAAAATTTCTAGATTTAGTTGCAGTAATGGAAGTGAACTAGACTTTTTAGCACCGGGAGAAGATGTTATTAGTTGTGTTCCCGATAATAGCTATGCAAATATGACAGGAACTAGCATGGCGAATCCATTTGCGGCAGGGTGTGCTGCATTGTTACTAGCTTATAAGAAAAGAAAATTAACTAAATATGATTATATTGAGCATTTTTCCAAATATAGTTTAAAACCAGAACATATTTTTAAAACATATCAGTCTAGAGGTATTATTACACCCATACTTTCTTGACACGCTTCCTAATTGTGTTATAATCATAGTAGAGGTTTAAAATTCAATGGGTAATCACTTAAAAAATAAAAAGAAAAAAAAGCAACAATATAATATTGATTTTGATACTGAAAAGAAAAAGAATCAAAATTTTAAACAAAGGAAAAGACATATTCAGGAAGAGGAATTAGACAATGAGTATATCTACTACTCAAAAAATCAAAAATTTCATTAGAGCATTATACCATCATATCAAAACAGGAATGAAAAAGAGTTCTCAAAAACTCATTAATCATAGATACAGTATATGTACAGGATGTCAATATTTCAGTTTTGTCTCTGATACTAAAGACAGGCCCGAAATAAAAGCGACTTGTGATCGCTGTGGTTGTGGATTGTCAGATAAGAAAATTTTTATGAATAAATTAGCTTGGAAGGATCAAAAATGTCCAATAAAAAAATGGTAATGCAGTCTTTACTGCCGTATTCTGTTTCTGAAGAATATATATTAAATAATATTAGAAATATAGCTGCTGACATCACTAAAGAGTGTGATATTATTGTGCCAGTATGTTGTAATGTTTCTAAAATTAAAACAGTAGGATTGTTAAGAGATGCTAGTGAAATATTTCCTTCGTTAAGAGCATTAGAATATGAAGGTAAGAAAAAACTAGGTCAAAGTAGTTTGATTAAAGCTGGTAGTTTTAAAAATAATAATATTTATTTCTGTAAAATGTTTACAGCTAAACACCAAAGACATAGAAGACATATAAACTATGCCCATCTAGTTAAATGTATGTTAGATATTAGAAATATCTCTATAAACTTAAAGAAAAAAGTTGATAAAGATGTTCAAATTCATTGCAGTAAACAAGATATAGGTGTCGATAGTCTGTTTGGAGGTAAGTGGTCTACAATATCTGATTTGATCAAAGATTGTTGGCAAGGTATGGAGGTGACTATTTATGCGTAGTGATTATTATATTTTTTTACTATTTATTATGGTAGTTAGCTTTATCGGTGGTTATACCCGTGACTAATAGACTTAAAGGACAGCGTGTATATTTAGCTGGCGCTATGGATAGAGTCCCAGATAGAGGAATGGGATGGAGAGAACATATTACTCCTGTTTTAAAAACATTAGAGATTAATGTGTTTGATCCCATTAAAAAACCAGGGGCTATAGGTTTAGAAAATGAAGAAACACATAAAGTCAAGCAAACCTTAAAACTCGCTAAAAAATACGACCAGCTAACTGAAATAATGAAAACCATTAGAGCAGTTGATTTAAGGCTCGTTGATATAAGTGATTTCTTAATTGTACATCTAGATACAGATACTCATCCCTGTGGAACTTTGGAAGAAATTTTTCTTGCCAATAGACAAAAGAAACCTATTATAGTTCATATACAACAAGGTAAACATAATTGTCCAGATTGGCTTTTTGGTACTATTCCACACGAATTATTTTTTGATACATGGGACGGTATCATATCATACTTATATCATATTAACACTAGCGCTAACATAGACTCCTTAAATAGATGGTATTTTTTAAATGACTAATATAGTTTTTGTTTCAGATGCTTTTGTTCAGGATTGGCTTGGGGGAGCAGAATTAACTACAGAAGCAATTATAAATGAGGCTCCACATAATACAAATGTAACAAAAATTAAAAGTACAGAATTAACTATAGAATTTATTGATCAGCATAAAACTCATAAGTGGATATTTGGTAATTTTTTCAATCTTAATCCAGACACTATGATATATTTTTTGGCTCAAAGAATAGAATATTCTGTTATAGAGTACGATTATAAATACTGTATAGTCAGAATACCTAAGCTACATAAAAAACAATACGGTCAGTGCTGCGAAAAGACAACAAGAGGACAACTAATATCTTTGTTTTTTTCACTAGCAAAAAGTGTATGGTGGATGTCTGAACAACAAAAACAATGGATAGAAAATGCTTTTCCTGTTTTAAAACAAATTAAAAACAGTTTTGTGTTAAGTTCCACACTAGGAGATGAGATATTCAATAAAATAAATACTCTGGATTGTTCTAAGAAAAATAATAAGTATTTAATACAAAATCATTCACACATACTCAAAGGAACCCCACAGGCAATAGAATTGGCAAATACAGAAGGTTTAGAATTTGAATTGTTTGCCAATCTAACTCACGATGAAATGCTAAAAAAATTCTCTGAATCTAAAGGATTAATTTTTACACCTACACAATTCGATACATGCCCCAGAGTAACTATTGAGGCTAAATTGTTAGGCTGTGAATTAATTTTAAACGATAACGTACAACATAAGGATGAAGAATGGTTTAGTAAAGGTAAAAATGAAATTATTAATTATTTAAAAAGTAGAACTAAATTTTTCTGGGAGACAATATGAACAACACATTAGTTGTTATGGGTAATGGCCCATCTTTAAAAGATATAGATTGGGATTTGTTGAAAGAATGTGATACGTTTGGTTTAAATTCAGCTTACAGAGCCTATGAAAAACTAAATTGGTATCCTACATATCATGGGTGTTTTGATCATTTGGTTACAGACTGTCATGAAAATAATTTTGTAAATCTAATAAATAGCGGTAAAGTAAAGAGACATTTTTATATACATCCTATTGCCAATGCAGAAAATTTTACACACATAAATTTACAAACATATGGATCAACTAATAAAGTAAATAAGTCTGTAGAAGATTTCAAATGTTTTACAGATAACGGAAATAGTGGTGCTAACGCTTGTTCTGTAGGTATGTGTTTAGGATACAAAAAGATTATATTGATTGGAGTAGATTGTAATTATGTTGAATATGTAGATGGTTCTGCACCTCATGGTGGAGGACTACAAATGACAAGAACTCCTGATAAAAATCCCAATTATTGGTTTGACGATTATCAACAAAAAGGAGATAAATACAATGTGCCTAGAGGACAAACATTTCATAAACCCACTTGGAATCATTTTTCTCATTTAGCCAAGGAAAATAATATTGAAGTTATTAATTGTAGCCCCATATCTACACTGGAATGTTTTAAAAAGCAAAGTCTAGAAGAGGCTGTCAAATGATAAAAATATATTCTAAGATTAATCCAAACCTTCTGCTTCATATAATAAATAATTCTGAGGCGACTCAAAAAAGAGTCGATATAATTCCTGAAAATAATTTTTTACAATGTTCATACTTTAAACATAGTAAAGGCAAAACTTTTGCTCCACATTATCATATAAAAAAAGAAAGACATTATAACAAACAAATAGCACAAGAATCTTGGGTTATCATTCAGGGTAAAGTTAAAGGTATCTTTTATGATATTGATAATACTATTATAGCAGAACACATATTAGAAAAAGGTGATGCTAGTTTTACTCTAGAAGGTGGACATAATTATGAAATACTAGAAGATGATACTATTATATATGAATATAAGACAGGCCCATACGAAGGACAAGCATTAGATAAAAGGTTTATAGATGATTAAAATAAATATGGGATGTGGCTGGAGAAATTTTGGGACAGATTGGATTCATATTGATTCTGGTGATTATGAACATTTAGATTATAGTTCTATAACAAACCTAGAACAATTTAAAGATAATTCAGTCGATTTAATTTATGCTTCTCATGTAATTGAGTATTTTGATAGAGAAGAGGTAAAGAATGTTTTACTAGAGTGGCAAAGAGTTTTGGTTACAAGTGGAGTTTTAAGGCTTTCTGTTCCTGATTTTAGACAGATTGCTCACTTATATTTAAATAAAACATACGATTTACATAAATTTCTTGGGCCTTTATATGGCAAAATGACTATGGGTAAAGAAACAATATACCATAAAACAGTTTACGACTTACACTCATTATCGTCCTTGTTGTATGATTTAAATTTTAAAAATATACATCTTTACGATTGGAGAAGAACAGACCATGCAAATTTTGATGATCATTCTCAAGCATATTTACCCCACATGGATAAAGAGAATGGAAAACTACTTAGCCTAAACTTGGAGTGTATAAAGTGAGTTTTAACTCTGTACAAATCTTTGAAGAAAAAATTGCAGATTTTTATGGGTCTCCATATGCTGTTGCTGTAGATTGTTGTACTCATGGTATAGAATTATGTCTCAGACATACAAATACTTTGCATTACTCCGTCCCAAAGAGGACGTACATTTCGATACCTATGCTGGCTAATAAATTACAAATAACTTTTTCTTGGCAGGATTTAAATTGGCAATACTATTATTTTTTAGGGAATACAAATATTATAGATGCAGCAGTAAACTGGAAAGCTAATAGTTATATAAAGAATACTTTTATGTGTTTAAGTTTTCAGTTTCAAAAACATTTGAGTTTAGGCAGAGGAGGTATGATATTAACAGATAGTCAGGACAGTTATGAGACTCTCAAAAAAATGTCATACGATGGAAGACTACCGAATACTCCTTGGAGAGAGCAAAATATTAATACTATGGGTTATCATTATTATATGACTCCAGAAACAGCAAACATGGGCATACAAAAATTACCTGAAGCCATCAAAAGAAAACCTAGAAAATGGCAAGTCTTAGATTGGCCTGATTTAACACAAATGGAGATTTTTAAGTGAAAAAAGCACTAATAACTGGTATCAACGGACAAGACGGAAGCTATCTTACAGAATACCTTTTATCATTAGGATATGAAGTTCATGGTATCGTAAGAAGGCACTCTGTAGCAGAAAATCAAAATTATAGATTAGCTAAACATAATATTAATTCTAATAGTCATACTCACTACGGAGATTTAACTGACTATCCTTCTCTGGTCAGAATTGTTTCTGAAGTTTCACCAGATGAGATATATAACTTAGGAGCCATGAGTCACGTTAGGATTAGTTTTGACATGCCTTCCTATACTATTCAGACCAATGCTTTGGGCGTTTTGAATATGTTGGAAATATACAAAGCTCTATGTCCAAATGCTAAATTTTATCAAGCCTCATCTTCTGAAATGTTTGGTAATTCTGTAGATGATGATGGGGTGCAAAGACTCACGACTCCTATGAACCCCGTCAGTCCTTATGGATGTTCTAAAGTACTGGGATACAATTTGATTAGACACTATAGACATGCCTATGGTCTACATGCGTGTAATGGTATTTTATTTAATCATGAATCACCCAGAAGAGGTTCTAATTTTGTTACTAATAAAGTAATAAAAACAGCAGTTGCCATTAAAAAAGGATTAGAAAACAAGCTAGAATTAGGGAATATGGATTCTTCTAGAGATTGGGGCCATTCAAAAGATTATGTCAGAGCAATGCACATGATAATCAACCATAAAATCCCAGATGATTTTATTATATCAACAGGAGAAAGCCATTCTGTTAGAGAGTTGTGCGAAGTAGTATTTAATAAACTTGGTATGGACTACAAGGAGTTTGTGGTTCAAAATCCAAAATATATGAGGCCAGAAGAATTGAGATACCTTAAAGGAGATTCTACAAAATCTAGAGAGGTTTTAGGTTGGCAACCAGAATATACTTTTGACAGTATGATAGACGAGATGATACAAAGATGGGAGCAAGAACTATGAGCAAAAGATTATGTGTGTTACAAGTCACACCACATAAACCTAACACAGATCATGTGTCTTATTTCCAAAATAAAGATAACTGTGACTTCTTCTTTGTAACACACGATGCTGAAAATTCAGAAGCATTACAGTTTTGTCCCAATACTACATGGACAGATACTAGAAATATTTTAGCAGAAAAAGTTCCTAAAGAATATGACTATTATGCATTTATAGATTATGACTATGTTCTAAAACCACAAAGAGAAAACAATGTTTTAAATCAAATGCTGGAGGATTTAGACTTATATAACCCTGCTGTTCTCACTTATTATCCCGGTAAGGTGGGCTTAGAAACTCCATTTGCCACGAATGAAAAGTATTTCAATAGTTTTGATTATTCAATTTTACCATTTAGTCATTGTGGTTTAAAAATTGTACATAAGTCATTACTTGGTTGGTTTTTCCCTATGCTAACAAAATTTGGAGGAGGTGTTGAGGCTTGTCATTTTTTTAATATTTTAGAAATAGCATTTATGCAACATGTTGTTTGTAGCCATAAAATGATTTATGAAAATGGTAGCGTTAACGTAAATACTCCACACAATCAAATGGGCGATAAACATATGCATACAATGTGGAATTGGCTAAAGCCAGCATTCAAGCCAGCTAACCTTGTATATAGTCATGCGCCTACAGAACAAGATAAAAATAATGCTTTTCTAGTTAAATCAGTATATCAATCACAATATACAAATAATCACATAGCCCCTGTAAAATCTGCAAGAGATGTGAATTATTTTAATAAAGATATTTTCAATCATACTTTTGATTTAAATCATGATGCATTTGATCATGTCTCTCCAGTAGGAAAAAGAGATATAAAAGATATACTAAATGAAATAACATTTAGCGATCTTAAAACCACAAATAATCCTTGGATTAGTATTGCTAAAAAGATAAGTAAAGAAACAGAGCATGGACTGATAACAACTTCTGAATGTGTTGATTTATATCAAAAAAACAATGGAGACTCTTTATTTTATAAAGCCTCAAACATCAATCAAGAACTATTATCATATTTACAAGATAAAACTGTAGCTATAGTTGGGCCAGCACCCTATCTTCTAGGGCAAAATAAAGGCTCGATCATTGATAGTTATGATGTAGTTATTAGGATTCAACACGGTATCCCTAATACAGACGATTATGGTTCTAGAACTGATATTATTCAGAGTTGTTTAAATCTTAATTATGGCCCTCCTTTGATTCAATATTTAAAAACTATTGATAAAGACAAAAGACCAAAGTTTATTATCTGTAACGACACTAGTAGTCAACCTAAAAGTAATGGTGACTGGGCTTGTGTTGATGAAGTTTATGAACAACAATTTAAAGAACTGGATATTCCTTTTGTACATCTGCATAATAATGACGGTACTTGGGATAGGTGGGCTTTATATTGGGAAATATATCCTAAAAAACATGTAGAAACTTTTGATAATAATAGACAAACACAATACTCGGAAAATTTTAACTCAGGCTACGGATCAATTAATATGATCTTGAGATATCCTATAAAAAAACTTGCTATTTTCGGTTTAGACTTCTATAATACAGGTATACCGCAAAACGACACAGAAAAATATCACAATGAATATACTGACACTTACGGTAAGTCAGGAACTCCTTTTGGCCCAGACCATATTTTACATGATCAAATGTCACAAATGATGCACTGTGTCAATGTACTGGTGAAAGACCCCAGATTTCAATTAGACAAAGAAGTGGCAGATAAAATTGTATCTGAAAGCGTAAAAAATAGAATTAAAAATTTCTTACAGTTACCTAAATTACAAAACGAGACTAGATAATGAGTAAAAATTCTGATAGCAATTTAAATAATGTATTAAAAAACGATGGTGTTCCCGTATCTGAACTTGTCAAATACGAAAACTGTAGCACAGTTAATTTAGAACAACTGCGTTCGGATCTGGGTATGGGTTCGTGGGCTGCGAGGATAGCTTATAATGATTTGTTTGGAGGTGTTGTTATACAGCAGCATCCCGGTGAAGGGAACAGAAAACATTTTCATCCAGATGCCGATGAAAACTGGGTTATATTAGATGGAGAATGGGAGTGGTGGATAGAAGGTATTGGTACTAAAGTTGTTAAAACCAATGACATTATTGTGGTGCCTAAAAACACATGGCATCATATTAAATGTATAGGAAATAAACCTGGCGTTAGGTATGCTATAACAAGACCGGATGTAAATCATGTGTATGAATGATATTAAGTTTGATTTTAAAGATAAAATAGTACTAGTATTTGGAGGAAGTAAAGGTATTGGTAAGGAAGTTTGTGAACAATTTTTACAATGCAATGCAAAAGTATATTGTATATCTAGAACTAATCCTTTGATAACAAATTTAAACTTTATAGAATGTGACATATCTAAAGAATCTGAAATCTGCAATGTATTCAAGCAGTTTGATAGATTAGATTTTGTAATTAATGTTGCCGGTACTAACCTATGTGAGCCAATAGAAAATATTAGTACAGAAGAATGGGACAGGCTTATGTCTGTAAACTTAAAGTCTTTCTTCATTATTTGTAAAGAGTCTGTAAAACTAATGAAGCGTTTTAACTACGGTAGAATTGTTAATGTTTCTTCTATTGCAGGGAGAAATAAAAGCATTGTTAGTGGCGTTCATTACACTGCCAGCAAGTATGGTGTTATAGGTTTAACAAAACAATTAGCTAATGAAGTTTCTCAATTTAATATATTGGTGAATTCTGTTTGTCCTAGCCAAACAATGACCCAAATGTTAAAAGAGTCAATGTCAGACAGTCAAAGACACAAATTAGAACAATCTATACCTGTTAAAAGAATAGCTTCTACAAAAGAACAAGCAATACCTATATTATTTTTGTGTTCAAGTGCTGCCTCTTATATAGCAGGCACTACATTAGACGTAAACGGAGGTCAGTTTTAATGATCAGAGATATTGATATTAACGTTCTTATAGCAGTGAGAGCAGGATCAAAAAGAGTTCCTAATAAAAATATTAGACCTTTTGGTGATACAAATATGCTTTCGGCAAAAGTAAAACAAACCTTGTCTTTAAAAGACGTAAGAAAGGTCGTAGTTAGTTCAGATAGTGAAGAAATGCTTGACATAGCGAGTGATTTAGGTGCGCATCCTATGAAAAGAGATCCTTACTATGCTAGTGATTCTGTTCCTATGGGTGATGTGTATGTTCATTTAGCTTCTATCATGGACTGCAAAGATATCTTGTGGACTCCTGTAACAAGCCCATTAGTGTCTACCGACACCATAGAATCATGTATTGATATATATAAAAACAAAACAGAATACGATTGTGTAGTCACTACAAATATTATACAAGAATACATGTGGTTAGATAACAAGGCAATAAACTATGATCCTAAAAATCATCCAAGATCACAAGACTTGCCTCAAATTTATGCCTTAAATTTTGCCGCTAATATTTTACCTAGAAATGTCATGATTAAAAATAAAAATATTTTAGGAGATCATTTTTATGCGTACATGATAGACGATGTAGAAGCCGTAGATGTGGACAATGAGTTTGATTTTATGTTAGCGGAAATGCTGTACAAAAACAAGGGAAGAACATGAAAAATATTAAAGTTTTTATTGTTACCTACAGAAGAGTTAAAACTTTAAATAATACATTAGACAGATTGTTTAATCATACTGATTTTATGTCTATTCCAAACACACAAGTTAATATTATTAATAATCATTCTGAGTTTTCATTAGATTCTCAGTTTGAAAATAAAGTAAATGTAATACATAATAATACTAGACCTGATTGGGACACTGGTAACTTAGCTAGAAATTGGAATGAGTCTTTATTGCATGGGTTTAAAGACCTAAAAAATCCTGATGCAGATATTGTGACAACCATGCAGAATGATATTGTATTAGGTAAAAACTGGGCCACTAATTTAATTAAAATGCACAAAAAATACACATTTGTAACTGGTCAGCTTGGTGATAATATTATAAGCTATAAACCTGAAGCAGTACAGAAAATTGGCATGTGGGACGAAAGATATCTAACTCCAGTAAATAAAGAAGCAGACTATTTTATTAGGGCATTAATTTATAATAAAGATAAATCATTAATTAATGACAAAGCCCACGGAAGATTATTGAATGTTGCAGATGCTTTAGAGTTAGATACTAGCGAGTATCAAGGTAATGATGCAGATTGGCGTGCTACTTTTAAAAATAATGAAAACAGCAGAGAAGGCTGGTATCATACTTCACAAATCTTTTATTGGAAATGGAAAGATACTTGGAAAACTCAGCCAAGTTATTACGGCTGGCTAACGAAATGGTCAGAAGATTTTATAAACAATCCACCATCTCCACCAAAAGCACCAAACTTTGTGCAATATGCTTATTTTGAAAAAGACATTGAACTGAGAGATAAGAATTATGTTGGATGGCGTAAAGGCGATTACTGGTTAGACGCTGATAAGTGTTGTGATATAGATGTACACCCATTTAAAAAAGGACAACCCTTTAGGACATGATTAAATTAATAATTTTTGATTTAGATGGAGTTTTAGTAGACGCAAGAGAACTACATTATGAAGCTCTAAATGCTGCACTATCAACCATAAACAATAAATATGTTATAGGCAGGCAAGAGCATTTATCTACCTATGATGGTCTCTCTACTACTAAAAAGCTGAACATGCTTACAAAAGAAAAAAATTTACCACAACACCTACATGATGAAATATGGAAATTAAAACAAGAAAAAACACTAGATATTATTCGGCGTTTTGAGCCTGATCTTAGAATTATTTCTTTACTACAAAAAATAAAAGAACAAGGAATTACTATTGCATGTGCCACCAATTCTATTAGAGATACAGCAAAATTACAGTTGATAAAAAAGGGATTTTTTGAATATATTGATTTTATGTATTCTAATCAAGATGTGAACAAGCCCAAACCAAGTTCTGAAATATATTTAAGATGCATGTTGAAAGCAGACGTTGATCCACAAGAAACACTTATCATAGAAGATTCACATCATGGAAGAAAAGCTGCCATTAATAGTGGTGGTCATTTATGCCCAGTAAAAAATAGTAGTGATGTGACATACAATAAAATACAAAATTTTATAAATAAAATAGATAAACAAGCCACAATTAAACCCAAATGGCAAGGAGATAAGATGAATGTGCTAATCCCTATGGCGGGTGCTGGATCAAGATTTGAACAAGCAGGGTACACTTTTCCCAAGCCCTTAATTGAGGTTAAAGGTAAGCCCATGATACAATTAGTTGTAGATAGCTTAAATATTGATGCTAAACATATATTTGTGGTACAAAAATCTCACTACGAAAAATACAATTTAAAACATTTACTTAATCTAGTTTCTCCAAATTGTGAAATTGTATGTGTAGATGGCGTGACAGAAGGCGCTGCTTGCACAACTTTACTTGCTAAAAAATTTATAGATAATAATGAACCTTTGGTGTTTGCCAATTCAGATCAATTTTTAGATTGGGATAGTAACGAATTTATGTATTCAATGGAAGCAGATGAAATTGATGGAGGTATGCTAACTTTTACGGCTACTCACCCTAAGTGGAGCTTTGCTAAATTAGACAATGATGGTTTTGTTACTGAAGTAGCAGAGAAAAAGCCAATTAGTGATATTGCAACAGTAGGAGTTTATTATTGGAAACATGGATCTGATTATGTAAAATACGCTGAACAAATGATAAGAGAAAATATTAGAGTGAATAATGAGTTTTATGTGTGCCCGGTATTTAATGAAGCCATCAAAGACCACAAGAAAATTAAAACTTTTCATTTCGATGGTATGTGGGGAATAGGAACTCCTGAAGATTTAGATATATTTAATAAGGAATATGGTAAACAATAATGAAAATAAAAGATTTAGAAATTATAAATTCTAGTCAACATTTGTTTGATAGTTTTAATGATTTCATATTAAGTGCGGACACAAAAGTATTCGGCAAACTACTGGCTAGATGTTTACTATTAGATCAAGTCAAAGACATACCGGGAGACATTGTAGAATGCGGAGTATTTAAAGGAACTGGTCTTATGACCTTTCTAAAAGCCAAAAAATTTCTGTGTCCCAATGGACATAAGAAAGTAATTGGTTTTGACTTTTTTAATTCGTCCGACCTATTAAAAACCTTAAAAGATATCGACAGAGAGGCTATGGCAACTTTGTTTGAAGGTAGAAATTATGAGCACAAAAATAAGCACGAAGAAATATTAGCTGAATATATTTTAAATTGTGGTTTTGCAGAACATGAATTTGAATTAGTTGCTGGTGATATTACTCAAACATCTCACGAATATGTGAAAGACAAACCGGGATTTAGAATATCTTTACTATATATTGATTTAGACTTAGATGTACCCAGCTACGAAACTCTTAACGCATTGTGGGATAAAGTATCAAGAGGAGGTATCGTAGTATTTGATGAATACGCTTTTCATAAATGGTCTGAAGCAAATGGTGTGGACAGATTTTTTAAAGATAAAAATATTACAATTAAAACACTAAACTATATATGTCCAACAGCATATATAATAAAACAATGAATAAAATATACATATCACATAGAGGGAATATAAACGGCCCCAATCCTGAATACGAGAATACGCCCGATTACATAATTTCTGCAATAAAAAAAGGATTTGATGTTGAAATAGATGTAAGGGTTTGTAAAAAAAATAAATGGTGGCTAGGTCATGACGAAGGTTCTGTCAATATAGATTTATCATTTTTTCTCGAATATAAGCAACATTTGTGGTGCCATGCTAAAAATTTATCAGCATTAGAGAACCTATTAAATATAAAAGCTACTTGCCTTTGGCATCAAAATGACTATTATACATTAACGAGCAACGGTTATATCTGGACATATCCAGGATATAGCATAGGTTCGCAATCAATATGGGTACTTCCAGAAAAATGTTCATTAGAATATCATCAAGTTTACTTTGAAAATTGTGCTGGTATTTGTTCTGATTATATAGGAGATTATCAATGAAACTATCGTGGCAGCAAATTCCATCTACTCAAATAACCGAAATCATGTGTAAAGGTTTCGATGGCGTTGTGCTAGATACCGAACATGGTTGTTTTAATAATGAAAGTATTTTTAGTTCTATACAAATTATTAAACTAAAAGGACTAAAAGCTTTTGTAAGACTTACAGAAGTTAATCTAACACTAGTTAGGTATTGTCTTGATGCAGGATGTGATGGCTTGATATTCTCTACAGTGGAAACAGAACAACAATGCCAAGAGATAATAAATGCTTGTTACTATCCCCCTAAAGGCAAAAGAGGTTTAGGTCTCGTCAGAGAAAACTCATGGGGAGAAAAAGGTGGTCTGGTCAGTAGAATCCCTATAATCGTTCCTCAAATTGAATCTAAACTAGGAATTGATAATATTGATAAAATTAGAAATTATGGTTTTGATTTTCATCTTATTGGTCCGTATGATTTATCTTTGAGTTTGGGTGTTCCCGGTGATTTTAAGCATGAAAAATTCCAAAACGCTATTAAAAAGATGAGAGAAGCAATTCCTAACGACAGAATGGCAATTCATATCCCTAAAGATATTGAGTCATGGGACTTATGGGAAGAAGAAATGAAACAATGGCTTGACTATAGAAAGTATGGTATGAAATGTGTTGGTATGGACACGATTGCTTTGTTACACTACAATAAAGTTAACTTATCTAAAGTTAATGATGATCCTAGAGTCGTACGAAAATACTATTTGGGAGAATAAATAAAATACTTTTAAAAACAAGGAATAAATATGTCAACACTTAATTTAAATGCTCCAATTAATAATAGTACTGGATATGGTATTACGTCAACCAACATCTTAAAAGCCTTGCATGAAGACAAAGATGTTGATGTGAAGCTGTTTGGTATTGGACAAACTTCTGTAGAAGCACAACATGAAAAGATGGTCAAATCTATATTGGAAGACACTTTAAAAAACTGGACGGGTAACGCTCCATGTTTAAAAATTTGGCATCAATATGATTTAGCTAGTAGAATAGGAAATGGCAAATATGGAGCATTAATATTTTTTGAGATAGACACATTGAAAGATCTCGAAAAACATATGATTAATAATTTAGATGTTGTATTTGTTGCAAGCAAATGGGCTAAGACTGTCTTGGAAAAAAATGATATCACAATTCCTGTTGTAGTTTCTCCACTGGCTGTTGATACAACAGTTTTCCAAAATAGAAATGGTAAGTCACCGTTTGAAAAAGAAGCGTATAGATTTATTAACATTGGGAAATGGGAAATTCGTAAAGGACATGATTTTTTACTAGAAGCTTTTAATAAGGCTTTTGAAAAAGAAGATAATGTTGAACTAGTTATGATTAATCAAAATCCTTTTCTAAGTGGACAGGAAAATCAAATTTGGGCAGATATGTATAAAAATAGTAAGCTAGGAGAAAAAGTAACCATCCTACCTAGACTTGCTACACATAATGATCTGTCTAAAGTTATTCAGCATTGTGATTGTGGTGTTTTCCCAGCAAGGGCTGAGGGTTGGAACAACGAGATTCTAGAAGTCATGGCTTTAAATAAGCCTATTATTGCCACAAATTATTCAGCACATACAGAATATTGTACAAAAGATAATAGTATGCTAATTGAAATTGATAATTTAACCAGTGCTGATGATGGTAAATTTTTCAATAATGAGGGTCAATGGGCAGATTTAGGATCAAATCAAATGGATCAAACTGTAGAGTTTCTGAAAAGGGTGTATAAAGATAGTGTCAAGACTAATACAGCAGGTCTTGAAACAGTTAAACAATACACATGGAATAATACAGCCTCTATTTTATCTAAGGAGATGTTAAATGCCTCTACCAAAACATAAGCCCGGTGAAGATCGAAAGAAATTTGTAAGTCGTTGTATGTCTGATCCGAATTCTAAAAAAGATTTTTCAGACACAAAGCAGCGTATAGCCTACTGTGTTAAAGAAGCTAAAGAAGGCACCAAGTCATCTTTAATATCAGATGTTCACGATGAATTATTAGTTGCAAATGCTACATGGGATGATGAGTGTGATGAATTTGTTCAGGAGGTTGTAGCAGAAATGGTTTATGATGAAGAAGGTAATGCTTTAGGAGCAGAATACCAAGGTAGAAAAGTAACTCTCAACAAACCTTTCCTGACTCCTAAAGGGCCAAAGAAGAGAAGCGTTTATGTTAAAAACGATAAAGGTAATGTCGTTAAGGTAAACTTTGGCGATCCTAACATGAAGATCAAAAAAAGCGATCCTGCTAGACGAAAATCTTTTAGAGCTAGACATAATTGTGATAACCCGGGGCCAAAACATAAAGCAAGATATTGGTCTTGTAAGTTCTGGTAATAACATGCCTAGATTAATTCACTCTGTTCAAAAAGAATTACAATATAGTATTTCTAATATTGATGATTTACGTTATGATCAAAATTTTGATTATAAACAATCTAAGTATGTACATATGTCTTTTCCAGAACTATCTAATATAGACATATTTAATATTGTGCCTAAGCCTCCGTCTAATGCTGGGGTTACTACTAAAAAAGAAATATCATATATTAGTACACTTACTCAAAACCGTACTAGTGAACAGATCAAATTAGTTTATGATGTTGATGAGGATGCTAATTCTGTTTTTAATGATTTTATAGATAGTAATAATTTAATATTTCCAGATAATAAATTTGCTACCTTATATAATTTAGTTGTACAAGAATTAATTGATCATTTAAAATATTATTATAATAGACCTAGACCTTTTCAAATTGCAGAATTTTATAAAATTCCTATTGATATTATACGCACTGGTAGTGATGGAACACCAGCATATCCTAGTGGTCACACCATGTATGCAGGCTTGGCTGCGGAAATTTTAAGTGAAAAATATCCTGAAAAAAGGCAGTCTTTTCGTTCTTTAGCAAAAAAATGTGGCCATATTCGTGTATTACAAGGTGTACATTATCCTTCGGATAATAAAGCCTCACTAAAAATCATTCAAACTATTTACCCTATACTGAGCAAATATTATGAGAAAATACAAAATTCTATCTGAAGCACAAGATAATTTATCAGAATACAAAAAAGATTTTCTGGAAATGAATATCGGTTCACTAAATGCTATTATGCGTAAAGCACAGTCTATCTTAGCTGATCTTGAAAATCCTATGGTAAAAAACAACTTGACAGAGAGTTGGTTACAGGGTAAAATTGCTATAACAGAAGACTACATGACAACAATTCATGATTTTGTAAAGTATGTTCCTTCTGATGACGATAAAGAAGATATGGCTCCTGCAAGTTTGTGGGAGAATATTAGAAAGAAAAAGCTTCGTGAAGGTAAGAAATATAAACCAGCAAAACCTGGAGATAAAGACAGACCTAATAAAGAAGCATGGAAAAGAGCTCAGAACAGTTAGCTTTGAGCACGTTTGTTTTTGACAATTTAGATAGGACTTTTAATTATGGAAACAGAATACAAGGATATGGTAGAATATATAGAGATTGCACAGAAAGCAATTAAGGCTTTTGCTGATAAAATTTGTCCCGGCATTTCTTATCAGATGTCTCAAAGTGAGGATGCAATTGCTGATGTGGCTCAGGCTATTATGTGGGGAGATTGGAAATATGACCCTAACAGAAAAGGGCAAATAAGTAATCTTTCAAAAACCCAATATTCTTATAGGAATCAATGTGCTATTTGGGGCATTCAAACCTATCTTAAAAAAAGACTCAAAAGAAAAACGGTCTACCTGAACAATTTAGTGCAAGATCAAGAAATGGATTTAACTGATTTGCTAGTAGACGAAAGACAGAACGAACCTATTACACAGCTTTTAGACCAAGAAAAAGAAGACTTAAAATTTCAGACTATTAATGATATCTTTGATTCTAAATTATTAACACAAGAACAAAAAGATAAAGTTAGACTTTATTATTTAGAAGGTTATAGTTTAGCTAAAGTTGGCAAAAAATACGGAGTAACAAGAGAAGCAATTAGACAGACACTTAAAAGCTGCATTAAAAAACTACAGGGTGAATTTGTATGAAAGTTTATATTTTACCAATTATTTTTTCGGCAAATACGAAAGACAATGAAAGTTTTTTATTAACATTAAAGGGAGAAAAATTTATTGTCCCTCTTGTCGAAATTAAATATACAGAGTTCTTTCATAAGGAAGCTATGCAACATATAGTTAACTTTTTTGAAGCAGGCTCTATAAAATTCAATGATGCTTGTAAGTATAATTTTCTTTCTATACAAGACGAATTAACTTGCAAGTATGTTCATAAAAATTTTGACTTTGTAGAAAAAGAAGACTTAATCGTTTGTTATGGAGGGATTCTTCTGCAATACAAATGTTTAGAGGATTTTCAATGGACAAAAGTAGTAAACAGCACTCAGCATAGTGGTTTTAGCCCCGATATGGATTTTAATATTTTACTTAATCACGTCATACAAAAAAGTATAATATGAACTATTATAATAATTCAGATATTTTACAAGATATGCACAACTACGGGGCATCTTTACACTCTAGAGAAATATTTTTACACAATTATTACTCATCTGAAGAAGAAAATCCCGGCGTTGACTATAGAATGGCTAATGTTTTTTTAAAGAATATAAAAATACTAGAGAAAAAATCTAACGATGAAATTACTATACACATGAATAGTGTTGGTGGAGAATGGTCGGATGGTATGGCTATCTTTGACGCTATTGCTATGTGTCAATCTTATGTAAAAATTATTGTATATGGTCAAGCAGAAAGTATGAGTAGTATTATTTTACAAGCTGCTGATGAAAGAATTATGTCTCGTCATAGTTACTTCATGCCTCATTATGGAACAACTGATGCTAATGGAGAATATTTGAATGTACAAAATTGGGTTAGGTTTGAAAAAAATATTTGTAATATTATGTTTGATATTTATTCAAGCAATTGTTACAAAGGTAAATATTTTAAAGAAAAATATGGAGGTACAAAAGACAGCATATCAAAAGTAAACGCTTGGTTGAAAAGAAAATTAAAAGATGGAGATTGGTTTTTAAATGCTGAAGATTCTGTGTATTATGGTTTTGCAGATAAGGTTCTCAAATAGTGTATTGATAAATAGAAAATATACTAAGAGAACAGTAAAATGAATATAGAATTTCAGTGTACAGACTCAGTACTATCTAACGAAGAAGTGATTAATACTTTAGAAAAAATAAAAGAGCATAATTTTGTTAAAAAAATTGCTTGCTTACCCCCTTATGTTAAATGTATTAAAAATCATTTTAAAGATAGATATGTTATATCTGCTATTGTAGATTTCCCTTTAGGTGTTCTTCAAACTTCTCATAAATTAGAAATCATTAATCAGGCTATTACCGATGGCTGTCAGTCTATAGAAGTGGTAACCCCTTCTTTTTTAATCAATAATAAGCAAACCGTTAAAATTAAAACAGATATTTCTAAATGCTATGAATTATGTTCTAATAATTCTGTGGATTTGCACTATATTCTAGAATATAGATCATATAATTATGCTTGTTTATATAGGCTTATAAAAAATTTGATTAAATTTGATCTCAATGATATATACCTATCTACTGGAGATAAATTAGACGATATTTTCGACCATTTAATAGCAGTAGCCATGATAGAGAAGGAAATACCTGAAATTAAGACAATTCCTAATGCTAACATTTATAACGATAATCATCTAAATTTATTAGAAAAAAATAAAATTACTCATTTTAGGGTCAATAATACACAGATTTTAGCTAATATTTCTCAAAAATATAGAATTTAAATCTACTTTGGGGTAATGTAGTATTAGTTCATATAGCTATAGAACCCGAATTTTAAAATATGGAGAATTAATATGGCCACTAAACAAGTAGACGGATCAGCCGTTACAACTACCAGCACCAAGAATAACGGTGGAGTAGGTAAGCATGTTGGGACTTCAGACTTATTAACTGATAGACCTTTCTTTTCCGGTGAAAAAACAGTATTTGCATCCACTGTTGTAGACAACAGCCAAGTAGATGAATCGGTTAGTGCTGGAACACTTGCTTTTGATAGTCCTAGAGGTGTTATTCGTAGAGTAAATACCACTATTGGAGGTATTAGTAACACCATTTTGCAAGCTGGTGCTGCTGTTCCAAGTCAAAGAGATGCTATTCACCAAACTTCTGGTATCATTGTAAGCGATCTTACAACGGCTATTAGAGATGGTAGATGGAATGCTTTCAGTGGAGAGTTTAGTCCTGTACTATCTGGCCTCGATCCTGATTTTGGCAATGATAATGCTGCTAATCCAAGCCGTGCTACTCCCGGTGAGTTTGCTTATCGTGATGGTAGTCCTCTTGCGATTCAAGATGAATATAGTGCCAAAAATACTTAATTTGAATTATTATTTAGGTGTATAAATCATTTAGAGAAGCCAGGGATGTTAAGGCATCTCTGGCTTTTATTATAACTAATTATTGGAGAAACACATGTCAGAACCAGATCCAAATACATTAGGTCATTTTTTTGAAAATTTTACAACATCAATGTTCAGTGTTGTAATTGCTCTTATAGGATTTTGGACTACTTTTGTTAAAAACTTAGTAAACAGGAAAGAAGTTGAAGAAATGATAGCTGCTACAGCACAGGCTAGTCAATATGCTAAAGATAGACAGTTTATTATGGAAAGATTAAACAGCCATAAAGAAGATACTAATATATTATTTAGGGCATTAGAAAAAAATACAGAAGTAATGACAGAACTCAAAATACAAATAGCTACTTTAGGAAAAACTTTAGAAGCACTAGAAAATAGAATCGAAAGGTAACTATTATGGCTTATGAATATGGCAAGGTAAAAATACAATTAAGAAGAGATACAGCATCAAATTTAGCTAGTAAAGTATTATCTAGCGGAGAACCAGCGTATGCTACCGATACAGAAACCTTAAAAATAGGAAACGGATCTGATTCTTTTTCTTCTTTAAGTGGACTAATTGCTGGGGGTGGTGGTGCTGGAGATATTACTGCTGTAACTGCTGGTAGTGGATTAAGTGGTGGTGGCACAACAGGTGCTGTAACCATTAATGCTGAACTACTAAGTAACACAGGAGTTGCCGGTGGAGGTAATATTGTTACTAATATAGTTAGTATTAGTTCTGGTGATTATTCAGCTTTAGGATCAAAGCATCCTTCAACAGTATATTTCGTAACAGGAACATAATATGTCTGATCAGAATAGACAATTGTATGAAAGAATACTCGGTGGGGAAACCCCTAAGAAGATAGTTACTGGTTTGGCTTATGACGATCCTATTACAGACACTAATAAAATAGGTAGTACCGCTGTTTCTGACCTAAAAGTAGGTGGTAATAGTATAGATAAAATAGCTATTGGACAAGTAGTTGTTTATGATCGCAACGCACAATAGTTTAAAACGGTGTATAATATATTGATATATCACACTTTACTCATATGAGGCATAATCATGGCAGTTAGCACTACAGATGTTTTACAGTCAGCAGTCACAAGCACAGACACTATTAAGCATGGTACTATTGTAATTGGGACTTCTAAAGTTCCTGGTAATATCTATCAAACTATTGATACTTATGTTGTAAATACTCCTTTACATGCTACGGTTGAAACCACATATACGAATAGACTAGACGAGGTTGCATACTACAATACAGCTTCAGGTATCGACGGTGGCGGGGCATGATAAATGAACTCAAGATATAAAACTTCTGAATTTTGGTTTACTATAGTAAGTTTTATAATTAGCGGTTTATTTTTACTTGGCGTTATTAGTGACTACGATAAAGAAGAATTAACATACGTGGTCACTCACGCCGTAGAGAGCATAATTTTAATTGTAGGCCAAGTTGCTGTATTTGCTCGCTATATGTCTAAAAAAAGAGCAAAAGAACAAGAAGAACAAAATATCAGCACTGAATTAGAAAATTATATAGGGGTTGACAAAACCATTTCTGAGGTTAATATAAATAGTGCCAGCCTTGCAGAACTAATACAGCTACCTCATATTGGCACTTCTCTGGCTCAAAAAATTATTAGACACAGAGATGCTAATGGCCCTTTTGAAAATGTAACAGATCTTATGTCTGTAAATGGTATAGGTGAACGAACTTATAGAGATATAGAAAAGTATTTAACAGTAGAGGAAAAATCATGACAACATCTGATCAGGTACGAGCAGAAATTGATAAATTAATTGAAGCCAGTAAAAAATCTTTAGGTGAAGTTAAGAGCTTTGCAATAGCAGAAGCATGGAAGATTTTGCAACTTTTAACAGCAGCAGTAATACAAGTAATTGAAAATATAGCTACGGATTTAGGCGGTGCTGAAAAGAAGAAACTGGCTATGGAACTGATTAATAGTTTCTATGATGCAATTTTTGAACATATTGACCTACCATTTTTACCTAGTGCATTAGAGTCTTTGATTCATGACTATATCAAGAAAATTTTAATGATTTTGGTAGATTCAGCTATAGACGCTTTAGTTGCTACTTTTAAAGATGTAGGTGTGTTTAATGTGATAAAAACAACAGAACTTACTACTGAAGCACCAATTAATGACTTTTTAGACCACTTAACAGAGATAGCGAGGACGACATGAAAGAAGCGTTAGAAAATTTTGGAGCAGGATTATCAACTGTTGATCTTGTTCTTTATGCAGGATTACTTGTAGTCTTATATGTATTATTTCAGGAACAAATAAATAAAATTGTAAATAATCTAAAAAATAATTTCAACTCTTGGCAAGATAATAAAAATAAGACTGATTTAATTCCTGTGGATGTTGAGTACCCAGACTCTATACAAGATGATGTCTTTTTTGAATTGATCAAAAGTTGGAAACAAACAAGAGATTTAGCTGAGATTTATGGAGCCGATAAAGCTGTTGAAATAGCAGATCAAATGTTTCCATATTTAGTTCCAAAGGAAGAAGATAAAAATGAGTAAAAAAATACTGCTTGTTATCATTGCTATATTTATTGTCTTAGGATTAAACAGATCCAATATTTCTCTACCTATAGTTAATGTTCCATCTGTGATTCCTGTGGAGGAATTAGATATTCCAGAACCATCAAATTCTACATTAAAAACATTAGCAGAAAATGTAGCCGATAAATTTAAGCAAGGTGATGATGATAGAAAACAAGATGGATATAGATTGGCACAATTATATAATGATATGTCAAAATTAATATCGCTAGATGACAAGCCTATTATCAAAACTACAGAAACTATTAAAGAAGCCAACGTATTAGCTGCACAACTATTGCGTATTGATTTAAGGGGCAAGTATCCGGGATTGGCTGAAGCATGTGACAAATTAGTGAAAGAGCATGTCTCTGGAGATTCTGTTGCTTTAGACAAAGCATTAAGAAATAAATCTGTAGAAGCATTTCAGGCTTTAGCTTGGGGCTGTTTAGAGGGAGCAAAGTAAATGTCTAAGTTCACACCAGAAGCTCTATATAACGAATACAGAAAAGGTTTTAGCGGATGTCTTTGGGAACAGCATGTTTTTGATGATTTAGTAGAGATGTCTAAGTATGCATATTTTAAAGATGGTGCTAAAAGAATTAAAAATAGCGGAAAAGGCAAACTATCAACTCCGTTTATGTCAGTACTAAAGTTTGATAAGAATGCCTATGTAGAAAGACAAACTACAGGCGATTGTGTTTCACACGCTACTCGTAACGGATGCGATTTAACAAGAGCAGTAGAAATAGATGTTAAGGGAGATAAAGAAAGTTGGATTGCTAGAGGGGCAACAGAAGCAATCTATGGAGCAAGAGGTCATACTGGACAAGGTATGAGTTGTGCTAGGGCCGCAACTTTTGTAAGTAAAACTGGAGGATTATTAGTCAGAAAAAACTACCCAGGAATTATAAACTTAAGTAAATATAATAGTAAGATCGGCACTAATTGGGGAGGTAGGGGAGTTCCCGATAAAGTTGTAGATAAAGCAGATGATCACCAAATTAGAACAGTATCGCTAATCAAAACTGTAGAAGAAGCGAGAGATGCTCTAGCTAATGGCTATGGTTTAAGTGTGTGTAGTGGTTATGGATTTTCCAATAAACGTAGTAGTACTGGATTTGCTCGAAAAAGTGGGTCATGGGCTCACGCAATGGCATGGACAGCTTGTGATGATACTGGTAAAGAACCAGCATTCTTAGTACAAAACAGCTGGGGTAAATGGAACTCCGGTGGGCATCCTGAATGGGGGCCAATTCCAGACGGCTCTTTCTTGATACATGCCGATGTAGCAGAAGGGATGCTTAGACAAAACGGGGCTTATGCCTTTAGTGATTTCAATGGTTTTCCTCCTCAAAAATTACCCGATTACGGATTTGGAGAATACTTATGACAGACAATAAACATAAAGGTTTTTTAGATAAAATAGCAATTAATCAACTTGTTAAAATTATTACTGATTTTATTTTGGCTATTTTAAAAATGTTTTCACCTAACGACTCTTCAGAACCTAAAAGAAGAAAACCCCTAAAAGATATTTTAGATAGGTGGTTTAAATGATTCATAAAACTATTATAGCGTTAGCTTTAATCTCTACAGTATCAGTAAGCACTGACACAAGCAAAATATCCACTATGGCAGGAGTATGCCTTAGCGGTGCTGTTCTAAAAACTAGCGATGCTATTTCTGTAAAATACAAAAGGAAAGACTGTCCTGTATGCAAAGGTAAGGGATGGTACATTAGTGGAGATGGTATAGCTAAAGTGGATTGTGGATATTGCGAACCTGAAAATGGTATTCAAAAAACTAAAATCATCAGAGACTAATGCTACATTTTATTTGCTCTTATTTTAATTTTAGTGATTCTATTAAGATTAAAGAAAATTATATTAAATTTAGAAAACACTTTCCACACCCTATAACAACAATAGAGGTAGCTTTACCTCATCAGCAATTTTTTATTGAAGATAGTATTAAGATTAGATCTAATCCAAATAATATTTTTTGGCAAAAAGAAAGATGTCTTAATCTTGCTATAGAAACATTACCCCTCAACGCTCAGGCTATAGCTTGGATAGATACAGACATTAGGTTTTATAGTCGTCATTTCGCTAAGGATACATTAAAGCAGTTAGATAGATATTCTGTAGTTCAAATGTTTGACACCTGCTTTGAAACTCCAAAAATAAATGAATACAATAATAATACTAGCTTAGGATTTAAACTTGCACACGATCATGAACAGCCAACATATCCTCATGTCGGTTTTTGTTGGGCTTTTAGAAAAGATATTCTAGTGAACAATAAATTATATGATTGTGATCCAGTAGGTAATGGAGATGTGTTGCAACTAATGGCTTGGATGGGTATATGGAATCATCAATATATTATTGATTTAAACCTTAAATATCGTAAAGAATTTTTACTGTGGGCTTGGGATAGTTGGTCAAAAGTACAGGGCAATATCGGCTATACTAAAGGTTCAATAGAGCATTTTTTCCACGGCTCTATACACAATAGGAAATACCTATCCAGAAATAATATACTAACAGCATATAATTTTGCCCCTTCTACAGATTTACGAATTGACGACAATAACTTATATGCTATAAACAATTCACTATTATTAAATAATATTAAATCGTATTTAGAACATCGAAGAAAAACAGAAACGGTGTATCCTAACACAGATAAAAATACTATATAACATAAATATCATTATGAATACAGAATTACAAAATATCTCTAAAAAGATTTTAGCAGAAACTAATATACCAGAAGAAGAAAAATTTGGTAGTGTTATAGCACTATTAATGGTACTTAGTTTGTGCTTTACTGCTATACGCATTATACAAGAATGTAATAAGGTAAATAGTTCTACCGAAGATATATATAGTGATATGAAAAAATTCTGTAATCAAAGAGCTCTGGCAAGATGGAGACTTCGCAGAGAAATGAGAAAAGTTATGAGTACAGATCAATATATAAAATATAGGGGCGAATTGGAGTCGGCCATTTTAAATGTGGGTAACAATATTTCACTTTCTGAAACAAAGGCTTTAATGGAGGCTGCAAATGATTAGTATTTTAATATGGTGTGTTTATGGTGTGGCAGTAGGTTCTATTGCTAAAAGCATTGTCCCCGGCGAAGAAAAAATGGGTTTCTTCCAAACTATTTGCTTGGGTGTTGCTGGTTCATATGCTGGTGGTGCGGCGGCATATTTACTTGGCGTAGAAAGCGCAGTTGCTCCTGCTGGTATCATTTTAGGAATTGCTGGATCAGTAGTTGCACTATTAGTATATAATAAGTTAACTAAAAGATAATAGGAAAATTAAGGACTTATGTTTGATATTATTAATTGCTACCACGATAAATTCAGTGGTGGTATAGGAGATTTTATAAAAGGAACAAGCCATCTCCAAACAATATGTCTTAAATTTGGTTTAGATGTTGGTATGGATTGGAGTAATCATGCTATCAGTCAATACATCTACTCTCAACATAAATATCCTAAATACGATACTAAATATATAATAGATGCAGAGGACTTTAGAAATTCTTTATTAAATATCCCTCATGAAAAAAGAATAGAAACAGGTCTTAACGACATTGTAAATACAATATTTGAAGACTCTTCTTTTAAGCCAGCAACAGTATCTTCGTGGTATTCTGCTTTAGATAACGATTTTTCTGAAAACAGAACAAAAAATATATGCAATAGTGCAGTATCTGATAAGTGTATAAGTATGGTAAAAGATAGCATAATTTTTAGTTCAGAAATTAATAAATTATTTAAGAAATTATCTCCTCAAGATTATGGTATAGTTCATTTTAGATTAGGAGACCGACACACATTAAAAGACATAGACCAAAAATTACAAGACACAGATGAAATTGTTAAAAATAATTATAACTTAAAAAAGTTTCAACACGACTATGATTATTACTACTATCTAATTAAAAAAGAATCAAAAAAAAATAATTTTAAAAATACTGTTGTTCTATCAGACTCTAATGATTTTAAAAAATTTGTACAAGAAGAAGGCTCTCGTCATAAAAATATTCATGTTTTACATTGCAATAGTGTTCATACATCTCCTAGTCCGGGCCTGCTAAAATATACAGAATTTAAAAATCCTATTAAAAAAACGGCACTTAGAGATACTGCTTTAGATTTAAAATTTATTATTAATAGTAAAAAAAATATTACGTTTAGTTGCTATGCTTGGGGATCTAGTTTTATTATGTGGCCTAGTAAAATATATAATATACCTTTTGATGTAAAGGTCTTATCTTTATGAAAAAATCTATATTTGGATCTAGCGGTTTTATAGGAAGTCATTTTTGTTCTTCTGATTCTGATCTATTTAAAATATCTAGAGAAAGTAATAAGCCAATTTCTAATACAGATACCGTATATTTTATTAGTACTACACATAACTATAATGTGTTTGAAAATGTTAATCTTGATATTGATGTAAACTTAACTAAACTAGTTTCTGTGCTTAAAGAGTTTAAAGTAAAATGCCCCAATAACATCTTTAATTTTATAAGCTCGTGGTTTGTCTATGGAGATACTGATTTTCCAGCCAATGAAGACAGTACTTGTAAGCCTAAGGGGTTTTATTCTATTACCAAATATGCAGCAGAGCAATTAATTCAATCTTATTGTGAAACTTTTAATTTAAAATATAGAATATTAAGGTTGTGTAATGTTTACGGAGAAAATGCAACTAATGTATCCGTAAAAAGAAATGCTTTACAGTTTATGGTTCGAAAGGTTATTGCTAATGAAGATGTTGAATTATATGATGATGGTTCAAATATTCGTGATTTTATGCATGTAAAAGATGTGTGTAAAGCTATAACTTTGTGCATTGACAAAGCTGATACAAATACTATAATAAATGTAGGGAGTGGTATACCACAAAGATTTAGACCCCTAATTGAATATGTAAAATTTAAAACGGGTTCTACATCTAAATTGATTACTATTGCACCACCAGATTTTCATAAAACAGTACAGGTTCAAGATATGTATTTAGATATTTCTAAGCTAAAGTCTCTTGGGTTCAAACCAACCATATCAATTTTTACAGGTCTAGACAGAATAATAGAAAGCAATAATGAATAATTATACTTTATTTTCTGGAGACAATCCCTTTGCTACACAAGCTAAGATGTTATTGCATCTAGATAAATTACACCAGTATCAAACTAATGGAGATACTGATTGTCCTATTTTTATGGAGATAGGATTAACGGATAAGTGTAACATGGCTTGCTATTGGTGCATTACAGAATTGGGAAGAGATAATAAGGCAGGACTACATATTAGTATAAATGCTCTTAAACAATATTTTATAGATTTTGCTGATATGGGAGGGAAAGCAGTAACATTTGCTGGTCAAGGGGAACCTACGTTTTATCCTGACTTTGAAGAAGCTGTTGTTTCAGCAAAAGAGGCTGGATTAGAACTAGGAATGATGACTAATGCCGTATTCAAAAACAAGTACTGTAGATTGATTGCAGAAAATTTCCAATGGATTCGTATATCTCTTGATACTTTGGATGAAGACAAATACAAAGAATGGAAAGAGGTAGATGGTGTCAGAATTATTAAAAAAAATATTGAAACAATGCATGGAATGGGCAGCTGTAATATTGGTATTAATTGTAATGTTGGCCCTAATATCACTCTTCAACATGCTAAAGATCTAGTGAATTGGGTTAATAATAGTGATAATATATGTTATTTACAATTTAGGCCTATACTTCCCAGGTTTTATAAAGAAGCAGAAACAGCATACAAAGAAACTGGTACAGCAGAGATAAATTTAGAGGTTTGGGATTACCTAGATAATCTTCCTCAAAAACAAATGGCTAAGATTAATCTCAGCGATGACAAAAGAAGAGACTTGAAAAACGGTACAGCCTTTTCATTTAGAAGTTGTGAAGGTCATTTTTTTGAACCAATACTAACAGCGGCAGGAGATGTCAAAGTTTGTACGTATCATCCTGATGATCCTAAATTATCTTTTGGCAATATTAATACAGATTCATTTAAAGATATTTGGTACTCAGAACAACGGAAAGAGGCTATAAAATATGTTAGGTCTTTGAACTATAAAGAAAAATGTCAGATGTGTTGTAAGTTGTGTGAACCAAACAAGTTACTAGATTTTATTAATCATCCAGAAGAAACTCAGGACAAAAATTTCTTATGAGTAAAACCAATAAAGTAGCATGTTTTTATACTGAGCTAACAAACAATCATTGTACAAAAAAATTTACGGAACAATGTTTTCCATTAATTCAATACTGGAAACAAAGCTGGGAGAGCAACGGATGGAAAGCTCATGTATTGACAGAAGATTATATCAAAGATGAAAAATATTATACTGATTTAAAATTTGATAATTTCTCAGAATCAATTTTATGTAAGTATAGTCTTGACTTTGATTGCGAGTATACGAGAGCTTGCTATATGAGATGGTTAGCTTACTATAAGTTTGCCAAAGAGAATGGTTTTATCTACTGGGCAGACTATGATGTAATAAATTATGGATTTGTTCCAGACAATGACATTCCAGATGAAAATTTTAGACTGTCAGGGTGTTCGTCTGTGGGTAAATTGAATACTTGGGGAGGTAGAAAAACATTAGATACTTTTTTTGAGGTTCAAACAGGAGGATATGAACCTAAAACTTTAGCAAAAATTATAAATACGCATCCAGATGAAAGACTTGCTCATAAATTTAGCGATCTGATGATAACAGCTAGGTTAGTTAAGCTGCCTATCTATCATCCTTTATTAAGCAGAGTACCAAATGAAACGGTGTTAAAAAATTTAAAACCTCCATTTCTTATCCATTACCATAATGGAATATTTTGTAAACCAGATTCTACATTAAGATCAGTTGAAGACGTTTCTCATCTTTTACATAATGATGGGGAACGTTGCTCTAGGTTGCAAGCTATAAAAATATTAGAAGAATACAATAATATTAAAGGATATGATTTTAGATGAGACCAGAGTGGACAGACTATTTTTTAGGACTTGCAAAAGTTATTTCACAACGTAGTCATGATATTCATACTCAACATGGTTGTGTGATCACAGACCAAAACCATATAATATTAGGTGTAGGATATAATGGTTTTCCTAAAGGTATGAATGATTCTTTGTTGCCAACTTCTAGACCAGAAAAATACGATTGGATGATACACGCAGAAAGAAATGCTTTAAGTAATTGCGTTATCCGACCAGACAACGGAATAGCTTATGTCACAGGGCAGTGTTGTAACGATTGTATTTTATCTTTGTGGCAAGAAGGCGTGACCAAAGTCATTATGGCAAACTCTCATGGAACAAAATTATTTAACGATAAAGAAAAACACAATTTTGATTTTTTCGTAAAACAAAGCGGTATGCAGGTTGTTTATGCTACACCAAATATTTCTTGGATAAAAGAAATTGATATTTAAAAATTATAAAAACTTTTTCTCATGCTAATTCTATCAGGTGTAATATTAAGTTATCCAAATTAACTATTTTTCCTCTAGCCCTTGCCAAACATAAACGGAACGCTATCATATGTTTATGACTTCAATATTTTCTTCCAAAGGGCTTTTTCAAGAGATTTTTCAAGGAGTGTGCAAGTATGTCGGCATTAAATGAATTACAGAATTATACATTTGTTAGTAAGTATGCCCGTTGGATAGAGAGTGAAAATAGAAGAGAAACATGGAAAGAAGCAGTAGATCGTGTTAAAAATATGATGCATACTCAATATTCTGAAGACAATATTGCCGAAGAAATTGATTGGGCTTATGATTTAATGTTTAAAAAAAGAGTACTAGGTAGTCAAAGAGCCTTGCAGTTTGGTGGAGATCCTATATTAAAAAGACATGCTAAAATATATAATTGTACTAGTTCATATTGCGATAGATTAAGATTTTTCCAAGAGTGCTTCTGGTTGTTGTTGTGCGGAAGCGGTACAGGATTTAGTGTCCAAAAACACCATGTTGCTAAACTGCCTACTTTATCTCATGAAGCTAAACCTAAACGTGGTATAAAGTATGTTATAGAAGATAGTATTGAGGGCTGGGCTGATGCTTTAGGTGTTTTGCTTAGTTCTTATTTTAATAAGCCATCTGAAGATAAATTCAAAGAATATAAAAATCAACACATTGTTTTTGATTATAGTAACATTAGAGAAAAAGGCGCTCAATTATCTTCTGGTGTGGGCAAAGCTCCGGGCTTTGAGCCTTTACAAAATGGTTTAGAAAAAATTAGAGAATTATTGGAGAAGTGCGTTGAAAACAAACAAAAAAAACTCAGGCCTATTGATGCTTATGATATTATTATGCACTCAAGCGATGCTGTATTATCTGGTGGTGTTCGTAGAAGCGCATCGTTAGCATTATTTAGTGCAGACGATGAAGAAATGGCTAAAGCTAAAACAGGGAATTGGTATGTAGATAATCCTCAAAGAGCCAGAAGTAATAACTCAGCTTTATTGATAAAAGATGATACGACATATGAACAGTTTCAAGTACTAATGGAATCAGTTAAACAATTTGGTGAGCCAGGTTTTATCTGGAGTGACTCTACTGAAATGACTTTTAATCCTTGTGTGGAAGTTGGGATGTGGCCTGTAGATGAAAAATCTGGTAAGTCAGGATGGCAAGGTTGTAATCTTTCTACTATTAATTGTTCTTCTGTAGTAGATGAAGAGGATTTCTATGAAAGATGTAAAGCTGCTGCAATCATAGGTACTTTACAGGCTGGTTTCACACAATTAGATTACTTAGGAGAAGTAAGCAAGTCTATCTTTGATCGTGAAGCACTTCTAGGGGTAAGTCTCACAGGCATTATGGAAAAACATGAACTAGTACTAACAGAAAAAGTATTAAAAAATGGGGCAAAGATTGCTGTCTCTACAAATAAAGAATTGTCTAAAAAAATTAATATCAATCAAGCTGCTAGAGTTACTTGTCTCAAGCCAGAAGGAACAAGTAGTAGTATGTTAGGAACTAGTTCGGGCATACATCCGCATCATGCTAAACGATATATTAGACATGTACAAGCTAATGTTTTAGAAGCTCCATATCAGCATTTTAAAAACTATAATCCACAAGCCTGTGAAAAATCTGCTTGGTCTGCTAATAATACAGATGAGGTAGTAAAATTCCCTATAGAAGTTCCTGATGGCTCTAAATTAAAAAATCAATTACCTGCCGTAGCTATGTTAGGTGTTGTGAAAGACGCTCAAAAAAACTGGGTGCATTCTGGTAAAAACAGATCCCTCTGTACACAAGATTTTTTAAGTCATAATGTAAGTAATACTGTTACAGTACAACCAGACGAGTGGGAAGATGTAACTAAATTTATTTATAATAATAGAAAGTTTTTTGCTGGTATTAGTCTTATTCCTCAAAGTGGAGATAAAGACTATCCTCAGGCTCCTTTTACTACAGTTTATACTAGTAGAGAAATAGTAAAAGAATATGGAGATGCTGCTTTGTGGTGTTCTGGTTTAATTGAATTAGGCCTAAATGCTTTCCATTTAAATCTTTGGGCAGCTTGTGATTATATGACTCTTGAACAAGCAACTGAAGAAGACTCAGAAGCTAAAAAACTTTTTGCTACAAAAATGAATAGATTTGCTAAAAAGTATTTTGATGGAGATTTAAGGCGTTTAACATACTGTATGAAAGATGTCTATAACTGGAAATTTTATATGGATCTTTATGATAGTTTTAAAAAGGTTGATTACACACAACTACTGGAAACTGAAGACAATACCGTAGGAATAGAAGAAATTAGTTGTGCCGGTGGCGCTTGTCTGATTTAGTCTTTATCCTAAAAAGGGGTATAATTTTGAGAAAAAAAAATAAAAAAGGAACCATACATATACAGGGAGATAAACATAGTATTGATAATATAGAAGATGTGGGTATAGGTTTTAAAAATAGATTAAAGCCTAGAAGCAACAATCAGAAAGACTATATTAGAGCTGTTGCAGAAAATACGATCACTTTCTGTCAAGGTGTTGCTGGAAGTGGTAAAACTCATATAGCTGTAGGTATGGCCTTTGAACATTTGATACATGGAAAGGTAGAAAAAGTAGTAATTACTAGACCTGTTGTAGAGGCTGGAGAAAAACTAGGTTTTTTACCGGGAACAGCAGAAGAAAAATTACACCCTTATTTATTACCATTATTTGATGAAATTAATTACTTTCTAAAAAAAGAACATTATAGTAAATTAGTTCATACTCGTCAAGTAGAAATTGTACCTCTAGGTCTTATGAGGGGTAGAAGTTTTCACAACTCTTTTATTGTTGCTGATGAATGCCAAAATGCTTCTTACGATCAATTAAAAATGCTATTGACACGTATCGGCATGGATAGTAAAATGGTCTTAACTGGAGATGTAGAACAGTCTGATCTAGAATTTAGAAAACAAGGTGGTTTTAAAACTGTAATAGATAGATTACAAGATACATATCATATAGGTTTTTCATATCTAGAACCTGTTGATATTGTCAGAAATCCTATTATAGCTGACATTGTTAATAAATTAAAATGAACCCTTGCCATTCGCCTGTCAGCTGCATACTATAGTAGACCAAAGGATACTGAGAAATGGGAGATATTATATCTGATGCCTAATTATAGTTATTTTTGTCCTAAGTGCGATATAACTTTCGAAAAGTTTTTTTATATTAGCAAGTATAAAGAAAGGGTGAGATGTCCAGACTGTAAGAAAACCTGTCAAAGAGATTACGATGATATCTTAACGCAGTCTGCATCTGTTAAAAAAGCTGATAGTGAACTCAAAACCATTGGAGATTTAGCTAATAGAAACAGAGACAATTTATCAGATGACCAAAAGATTGCATTAGATAAAAAGCATAATGAATATAAAGATCAGGATTTGGTTAAAGAATTACCAAAAGGTATGTCGAGAATGAAAAAACCTCAAAAGAAAATTAAGTGGAGATAATTATGACTGATAATTTTGACCAATTTATTGTAAATAAAACAAAAGACAATGAGTCTGCAACAAAACAAAAAGAAGGTATGTATTATACTGCTGTAGGGAATCAAGACTATATTGATGATGAAGGTAATACAAGACAAAACGAAGAACACGATAATACTTTTGCAAAGACAATAGATGGTAAGTTTTTTATTAAAGTAGGATTAGATAATAGAGCACATAATCCTATTGGTTTGTTTTCAGAAGGTCAACATAATAAAGTCTTGTCTAAAATAGGTAAAAATGAATTTAACTACAAAAAAGTTAATCAAAGAGTTTTTGAACTTTATCTATCTTTTTTGAGGACCAAAAATATTGCATGGCTTAATAATACTAACAGGGAACTATCATGAGATTAAATAACACACAAAAATATGCAATTCAGTGGCTAATGCACAACGATAAGTCTGTGCCAGAAATTGTTAAAGAATTAAAACTTCCTGAAAAAACAGTCAGCAATTTTGTAGCTAAAAATTCTGTAGCGACAAAAGAGAAAACAACAGATGTTAAATCTGGCCCAGTAAATTCTAAGGATTTAATGATCAGACATACCAACAGCAAGAATAATAACCAAGTCGCTGTTATGACTAAGGAAGCATCAGAAGTAAACGACGCAAATAAGAAACATCCAGCATTTACAGAACATAAGCATAATAAAAACATTTTTAAAATCACAGAATGAAACAGCAACAATATATTTCAAAATATTCTAATGATAAACAAGTAACTGCTGCACAATATATTACTGAGATTATATGTGAACATTATGCTCAAAAAAATAAGCTAGATTTACATTATAGATTCTGGACTCATAAAACATGGTCGGCTTATTACAGAAATCAAATAGGAACTGCAAATAAATTACTTAAAAAGTATAATTCTAAAGCTATCATCAGAGCTTTAAATAATCCGAAAAGTTCTAGAATTTATTCCTTGAGGGCTCCACATCTTATTGCTATAATAGAGAGTGAAGAAGATAAGCTATTAATAGAAAATACAGATTTAAACAATAGCTATGAACGAAAAACTATCAAAAAATTTGCTACAAATAAAAACAAAAAAAGTATTATTTCTAAAATAAAGGACTTAGACAATGGCGAGTAAGGCACTTAGTACTAAAAAATCAACAGCACTGTCTGTTCCCTCTATCAATACTGCTTTAGCTACAGACTTAAAGAAAACGTTTGGTGAAGATATTTTAATGTCTGGTAGTGCTATTAAGGAAAAGCAAACTATTGTTATTCCTTTAAGTCCATCATTAGACATGATACTAAACGGAGGTGTTCCAGAAGGTAGTTTTGTAGTATTGACAGGACAGCCTAAGTGTGGTAAAACTGTTACATCATTAAGTTTGGCAGCTACCGCATTAGACCCTAAGTATCAAGGCAATCTAGAAAAACCAAGACATGTATACTATTTAAATATAGAAGGAAGACTAAAGAAAAGAGATATAGAAGGCATTAAAGGTTTGGACTTGAATAGGTTTACTTTGATAGGCTCTACTCAAGGTAAGATTTTACATGCAGAAGAATATCTCCAGATTGCAGAAAGAATTATTAACCAAGAACCGGGAAGTATTGTAATTATAGACTCCTATTCTGCACTATGTACTGAAGCAGAAATTACGTCAGATATGAATAAAATGCAAAGAGCAGATGGGGCAAAGTTATTAGCAAAATTTTGTAGGAAAGTTGCAAATGTTATTCCTGTTAATAAAAATATTGTGATAGGTATTACTCATCTAATGGGAAATCCTACAGGGTATGGTGCGGAGTTTAAAGAAAAATCTGGACAAGCTATTGCATACCAAACCGATATTAAGTTACGAGCAAAAAGATTTAGTCCTTGGCTTTTAGGTAAAGAAAACAATCAAATTGGACAAGAAGTGGAATGGCAAGTGGTATGTTCTGCTCTAGGCCCTCCGGGAGCAACAACCACAAGCTATATTAGATATGGAGAAGGTTTGGATAAATATATGGAATTATTTAATCTTGCAGTAGACATTGGCATTATTAGTAAAGGTGGTGCTTGGTATACTTTTACTAGTATAGATGAAACACCTAAGTTTCAAGGTTCCGAAAAGGCTAGAGATTTTATGGTAAACAATCCTGAAGTTTATAACAATTTAATATCAGAAGTCAGTGATGCGTTAGGAATATAATGAATATCGTAGATTTAGATAATAATACTAAACAATGGAATCTAAAGGGATATATCTCTAAGGCTACAGCTACTAATAAATCTACATATCATATTCGTGCTAGACAATTATTACATGAACTATTTCCTACCCTTCAAATTTTAGAAGAAGTATCTATACCAGTTAGACCTAAAGAAGTTATGTATTTGGATTTTTATTTACCTCTCATAAAAACTTGTGTCGAAGTACATGGGGAACAACATTATAAGTTTATTCCTTTTTATCATACTACTAAATTAAATTTTTTGAAGGCGAAGAAAAGAGATAACGAAAAAAAAGAATGGTGTGAGCAAAATAATATTACATATGTTGAACTACCTTATAATGAAAATTTAGACGATTGGACAAAAAAAATAGATGAATACTAAAGAAAAAGTTAAAGAGTGGGATAGCGTTTTAGATGAATATGAAAAAGGTATTGGTCTTCCTGTTTATCAAGGACAGCAATTTTCTAACGATGAACTTGAACACTATTTTTCAATGGACAGAAAAGTTTTGGAAACTATGACACCACAAGATTGTGGCGAGATAGCATATAGATTAGGTCAGTTTAGTTTTCATATTCAACGAAGTATAAATAGAGAATTAGCAAGATGTAATTGGGCTGAAGAGAATATTAAAGAAGTCATTGCAGATGAACTAAACACATACAAAGGATATGGCTATATTGAAAAATCAACACAAGCAATAAAGCATAATGATAGTGCAAATTCATTGAACAAAATTAAAAAATACGCTAAGATGAGATCTGACAGATTGCAGTATATAGCAAATAGTATCAAAAACCTATCAGATATCTTGCTAAATATTCAGAGGAGTAAATTGAAACATGAGCAATAAAAAAGAAACCATAGAACAAATTGTAGATCTTTTAAGGTCTTTGGTTGATGACGACGAACCCCAAGAAGCACCTAAGAAGACTACTAGAAAAAAAAGAACTACTAGTAAAAAAACAAAAACTAACAGAAAAAAGAGCACAACAACTACAAAAAAAGCAAGTCTAAATAAATTTGAGAGTATGGACATTAGAGGTATGCACAAAGAAGATGTAGAAATAGACAGAAAGTTAAATGTAAAACCTCCTGCTCCAAGAACCAGAAAGTACAATAGTGTTGATGTTACATGTCGTTCTTGTGGTAAGAGAGAAAAAGTAAATCCTGTATTAGTTACAGAATCTTCTCGCTATAAATGTAATGCTTGCTCAAGGATTGGGGGTTAGTATGTCGTTAAAAGACACAGCAGCAGAAAGAGCAGTACTATCTGGCATATGTAAATATGCAGATGGCATATATTTGGAAATTGCAGACGTTATGGACGCTGAGTGTTTTACTATAGATAGTAATAAATTAATTTTTCAATGTTTACATAGCCTTTGTGAAGAAAACATAACAGCAATAGATATAGCATCTATTTTATCTAAAGCAAAAGAATTAGGTTATGAAGATTTTTTTAATAAAAAAGATGAACTCAGCCACCTGCAGGCTGTTTTAAATTTTCCTATACATCGAGACAATGTAAAAAAGTTTGCTACTAAAATAGCCAAACTAAAAATAGCAAGACTTTTAAAAGAACAACTGGGTAATGCTCAGAAAAATATCAATGGAATAAATGGTTCAGAAAGTGTTTCTCATATTATCTCTTTGGCAGAAGATCCGATTTTTGATTTTACTAACTTAATTAGTAACGACGATACTGCTCCAGAACAAATGGCTACAGGATTAGATGATTATTTAAAAGAATTACAAGAAAACCCTATAGATCAGGTAGGTATTCCTACAGGCTTTCCAGTATACGACCAATCAATTGGAGGAGGTTTGCGAAAAAGTACAATTAATGTTATTGCTGCTAGACCAAAAACTGGTAAAACTTTATTGTCAGACAACATGGGTTTAAACATAGCTAAGTCAGGCATTCCGGTTTTAAATATGGACACTGAAATGACCAAACAAGATCATATGAACAGACTTATAGCTATGATGACAGAAATAGAAATGAACAAAATAGAAACTGGCAAGTTTGCAGATTCACATGCTTCCATACAAAAAGTGAATAAAGCAGCAGAGGAATTAAAAAATGCTAATTTTTATCATAAGTCTATTGCAGGAAAACCATTTGACGAACAGTTATCTATTATGAAAAGATGGATAGTAAAGGAAGTAGGTCTAAACGATGACGGGACTGCGAAGGATTGCGTAGTTTTTTATGACTATCTAAAATTAATGGATACTCAAGGACTTTCTGCCGATATGAAAGAATATCAGCTTTTAGGATTCATGATGACTAGTTTGCATAATTTTGCTAGTAAATATAAAATACCTATTGTTGCCTTTATACAGTTAAACCGTGATGGGATAACTAAAGAAAGTACAGATACAGCTAGTGGCTCTGATAGAATTATTTGGTTGTGTAGTAATTTTACAATTTTTAAAAGAAAGAGTGATGAAGAAATATCAGAAGACGGACCTTCTGCTGGTAATAGAAAACTCATTCCTATTATTAGTAGACACGGTGGAGGTTTAGACGATAACGATTACATAAACTGTAATATGAAGGGCTGGTGTGCGAAGATAACAGAAGGTAGAACTAAATTGGAATTGGCAAATAATGACTCAAATGATACAGAAGGGTTTGTGGTTGACAATGATAAAGACGAAATCCCATTCGTATAATCAACAAGAATTGAAACGCATGTGTGATCTATTGTGTGATAATATAGAAGATGTTTTGAACGCTTTAGGTTTAGATGATTATAGAGATAATAGTAAGATGATTACTATGTCTTGTCCTATTCATAGTGGAGATAATGATTCTGCTTTAAATTTGTACTATGAAGGCGATACATATAGAGGCAATTGGAAATGTAGAACCCATCAGTGTGAACATTGTTTCAGAGGATCTATCTTAGGATTTATCAGAGGTGTCATATCTTCTCAAAAATATAATTGGTCTGAACAAGGAGATAAAATGTGCTCCTTTAATGAGGTGGTAGAATTCTGCAAAAATTTGCTAGGCTCTGACAACAATGATCTATTGGTTAGTAAGGTCTCTCAAGATAAAAATAATTTTGCTAGAATAGTTGATAAAATTAATCCTAAACAATTAATAAACAGTAAGATAACTAGGAATTCAGCAATAAAAAATATTGAAATACCTTCTCAATACTATATAGATAGGGGTTTTTCAAAAGACATACTAACTAAATATGATGTTGGACTTTGTAGTAATCCAGACAAGCCTATGTATAATAGAGTTATTGTGCCAATATATGATGACACTGGAGAGTTTTTGGTAGGATGTACAGGTAGAAGTATATTTGATAAATGCACTACTTGTCAATCGTATCACAATCCAGAAGAAATGTGTCCATCTAAAGATGTGGCTTGGCAATACTCTAAGTGGAAACATAGCTATGGTTTTAAGTCTCAGCATTATCTGTATAATTTTTGGAATGCTAAAGAATACATATACAATAATAATTATGCAATACTTGTAGAAAGTCCAGGTAATGTATGGAAATTAGAAGAAAATAATATTCATAATAGTGTTGCAATTTTCGGTTGTAATTTAAGCGATAGACAGAAACTAATTTTAGATTCTTCTGGGGCTATGACACTATTTCTTATTATGGATAACGATGAAGCTGGAGACAAAGCAGCTACAGAAATACAACAAAAATGCGAAAACACCTATACAATACATAGACCACAAATTACTGCAACAGACATTGCAGAAATGACTCGTGAAGAAATTGATACTCAAATTATACAATTTATAAAGGAAAGAACATGATTATTGCATTTGCTGGTAAAAAACAATCTGGTAAAACTAGTGCGTGTAAATTTGCTTCTAGACTTTTTACTAATCATTACTATAAATATAGAACGGTTCTCGATCAAAGCGATTACTGCGAAGTTGTCAGCACATATAATTTTGCTGACCCATTAAAAAAGCTGTGTATAGACATATTAGGTTTAACTGAAGCACAGTGTTATGGTACAGATGAAAATAAAAATGAACTGGTTAATTGTTTTTGGCCAGGTATTGACGCACAAATGACAGCGCGAGAGGTGATGCAATATGTGGGAACTGATGTATTAAGAAGGATGCAAAACAATGTATGGTCCGATGCTACGCTTAGAAAAATAAAAAAAGAGAATTTCCCGTTAGCTTTAATTGCAGACTGTCGTTTTCCTAATGAAGTTGCAGCTGTTAAACAAGCAGGTGGATTAGTTATAAAACTAGATAGGAGTTTGTATTCGTCAACTCATGCTAGTGAAACTGCACTAGATGAAGCCAGCTACGACCAATCTAATTTTGATTTAATTATTGATAATCACTCGTTATCTATTGAAGATAAAGACCAACATATTTATAATTTTCTTACAGAACAAAAGGTGATATCATTATAATTACATACTTTCGTAGTTCATCCTACAACACACACAATATGTGCGAACAACAATACTTCTTTGATTATGTATTAGGGTATAGATCTCCTTCTAATAAAAAAGCAGACAAGGGTACTATTGTACATAAAGTATTAGAAATTTTGGCATTTATTAAGTATCACCAACAACAAGGTAATCGGTCTTTTACAGACGATATTGTAGGGGAGGTATATGTTGAAGATTACAATTTGGACGGTATTATAGAGTCTGTATATACCTATTATACTAGTGCTTTTACTCATCATAAGTGGACAAATGTTGATTTTAAAGATTGCTCTAAGTGGACATATAAAGCAATTAATTATGCTGATGGAATGTTTGATCCTCGTAATAAAAATATATTATATCCAGAACAACAATTTGATATAACTATTGATAAGCCTTGGGCTAAATTCAAGTATGACACGAAAGATGGGCCACTAGAAGGTCAATTATCTATCAAAGGAACAATTGACTTAATAACAAAACCAAACGAAAATACTGCTGAAATTATTGATTGGAAAACAGGACGTAGACTTAATTGGGCGACCGGAGAGGAAAAGACGCAAGAAAAATTAGAGATTGATCCACAGCTAATGATTTATTATTATGCAGTAAATAAACTTTATCCTGAAATAGATCATTGTATCGTAACTATATATTTTATAAATGATGGTGGTCCTTTTAGTATGACGTTTAGTAAAAAAGACCTATGTAAAACTGAAGAATTACTAAAGAAAAAATTTAAACATATTAAAAATACTGTCAAACCAGAATTAAAAAAGACTTGGAAATGCACTAAGTTGTGTCATTATGGGAAAACTACATTCGAAGATACCGATATACAGCCATTGGTAGAATATAGGGATGGCCAAGTTTGTTCTGTAAATACTCCTATGACCAAATGCGAACAGGTGGCTCATGACATTTCTGTAAAAGGATACAAAAATACTGTTGACGAATACACTGTTCCAGGCTATAATATAGGACACTACAAGGCCCCAGGAAGCACAGAATGAAATTATATACTCCTTTGCATGTTCACACTCATTATTCTTTATTGGATGGTTTAAGTAAACCTAAAGACATTGTTAACAGATGTAAAACTATAGGAGCAACGTCTTGTGCTATAACAGATCATGGTTCAATCTCTGGAGCCGTTCAATTTTATCAACAATTAAAAAGCAATAATATCAAACCCATTTTAGGTTGTGAACTTTACATATCTAAAAAGTGTTCTAAAGAAAAGAAAAAAGAAAACGCAAAACTAGAACACCTTGTTGTATTATGTAAAAATCTACAGGGATGGAAAACTTTAATTAAAATAGTTTCAGAGTCTAACCATCCTGATAGATTCTATCACAAACCTAGAGTGGATTTAGATACTTTAGGGGATTTGTTAGATGATAACATTATAGCGATTACAGGACATTTAGGTTCTACATTAGCCAACCGTATTGTAGTCGAAGATAAGATAAGTGATAGCTGGAAGAAAGACGCAACAAACCACATATCGCACTTACATAATATCTTTGGAAAAGAAAACGTATTTTTAGAAGCTCAATTAATAGATAGAATAGCAAACCCTATTCAAGTTGAACTTACTGATAGCATTAGATCGCTTGGACATTCTACACAAACTAAGGTTATCTGCACACCCGATGCACATTATGCAAAACAAGAAGATGCAGTAGATCAAAGAATTTTATTGTGCAACAATATGAGAACAACTCTATCTGCTGTGAATCATAAATTACAAAATAATATAGAGGTTGGATTATCTTGCTTTTTCAATAGTGACAAGTATTACATACCATCTAGCGAAGAAATGCATGGTTTACATACTGAAGAAGAAATAGAAAATACAATATTTGTAGATCAATTGTGTGAAGATTATAATATTCTTAGTCAGCCTATTTTACCACCTTTTCAATATCCTAGTGAGTATGATTCTGACTCAGACTATTTAAGACAACTTTGTAGAGAAGGTTGGAGAAATAACAAACTTAATGGCTTAGATAAGCAAATACAAGATAAATATGTCAGCAGATTAAAATATGAATTTGATGTTTTGCATGGTGCTGGTCTATCTAGTTATTTTTTAATTGTACAAGATATCGTTAAATATATTAGAAATTCTTCTTGGTTGCCGGGGCCGGGTAGAGGTAGTGCAGCAGGATGTCTGGTTTCTTACCTTTTGGGTATTACTTCAATTGATCCTATGAAATACGACTTATTGTTTGATAGATTTTATAACGCTGGTAGAAATACTAAAGATAGAGTTTCTATGCCAGATATTGATTTAGATGTTCCTATTGATAAGAGAGAAGGTATTATTGAATACATTAAAAAAACTTATGGAGAAGACAAAGTTTCTCAAATGTTAACTTTTAATACAATGAAAGGTCGAGGTGCATTGAAAGATGTTTTAAGGGCGTATGGTAATTTGTCTTTTGAAGACATGAATAAAATTACTAAAAACATACCTGATGAAGCTAAAATTTCTGATGAGTTAGAAGAAATGAAAAAAGAACAGGGAGAGGCATCTATTATTAAGTGGACTTTAGAAAATAAAGCTAAAGATTTAAAAGAGTGGTGTTCGATAGATAAAGAAGGAAATCTACAAGGGCCCTTGTCAAAACGCTTTGAACAGTCTATTAGACTAGAGGGTACTAAAACAAATCAATCCAAACATGCTGCTGGAGTCGTGATTGCTCCAGAAAAACTAAGTAATATTTGTCCGATGGTATATGATACCAAAAATAAGAATTTGATAGCTGGTATGGAAATGCAAGACCTAGAGAACATTGGAGTGATTAAATTTGATATTCTAGGAGTAGCGGTATTAGATAAAATCATGAACATATCTTCAATGTTAAAACAAGGAGTATAAAATGCAATTTAAAGATCTAAGTATTAACGACATCTTCGTGAAACCGGGGCAAAATGCTCAATACACAAAGGTTCCTGAAGTAAGAGTTAGCTGTTGTAAAGTAAAATGTAACGCAAAACGAAAGCTAGATAATGCCGACGCTGTATTCCGACCCTTAGACGAGGTAACAAGACTTGAAAAAAAATAAAATATGTGTTTTTGACTTTGAAACAGATGGTAAAGATCCGTTCCAATGTAGCCCTGTTCAGCTTGCTGCTGTTATGGTGGATGCAGATAAATTGGAAGTTATCCCTAATTCTGAGTTTAATATAAATCTTAAACCTGAATTACTAGATAAGAATCCAGACCATCAATACGAAACCGACTTACTAGAGTTCCATGCTAAAGCACAAAATAGTACAGCTTCAGAAGTCTTAAACAGTTGGCAAAATTTCCCTCCACAAAAACAATCTTGGAGTCAATTTGTTAACTACTTAGATAAATATCACACTAGAAGCTCTCGTAAAAGTATGTTCTCTGCTCCAATAGCAGCAGGATATAATATACTGAGATTTGATATTCCTATAGTAGACAGAATGGCTTTAAAATATAAAAATGTAGGGAAAGATAAAACCAATAATATTTTTCATCCAAGAGACAAAATAGATTTAATGCATCTAATGTTTCTTTGGTTTGAAAACAATGAAGATTTAAAAAGTCTTTCGCTAGATACTATGCGTGAGTATTTAGGCATAAGTAAAGAAGGAGCACATGACGCTATGAAAGATGTCAATGACTGTGCTGCTATGTTGATTAGGTTTTTAAGGCTTCATAGGAATGAAGCCAAAAAGATTAAATTTAGAAATTCTTTTGCACAATGAAATACTTTGAATACAAAAACTGTGGATGTAAATTTGCTCTAGACGAAAATGAAAACATCATTTTTGATCCACAAATTTCTTCTATAAACTTAAAATGTAATGCTACTTGGGATTTAATATCAAGTGGAAATACTAAAGGCTGTTTTCAGCTAGAGTCCAGACTTGGAAGAAGTATGGCTAAAAAACTCAAGCCAGATTCTATAGAGCAACTTTCAGCCTTAATTAGTATTATGCGACCGGGATGTTTGGAGGCTGTAAGAGATAGCAAGACAGTTAGTAATCATTACATAGACAAGAAAAACGGACTAGAGTCTATAGATTACTTTCACCCTGCTCTAGAACCTATTCTTAAAAATACTTTTGGAGAAATGGTTTATCAAGAACAGGCTATGCAGATTGCTAAAGAATTAGCTGGTTTTGACTTACAGGAAGCAGATATGCTGCGTAAAGCTATTGGTAAGAAAAAAGCAGGAGAGATGTCTAAGCTAAAAGACAAATTTATTAAAGGTTGTAAAAAATTAGATATTATTTCCGCTGAACAAGCAGAACAAATATTTTCTTGGATTGAAAAAAGCCAAAGATACAGCTTTAATAAAAGTCATGCTGTTAGCTATGCAATGAATGCTTACTTATCTGCATATAGCAAAGCACACTTCACCAGAACATTTTTTGCGTCATATCTTAAATTTGCTAAGGATAAAATAGATACACAACAAGAAATCAAAGAACTCATACAAAATGCTTCTCAAATGAACATCTTGGTTTCCACGCCAGATATTAGAAAGCTAAACCAATATTTTGTTTTAAAAAATAAAATTATATATTTTGGTTTGACAGATATTAAGGGTGTTGGTCAATCTGTTTTTAAGAAGCTAGAGACTTTAGTAAAAGATTATGATATAGATAAATTAAGTTGGATAGAATTACTTTTTAATATATTACTAAACTTGAATAGCACAGCAGTTAAAGGCTTGATATCTTCTGGGGCAATGGATCATTATGGCAAAACTAGAAACTGCATGTTATTTGAATATAGTATAATTTCAGATCTAACAAAAAAAGAAATAGAAAAATGTCAAAAATACATCTCTGAAGACTCGACCATAAAAGACATACTGCAAAAACTAATGTTAGATAAAATTAATATTAGAAGACAAGCAATTGTCAACAATCATATTAAAAGTATAGACAAACCACCATTTGACTTAAACGACTCAATAGAGTGGATTTCTGATAAAGAATATGAACTATTAGGATACTCCATATCCTGCTCCAGAATTGACATGTATGATGTTTCTAATACAAATTGTACTTGTGGGGATTTCTTAAAAAATGCTCAAAAAGAAGTAGTATTGGCTGGAGAAATAGAACAAGTAAATGTAGTCAAAACTAAATCAGGAAAAAACAAAGGTGCTGAAATGGCATTTTTGAGCCTGTCAGATAGTACAGGAGTTTTAGATTCTATTATTATATTTCCAGAGACATATAGAGTTTATCAAAATGTTTTATTTGATGGAAATATTGTTATTATTAAAGGAAATAGATCTAAAGATAAGGAAAGTTTAATAGTGGATAAAATTTTTATTCCACAGTCTTGACAAAGTTCAAGATTAGCCTATAATACGTAACAGCTTAATCTGTTTTTTTAACCCTTTTGATATGGAGTAATTGATATGAATACAGTTATTTTACGAGGCAATCTTACTAGAGATCCAGAACTTAGAAAGATTGATAGTGGAGATAGACAAATCTCTGTTATTAATTTTACTGTAGCTGTCTCTAGAGAATACACCAAAGCAAACGGTGTGAGAGATAAGATTGTTTCATATATTCCTTGTGAAGCATGGGATAGTGGTGCAGAACTTATCGCAGAGTCTTTCAGAAAAGGAGACCTGGTTTTTGTCGAGGGTTCGATGAGAAACGATAAGTGGGAAAAGGATGGAGTAAAGCATAGTACTATGAAAGTTAGAGTAAATAACTTTTCAAAGATTACTAAGCTAAAGAAGAGTACCACTAGTACAGAATCTAAGGAACAACAACCTGTAGCATTCTAATTATTTTTTATTAATAGCAAAAGGAGTCTCTAGTATATGAGAAAAAAAAGAATTTTAATGGTTGGTGAACACCATGTCGCCAAATCAGGGTTCGGCTTGTATACTAGAGAAATCCTACAAAGACTACATAATACTGGAAAGTATAAGATAGCAGAATTAAGTTGCTTCAATACTAATCTGCATAATAATCAAGTTCCATGGAAAGTTTATCCTAATGCAGTTGGTAATGACCATGAACATGCTAAACAATATAATGCTGATCCAGAAAATGTTTTTGGTAAATGGAGATTTGATCAAGTTGTTTTAGATTTTAGACCAGATATTGTATTTGATATTAGAGACTATTGGATGCTTGCTTGGCAAGATGCTTCTTTACTTAGGCCATATTTTCATTGGGTTATTGCTCCTACTGTAGACTCATTACCTCAACAATATCATTGGATGCAAACTTTTGCTAATGCAGACTTTGTTTCTGGTCATACAGATTGGGCTGTAAATTACATGGATGCATCTGGATATAATATAAATACATGTCCAAGCGTATCTGATTCTGTAGATACAGATGTATTTAGGCCAATCAATTTTTCTCACAAAACAAACAAAGCTTTACACATGCTACCTACTGATTCTTTTGTGGTAGGAGCAGTTATGAGGAATCAAAAACGCAAATTAATTCCTAATCTAATGGGTGCTATCAGAGATCTAAGATTGCTGTCGAAAAACAGTAATGTCTATCTATATCTACATACCAGCTACCCCGAAAAAAGTGGATGGGACATCCCTTCATTATTACAAGAGTATGAGGCATATAATTTTACTTTCTTTACATATTATTGCCCACACTGTAAAAAAGCATGGGCTTCATTATGGAAAGGACCTAAAACAAAATGTCCTTTCTGCCATAAAAACGGCGCAAGTTTTCCTAATGTGGTACACGGCTTAACAGATAATGAATTAAAAAATATCTATAATTTTTTTGATGTCTATGTTCAATATGCAATATGTGAAGGATTAGGTATCCCTCAGCTTGAAGCTGCTTCTTGTGGTGTTCCTGTTTTCTCAGTAGACTACAGTGCTATGAGTGAAGTAACTACTAAATTAAAAACAAATAAAATACCGTATGCTTTATTTAAAGAATTAGAAACTGGAGCATTTAGAGCAGTTCCTAACGATAAAGATTTAGTTAAACAATTGTTTCAGTACCTAGAACTTTCTAAAGAAGAACAGAAAGAAAAACAAGTAAATATTAGAAAAGCAATTATAGACAATTATAGTTGGGATAAGACAGCAAAAACATATGAAAAGCTATTTGACAGTATAGAACCTAAAAATAATTGGGATACGCCTATGATGTTTGACTCTAACAACCCTACAATACCTAAAGACATAACAAGCAATAGGGAATGGATCACATATGCTCTTAAAAACATTATCATGAGTCCACACCTATTAAAAACTACTATGATACAATCAATGATTCAACACCTAGACCAAGGATTTGTAGCTGCTGGAGGAAACATAGTAAATTACAACAGGGATATGGCTAAAAAAGTTTTGGAGTCTATACTAAATCATAAAGCATTATTGGAAAATTTAAGATCAGGAAAAGCTAAAGACGAATCACCCTTCCTGAAAGGATAAGAATGTCTTCTGCTAAAAATATATTATATATCGGGCCTTATAGAGAAGAATCTAACAGAGGCTTTTATGCATATATGAATATTAAAGCCTTACAAAAAGCAGGGCATAATATTAAAACTATCCCAAGATTTTGTGAAAAATACTTAAATAATAAAATATTTAATGATATCGCAGATTTAGAAAAAAATAATTTTGATAGGTACGACATTTGTATACAACATTGTGGTAATAGTGAGTTTGTTTACCACTCTGATTTTGAAAGAAATATAGGCATATGTGATATCTCTGGTTTTGATCCAGACCCTATTATTAATAATAATCTATTCTTGTTAGATCAAATAGTGGTCAACTGCAAAGTTAAATTAAAAGTTTTACAGAACATTGTATCCTCTAAACTGTATGATAAATTTGTTTATTCTCCACAACTTTTAGACTGTGCTAATATTGAAGAATATAAAACCCCAGAAACTTTTGAGTGGATGGAAAAAGATAGATTTTATTTTTATACAGAATTAAATTTTACTGAGCAATACGATTGGGAAAAATTAATTTATACTTATGTAACTACTTTTACCAATAGTAATACTGGACTTATATTAAAAACCAATAACTTGTCAAAAGAAAAATCACAACTTGTTCTTGAGGATATACGCGATATTCTTACTGACAGCAGATTAAAAGCTAACGATAATAATATGCCTATTCTTATTAATAATGTTTTGGATAAGTCAGATTTAGCAAAAATATATAGTAATGTACATTGTTTTGTAGACGTTAATAAAACAAATGAAGCATCATACTCAGTATTAAATTTAGCAGCCATGAATAAACACATCATATCAAATGATAGGCTTACAACTTCATCATATTTAACAAATTGTTTACATGTTAATTCTATGATTTGTAATTCACAAGCAGCTTATTATAATGACATAACAGATAACAATATATATAATTATTATTATACTATGGACAATAATGATTTAAGACAAAGTATGATTACTGCTTACTATTCCAGACATAAACAAATAGATGATTTACATGATGATATATCACAATACGATATCTCTAACATTAATAATTTATTATAATGACTATTAAAAATTGTATTTTAAAAACACTAAATAAAGATAATATGCATGTTGTTATTTCTAGCACAGATAACAAACATATATATAGATTTTTTACTAAAGTCTTAGGTAAAAAAAATGTACATGGTATGGACGATGCTATTTTTAGTCATATAGGTATTCACAGTGTAATATGTTTAAACAAAACAGAAATGCTAGAGAAGTGTTTATATCTCGCACACCATTTGCATGTTCCTTTAATTATATTGGATTGTACAGCAAAACCAAAATTTGTATCTTTAAATAAAATATCTCCACCTAAAATTACATACAGACAGATAGCATTAAATGCTAATGTTGCTGAATCATGGGGCATAGATAATTATCATGATGCAATAGGAATGGATATTACTGACAAGAAAGACATTGACAAGTGGAAAGCACTGTTTAAAGAATTGTCTGAAGAAGTTTTTAAACTAGATACAGAACAGGATGATAATGGCTAAAGATATAGCATTAATAATTAATGAAGATACTCAATACCCTGATAGTTACAGTGAACACGAACTATCTGATATTGAACAAATAGACAATAACTCTTGTGATAATATTTTTATAGGAGATCTGCTAGACTATATTCCTCCCAAAGATTTTGAGGATACTTTAAATAGTATTGTAGATAAAACTAAAACAGATGGATTAATTCATATACAGGCACCAGATATATTTCAAGTATGTTGGTTTGGTGCTAGGATGAATTTAAGTATGGATAAACTTAGATATATTTTATATGAAAATCAACGAGGTTTTTGCCACACTTTTGATGAAATGATAAGTCTAGTGAATAAGATAAAAAATACTAAAATAGACATGGCATCATACACAAACGGATATGAATATAGTATATCTATAAAAAAACATGAAGAAACCGATTAGCTTTATTATAACATGCCCATATTATGATAGTGGAATAAAATCACTAGGGTCAAAATGTCTATTTACCAATAAGCGTAAAAACATAATAGAAAAACAATGTTATTCTATAGCTAAATTTTGCGTAAACACACCGTATGAAATCATTCTAGTAAATAGTATTGAAAACTATAAAACACATAAATTTATACAGAAAAAACTACCTCATGTTAAGTACTTGTATTTAGATTATAATAATATTAATTATGGAGGATCATTTCTTAAAGGTTTAGCACTTGCCAAATACCCAGATGTAGTTAATATAGAGTGTGGGTTAGTTCTGTCTTCTCAATGTTTGAAAGACCTAGATACGTCAACTACAGACATAACAATAGGCTGTATTACTCACAAGCACAAACAAAATGAAGATATTGATTTAGGTTGTGTTATAGATAATGGTAATGTATTGAATTTATTTTTTGGCTTACAACACAAATATATAGGATTAGTTTATATCAATCAGCACACTAAAGATTTTATTATGAATAACTTTGAATTTGAAAATAATAAAAATAAGTTCTTATTTGAAATTTTGAACTATTGCATTTCTAAAGGAAGCACTTGCAAACCTAGTACTTTAAAAAACAAAGACACTCATTTAGTATTTAACAAAAAATCACTACAACAATATATAGGATAAAAATATGGCTGTTATAAAAATTAAATATATCGACAATCATTTGGGAGTAGCCTGTTCAGTTTTTGATAATAAAACATACGAATCTCCTTGTGTAAAAGAATTGATTAAATTATCTCTAGATGATAAATTTAAAACAAAATATAATTATGCTATATATACTGATGATTTTCAAGTTCCTGTAAATTTATTTATTCCTAATTTTCATTTAAATTATCTTAATACAGAGAAAAAAGATATCGTAATCTTGGACGAAAAACTTTTAGAAATACCAGCAGTATATGACCATCATAATTATTATACATATGATAATGAAGAACTTTTAGAAAAGCTAGAAGATAAATATCATAAGCTAACTTTTACAAACATTAAATCTCTAGAGGAGATCAAAAATGTATCAACAGATGAATGATACTGATAAAATTAAACTTATAAAAAAGTTATACGTAGAAGAAAAACAATCCTTTGGAGAAATAGCCAAAACACATGGAACTTATGCAAATAAGGTGAGAAGAGATGCTATGAAGTTTAAATTACCCATACGAAATAAAAGCGAAGCACAAAAAAATGTTTTGCAATCTGGCAAATCTAAACACCCAACTAAAGGAAAGAAAAGGTCGGATTCTGAAAAAGATAAAATTTCTTTAAGTATGCATTCATCTTGGAATAATCTATCAGACAAAGAAAGAAAAAAGAGAAAACAAGATAGTAAAAAAAGATGGAACGATATGGACGATAAAACAAAAGAAAATATGCAACATGCGGCACATGTAGCTATTAGAAGATCTAGTGTTGAAGGATCTAAACTAGAAAAATTTCTTCTTGCTAAATTATTAGAAAATAACTATAAAACACAATTCCATAAAGAACAAATTCTAGCGAATACAAAATTACAGATTGACATATTCTTACCACAGCATAATATAGCAATAGAAGTAGACGGACCTTCTCATTTTGAACCTGTATGGGGAAGTAATGCTCTAAACAGAAATCAAAAATATGATCAGAAAAAAACAGGACTTATACTTGGTAAAGGTATGAAGCTTATTAGAATTAAACAAACAGGAGATTATTCTAAAGCTAAAGCAATTATTTTGAGCAACAAACTTATGAAATTACTAGAAAGTATTTCGGATAGTAAAGAACAATTATTTTACATAGAGGACAACAATGACTAAAAAGCCAAAAATTCATGATATTGAGTGGACAGACTATGTACTAGGACTTCTGTCAGACGACGAGAAAATTATGGGTAATCCTACCACAGATGGATTGCGTAGGATTTTTGAGATAGCTATGAACTGTACTTTAACAGGATCTTCTTCGGAAGTCACTCAATCTCCAGACCCAATGAATGGCAATAGGGCCACTGTGGTCCATTCTCTGACGTATGTTTTAAATGATTCTAAACTAGACAATGCCATTAAAACCAGAACAGTAAATGGGGCTGCTGATGTGTATTGGGGAAATTGTGACAAAATTTTCCGTAATCATCCTGTGGCTGTTGCAGAAACAAGGGCTGAAGGTAGGGCTTTAAGAAGAGGATTACGGTTAAGGAAAGTGGTAGCCGCTGAAGAACTAGCTGAAGAAGTAGAAGATATTGATGGAACAACGGTAGGCAAAGTTACTAATAATCAGTTAAATTTTATGGATGTTCTTTGTAAAAGGCTGAATATTAATCCTGTAAAATGTTTAGAAAATATGGATTTATCTATAGATATTGACGAGCTAGATCATACTAGTGGTGTATCTATTATTAGAAAGTTATCTAGTTATCAACAGGATACTAGTGCTATACCCGAAACTATTCTAGGATACGAAGAGGACTGGAAATGAGAGCGTCATATAAAGTTAGTGATAAATTACAATTTGAAGTTGAAGGCGAAGGCCAAAAAGAAATATTTAAAGAGCTTGCCTCTATACAAGAAATTTTTGGAGAAACGAAATGTGGAATGTGTGGATCTGAAAATATTAAATTTGTAGTAAGAGTTGTAGAAGACAATGAATATTATGAATTGCGATGTATGGACTGTGGAGCCACACTTGCTTTTGGTCAACACAAGAAGGGTGGTACGCTGTTCCCTAAGCGTAAAGACGATAAGGGAGAATATATGCCAAATAGGGGATGGTATAAATGGCAGGGCAAATAATTGAACCTGAAAAGAAAAAATTATTTAATCCATTTAGTATTTCAAACCTTTTTAGAATATTTAGTCAAAAAGGATTAGGTACAGGAATAAGCTCATCTCCACAATATCCAGGTATTGGTATTCTAGGCAGTAACTCAACAACAGTAGAAGATCTTAAAAAAGATTTTGGTTGTTGTTGTGAGGAAGCTCCAAGGTCTAGAATTTGTTTTCATGCAAATTATTCAAAGTGGCTCTCAATGGAGGAAAGAACATTACGAGCCAGTTTTCAGGACGAAAATAGAACCAATCTATACATATTCGGATACTCTGAGGAGTTGGGTGACCACAGAATAGACGATAATACAACATTTGAATATGGTGGTGTAGAGGTTCCTTGGTATCAAACACGAGATTTAGCTGGTCCGGGATGTGATGTAGTAATAGATTATTTTTATTCGAAATGTGGAACCTATCCGTATTTAGAATCTTATGATGTGAAAGAATTTATCGAGTCTGGAGGATTTTATTTAAGTAATTGTGAATGGGGAAATAATGCTGATAATGATGAAGATGGATGTGGTGACAAGATAGGTTTTGAAGATCATATGATAACTCTTGGATCTAGTATTCGTAGAGGTTGTAATACAATTTCAGCTGCTTATGAAAAATATAATAATAGCAATTCTCCTTTACTAACAAATGTGATGGTTCAAGGTGCAGCAACGGCTGAAATAGTTGGGGGAACAGCACCATTTACTACAACCAATAAATACAATGTAAACCGCAATGTTGATGACGCCCCAGGCTGTCCAGGAGGTAATGTTCAAGGTAAAGGAGATAGGCTTGGAAATGGAGCTCTACTCTTGTTTGGAGATAGTAATATGTTTTTTGGTGGCACAGAGGGCGATACATTTTCCGAAACATTTGATGAATATTACGAAAGAACTCAAGGAGGAGATCTTCCTTCAGAGTTAGAGTTTTATAGAGGAAGAAACATAAGTACTTTTAGAAGAAACTTGATGCTGACTAAAATTGCGGATTTATTTACGTAATAAGTTTAAAGATCCGTACGCACACAACGTCCAGATCCAGTAGGACTTCTTATATACCCAGGAGGACAAGGCAGCGGCGTAGTTGGGCCACTACCATCATCCGGATATGTTCCACTACAAGTCACAATAGGAAATGCCTTCATACAAGGTTGCCCCATTTCGTTTGTTTTACTAAAGCCTAGTACCATATCTTCTCCCATGCTTTGTTCGGGTAGATCGGGGTACTTAAATATTTCTTCAAGATCATGTAGTACAGGATTAGCAAATTCATCAAGTCCTTGTACAGTATATTTCTTAGGCGTACTCCATAAACCTAATTGAGTACACTCATCTGCAACAGGCACGGTGTCACCACAACCATCAAACTCTTTTTTCTTATAAGTATCAATATAACCTAAAGGCAGATATTTGCCTTCACCACTATGTACAGCAGTAATTCTAGTACCTATATTACAAGGTCTATTAACTACATCATATACAGTAATTGTACCATAGCTCCCACCACCACCACCAGCTAATTGTCCACAACCTAATGGACTTTGAGAAGAAGGAACATCTTCTCCATAACCACCAATAAGAACAGCTTTAGCTGAACCCCCTGCTGATAATGGCTGAATTAATTGAGCTGCTACGATTTTTTCTCCGGCAGGTATTGTCCATACACCTCTTTTGTCATCCCATCTCAAATCAATAGGGCCAGTAGGCCAACTTTTAGGATTACTCATCCATCCTGTAGTAAAACTATCACTACCATCACCAGGCACAGGTTTACCATCAAGATCATAACCCCATGAAGTTAACATTAAAGGGCCTCTTAAAGCACCAGCCCTTACATTATTGAAATCCTGTTTTGCATTATCTAAATCCAATACCTGACTAATAGCTCCATATGTACAATAGTCTGTTTGAAATCCAAAACTAGATCCTCTTCCACTAAAATATGAATTAATATTTGCTCTAGTACTAAAAGGATTTAATCTAAAATTATCAATAGCTAGATGCTTTTTAGGTGTCATCCCACCCTCAAATGGAGGCATACTTAGAGGACTTGAATTATTTCCAGGCTCATCAGGCAAATTTTTAGGACTCATATAACCCATTGCAAAAGTAGCTGCTGTAGATACAGGAGCAAAAAACATATCCAAACCTACAGCTGCATACTTAGCATAATTATCTTGATCCTGAAATATAGAAGAATCATAAGCCTTAGTTAAGCCAACTTCTGTTTTACAATCAAAAAGCTGTCCCTGAAAAGGATCAGGGTAAGAAAGAGTCATTATTTGTGATTGGCTATGAGCGTTAGCCCCTGCATTATTTTCTATTTGTTGTCTAAATAATCTTTCTCTAATTTGCCCAGCAACTCTCATAGCACTATTATGATTTCTAATTATTTCATGATAGTTTTCTTTTAGTATATTATAATTATCTCGTCTATCTGCTATGTTCTTTTTAATAAAAGTATTAAAATTTTCAGCAGCATTACCAAATTTAGGTTTATAGGTTTCATAGTTATATGTAGTTGTACTACCAGACTTATCAAATTTAACTACGACACTAGCTAGTAATGCTTCGCCTACATTTTTTTCTCCTAAACTTTCTGCTGGCGATTCTGCAATGGTTACGTGACCAGATTCGTATCTAGTTCTCCAAGGAATCCCATGTGATGCATAATTTTGTCCAGCATAATCCATATTGCTATAGCTTCCATATTGCCAAGGATTCAGGTCTTCTCTTACTTGTATATCTACTCCACCTCCATTTCTAGCTCCATAAGCCCCACCTCTCCACGGCCCATAAACCAACTGATTATTTTTCATAGGAATAGCAATTTTAGTAAAACGACCAGCCGCTACATTCTCTTTAAATATATTAGCATAACTAGTATCTAGTGTGCCTCCACTATTACTAAATCCAAATAAACCTCGACCTAAACACAGGCTAATAGCTCTTAAACCAAAACTATTAATACCACCACTTAAAACAGGTCTATGACTAATAATACTAGGCATTTTAATTAGAATCCCCAACTCTCCACCAATATTATAAGCTCGTCCATCTACCTGTGCTTTTGTATACAAAGTACCATTTTCAACAATATATTCTGCATTCATTAAGGTAGGATCAAAAGTAGTATTATATAAACCTTTACCTAATGTGTCTCCCATAGGAATACCTACAAAACAAGTCAGTTTTCCTGCATTGTCAAAAAAAGGGGCTAATGTAGTATTCCCTATAACTTGACGTTCATTATCTGGCCAACCAGAATCTATAGGAGTATCCATAAGAGTAGCTGCACCGCCTTCTCCTAAAAATATACCTGTATTGCTAACATATCCTGTAGGATCTTGAAAGCAAGTTGTGCCACCATTAAGAACCACTAAATAATATTGACCATAATATGTTTCATATAAATTTTTAAAGTAACTATAACACACTTCTTCATATACCATAGCTCCTGGACTTTTAATTCCTAAACTTTTTACTGCTTCTACAGCAGACCTAGCGACATAATGAGCGCTTCCTTGATTTCTTAGGAAACTTACTGCTCTAGTTACAGGAAGTTGACAAGCATTCAAACAACTTCTAGATAGACTATTAGGATTCTCTATACCCCATAGTTTCCAAGTGTCTAAATTTCCACAAGCAATAAATTCTCTTTCCTGAACGGCATGTGTGCCTCCGACACCAGAGAACCCATTTTGAATTAAGGCTTGGCTAAGCTTACTAGTATCAAACCTCATATTAAAATCACTAGTATAAGAATATAGTGGTCGTTGATTATAAATTTGACCTACTAAAGCACCTTTAGCATTACCTCCTATGTAAGCTTCTTTAATATAATTAATATGATGACCAGTAATAAATCTAGCAGTTTTAACACCTTTAAATTCTGCTCCTATACTACTACTAATGCATTTATCGCTATTTTTAGCGGTATTAACTATATTTTGAACACTACCAAAAGTAGTTTCTACTCTTTTGTCTATTAATTTAAACTTAATCCATTGTCCTTCTATTGTGCAGTGGAAATCAAAACCAGCTTCGTCGCACACTGAATTAGCCAAGTCTAATATACTCATTTTATATGCACTAGTACTAGCATAAGGAATACCATTGGCAAGACGAGTAATAGGAGTAAAATCTACAAACAGTGTATCACTTCCACCTACAGTTTTTATCTTGAAACCATTACTATATAATGAGCCTAATATTGCACTATAAGTTGAATTACCATGAGCTACTCTGTTTTGATTTGATAATCCATATTTGCTACAATCACCAGCTTGTGGACGTGCTGTTGCATTGGTGCCATTAACGTTTTCGTTTCTAAGGTTTACAGGAACAGATGCTCTCTCAGTAATAGCATGTACGTTCGCTCCATTTACATCGGCTATGCTTGTACGGACAAAAGTAGTACCGTACTGACTTTGCCAAGCGCGAACGCTATCAAAACCAACTACATTTTTATTCAACATTATATCACCATTCGCAAGCATTTCTTTAGCACAAGTTAAGGTAACCTTTGTTGTATTCCCACCACCGTCTTCACTATTACTAAGAGACTTTATAATACCACCAAAGTTAAAGCTATTACAAGTAAATATAACAGCTCGTCCAACATTCTCTGCTGGACTAACACCAAATGCATTTGTACCTGCTTTTCCAGCTAGTGTGAAAGAAAGAGTAGAAGATTCGCTACCTAGTCCTATATTGCTAGTAAACCCTAAAATTCTGTCTGTTGCATCTGGGCCAAAAACACTATTGTTTGTTCCTGCATAAACTAGTGAATAGTTTGCTGTAACTGATTGACATGGCATAATATATTTCCTTAATATGAACTAGACGAACTAGACGAACTAGAGTCAGATGAACCGTCTATAATAATACTGTCTTTGTAAGATTCAAAATTTAATGTACTTAAAACCTTAGTATCAGGATTAATAAATACTCTACGTTTATCTTGATATAAATATTTATTATATAAATCCTTGGTGTTTCCTTCTATAGTATATACACCAGCAGGCATTTGAATTAATTTTACTCTGTCACTAAATGTCTTTTTGTATCCTAAAGGCCCAGAGACTGTAAACTTAACTTTGACAGGATCTGTTTGAATAACAAGTTCATTGGTATATATGGTATTAGGAGAAACTTCATGAGTGGTAGTAGTAACTGTTGGTATGTCCACAGTAGGAGGTGTAGGAGTTATTTGAGGCGGGAATGAAGGAATTGCAGGAGGAGGATTTGTTATTTTAGAAGAGTCGTATATATTTATTAAAAGATCTCCGTGTTTAAAATTTAAAGTTTCTTTATCTGTATGTAAATCATTGATAATAAAATCAATCATTTTAGAATAAAAATTATCATAAGGAGTATCATTTACAGCTTTTAGCTTATTACCATTTTGATCAGTAATCTTAACGATATAAGCTCCAGGCTTTATACTGTCTAGAAAAGTTTTATTATCTACAGACTCATTATTTAGTCTTAGATCTACAAGACTCTTTGTTTCTTGATCATAATACTTATATGATATAATATAATCAGGATATCCACCAGACAATAAAAGAGTTAAAAAGCCCCCATGAAGTGAACCACCAGATCTTTTTACATACAAACTATCTAATAAATCAAAATTATTTAAATTATTTAAAAATTGATAATTATTAGCAATAGCTTTTTGATTTGTTCTGCAATCAAAACTTACAGACGAAATATCATTAGTTCTTAAATCTTCAGAAGTTTGTGTGTTTTTCAAAAAGTCAATCATAAATATACTACCTGCTATATGTTTATTTTGTAGGTAAACCTTATCTCCTACAGTAGCCATAGCAAGTTCTTCAAAAGTACCATCTGACAAAAGACGACTTAAGGTTATGTCTTTATCGTTTTTAAATTGAGATAAATTTAAATCTGTTGTAAGGACAGACCCTTTTAATAATTTTATTGTTCCAACATTATTGTTATATTCTTTATCTATTTTAATTTTTTTACTGTCTGAAATAACCAATGATATATTTTCATTAAGGATATCCACCTCGCTAGTATCAGATATATCAAAACCCTTATAAAAAGGTATGGTAAAGAACCATTCATTATTTTTAAAACCAAAAAACTTAATATTAACTAAACTGTGCGTATCACAATTAACACTTCCATAGATAGCTTTTCTATCAAATATTTGATTACCAATTTCCAATCGTATATCGCTTCGTTCTGTAATATTAGAAATATAACTTAATACCTCACTATCACTAATTAACATTCTATAAGGAATAAATAATGTATCTAGTATTGGCTGAGATAAAACTTGTGTGCCTATGTCTAAAGGAAAATCATTAACTGTTATCAATTCAGCAGAAAGGGGGATTATATTTTCTGCGGTTTGTACATCTGTTAAAAAAGTACAATTATCTTGATTTACAAATTCAAAAACATATGAACCAGGATATATTTGACTACCTATATCATAGCTATACTCTATAGGATTTGAATTCAAGTCTTGAGATAGTTGTATGCCTATTTGATTGCCAGAGCTATCAAAAATTTCACTACCGGGTTGTTTTAGAGACTCTATTACAGTAGTGTCATACTCGTCTATACTTGTAATTAAATTACCTTTTTCTCCTGTTGTGCTACTATATATATTAATTCTATGAGGACCTTCACCAAATAATAATGTAAACTTATAGTCTTGTAAAAAGCTATCGTGTATAGCAGGAGGGGTTTTACTAATGATATTATATTGAGGATTAGCATTAGGAAAATTAAATGTGAAATTAGATCCACTGGCCAAACAATTATTAGCATCTCGTACGGAAACATTTCCCGAACTCTGTACAGTCACAGGTATTTTACCTACAAAGCCAGAACCAGAAGGAAGAATTACACTTTGAGTTCCATAAGATACAATATAAGGAGGTTGCCCGCCAGTAAAGCCTATGTGTATTGAACCTTCTGATGCACAAGGCTCATTGTTAAGAACTACTTGAGTAATACTCATAGGTGTAGGACTATTAACTTGATATTGTACTGATGTAATAGGAATTGATCCACCTAAAATATTAGCAGTATATGTCCCAGTGCCTAATCCATTAACAAAAAAACCATTAACAGAGGTATCCGCATCAGTAGGAAGATTTTGCCAAGACACTGATAAAGGCTTATCTATAGAACAAATACTAGCCCCATCACCAGTATAAGTTATATTTAATGAGACACTACCATCTGTATCTAATGGACATAATACATCCGTAGAAGAACCTTCTACATTTATAGTACAAGTTGGGACATCATTAATAGCAAGTCTAAAATCAGCGGTTCCACTTAAAGCTAAGCCATTCGTAGGACTAAACGCATCGAGATCTTTTGCTACTACAACAGCATCGTAAAAGGGCTTAGTGTTGTAATCTAATTGAACACCACTATTAAAAAATAATGATCCTACAAGAACGCTTTCAGTAGGATTATCTGTAATAACAGAAGAAGGAACTATGGTAAACTTATTTCCATCAATACCCGCAAGACTTAGTTGTATTTCAGACTGTGTTTCATCTTGTACGTAAATATCAGCAACTTTAAATCTACCCAAACTAGTGTCTGTAGTTTCATTAATAGATGTCCCAGTAGGTTGTAAGCTAACAGTAGGGGCTTCGTCCATATCATTAATACTTAAAGTAAATTGACCTCCTAATTTAGTTGCTGGACTACTACTAGGATGTCCAGAGGCTACTATAAAATATTGGTTTTGAGTTTCAAAATCTAGTGCTCTATCTGCTAATACTTTTAAATCTGGATCAGTTGTACTATTATCAAAAACCCAAAAAGGATCTAATGCACCACGAAAATCTCCTACAACTCCACCTGTTGTAAAAGCTAGATTGGTAATAACTAAATCATCTCCAGCAAAATTATCTTGATCTTGAATAGTAAGAGTACTAAGAAATGTTTCAACTGTAGAGGAAGTTTCATTTATTGTTCTAGCAGAAGGCGTAAAAATAATACCGCTAGGCTCTAACACATCTTCAATATTAAGAGTAAAAACACCTCTAACAATAGGAGCAGTAGTACCAATTATTCTACCTACTAAAAATCCAGTATAACTATTCCTAGTTTCATAGTCAAAAACATAACCACTAGCTACACTTAAAGTGCCAGCGTTAGTCGCAGCATTATAAGAAACATTAAAAAATGTAGAGTCAATACCTGTAATAATTACCTCATTATCTGTTCCTCCGTCTGGATCTGTTAAATCAAAAGTAGTCAAGGTCGGTAAGAGATTGGAAGGAATATTTTCTTTTACTGTAGCAGTCGTATTAAATAGATTTAAACTAATAGGACTATGTCCAGCAACATTTAAGGTAAAGCTTTTTGCTGCTGTATATTCTGTAGTTCCTGTGCTTTTTGCAAGAACTGTTACTGTATAATCTGTATTAGGCTGTAAGACACTTCCGGCTTTTACAAGTAAAGACAATTTATCATCACTAATCTTAAAATATTGTTTATTAATTCCTGCTGCTATGTCTATATCGTTATTATCGAACGGAGAGTCATCAACATCACTCAAAGATATTGTTGCAGCAGGGTAATCTTGTGTTGCTAGATCAAAGTTAGATGCAATTTTACCGCTAGATGGGTTTAAAGTTATATCTGTAGGAGGTTCATTAACATCATTAATAGTCAATAAGAAAGTATCAACAAAAGGCACTCCCCCAATATAGGGGTCTACTCCAGTAATTACACCGGTCATGACTGTTGTAGTTTCGTGATCAAGAGCTATTCCAGATTTAACATATACATTAGCTCCACTAACTGTAAATATCTCACTTCCTAAAACTTCATTAGCAGAAAAAGTGTTGGTACCAACAAATTCGTCATCTGTAAATGTGATAGAACCAATAAAAATTTCTCCTGTAGTAACTTGACTTGGAGCCAAGCTAATAACAGTTTCATCTATACCAGTATTTGCAAAACTTATACTACTTAAAGGAGTAGTGGTTGTAGATAAAACAGCTAGACTACCACTAATAGTATTAGTTTCATATGTAGTTCTAGGCATCAATACAAAATTTTCTAATCTATTGTTCATACTGCCAGTAGCCAAAGCAATATCTGAATAATGACCCATAGTTAATCCACTAACAAAGGTATGTTTTTGAATAGTATAATCATAATCATTTATTGTATATGCAGTATTTCCACCATCATTTAATAAACATGTTCTAAACTGCTCTCCATGCCTATGTGCGCTTTTAACCACACTAATAGGTTCTTTGATGCCAGTAACAACTTTTTGCACAACAGGATCGTCATTATCATTTAATCTGCCATAAACATCTAGTAAAATTACTGGCCTATCAGTACTTGTTGGAGCCCACAATATAAGCTCATTACTTGTTTTACAAACTCTGTTATACGTGCCACTTGTTGGAGCATATCTACTAATAAGATGTGGAGTTGCATAAGAATCAACGATACTGCCAGATAATCCTATAGGAAAATCTAAATTAAAAGCCAAAAGCTCACTATGATTAGTACCGGTGTTAAATACAGAAGCTACTAACGCGTGTTGAACTAGAGCTAAATCTGCTCTGTAGTTTAGATGAGAATCAAGACGATAGCCATTTAAGGATATGCCAGAAAAAAAACTTATCCCTGCTTGAATTGGGCTAATACCGACTACACTTTCGGTTTTTGCTACTAGTTGAGCATTCCTGATATCTAATTGAACAGGAAAATGATCTAAAGCTGGACCATAACCTGTATTTACAGGAAAAATTAAATTACCATATTGTTGAATATTACTATCATCATAAGGTTGGCAATTCGCAATCTCAGAATCAGGTTGTTTGTCAACAAAATTAGGAATATTAAACACATCAATATTATGAGGAATTCCAGAAACTCCAGTAAACATCCTATGGTCCACACTAGTTTGATTGTTGCTAATAGGATCGTATAATACTGATTCGTCGGTTCCTAATATCCAAAACCTACCTCTGTTATTATTTGAGCTATACTGATCTCTTACTGTTATAATTCTCTTTATACTACTAAGAGACGTTGTAACTTCTGTAAAGTCTGTTGAAAAAATATCATATTTATAAAATTTATTAGCACTAGTATTTTTATATCTAATTGCTAAATATCTTGAAAATCCTGCTGCTTCTACTATGCCTGTTTGTGTAGGGTGTGTTGCTTTAATTAATCCTGTTTGCCCTACAGTATATACAAAAAACGAATTATCATTAGAGTTAAAATCAACACCAGTATCATTAGGTATAGCAGCAATATATCTTGTTCCTGCTGAATCATGAGAAAACACATCTGTTTCACCAAAAGATATAAAGTATGACCCTTCTACTTTATTAATACCACCAGTAAAAGGAATGTTAGGACCAATACCTGTGTGATAAGGATTCAGTGCAGTATTTGATATATTAATCCTGGTTATAACCTCTCCATCTATTAAAGGACAGCACTGATCGGTACTGGCTTGGAATGAGTTAGTATAAAAGCCATCAACATAAGCAGTTCCACTGTATGAAGACAAACCTGAAACGAATTGTGGGGAGGTGACATCTAAAAGTGTACCGATAGGAACTTCTCCTGGTCCTACTTTGCTATTGTATCGTAAATCTACGGTATCATCTGAGCTATTATTGTTTGATAAAGAATGCTCGACACCTATACCATCAGCTATCCCGGCACCACAACCAACAGGGGTACAAAAACCACCACGATATCCTACAAATATGTCTGTGCCACTTAAGGTTAAACCACTAGGTATAGTAAAAGACGGTATTTCAGTGGCTGACTCAACACCATATTCTTGCTGATAAAACCCAGGAATCTGAATACTATTACCATACGATAGTACAATACTATGATTCTCGGTGCCATATACAGTAGTAATATCCTGACCATCATTACCCCAGCCTTTTATAAAATCTTCGTCGGCTATTCCATTATGAATAACTGTTTGTACATTTAAAGTGGTTAGACCAGCTGCTACTGCACCTTGAATATTGTTTAGTCTTAAACAGAACCTTACTCCGTCGTCAGTATAACCCGGAGTAAAATTACTTATGCTAAAGTATGCCGCATGTTCTCCTGCAACAGTAACGTTTGTTATATATCTCAGTTCTTTATTTAGCGTATCGGGATCATCCAAAACATCAATACACCCTACAAGAGCTTCTGTTGTCTCTTCATCTATACAAATAGGATAATTACTAAAAGTAACACTATGACCAGGAGGTTCATTTGCATCATCAACACTAAACAATACATATCCCACGCACGTACCAGGAGATAGTGACCAGTTGCCACTATGTACTATTTTTCTATAAGAAGTGCTTCCAGGTAAAGCAGGAGCGCTTTCAAAGGATGGAACCTGTGTATTTAGGTAAACATCATAAACATAGTCCCAATCAGTAATCTCACTCAAACTCATAGTAACCCAACCAGGTAAACTAACAGTTAACGCCCGAGGACCATCAATAGCACCTGCAAAAAACTGTGTATAAGGACTGCCATCAGTAGGATTTTGTTCGTTCTCGACCACTGGCAGCTCAAGCGTTCCAAAGTCAGCATATTCATCGAAACAAACATTTCCATCTTGGTACGCATTAACAGTAATTTTAATCTTATCTAATTCTTCATTAGATTCAGAATTTAAAATTTTGTTATATAGTTCTTTATTTTTATTATCCTTTTTCATTTCATGCACACTCTATATATTCCTCTGTTTTGCTAAAACTATATCTGCCCGTTTCTTCACCTTCTGATATTCTAATTACGTTACCACCAAGTAACCCTAAATCATTTTTTTGTGTGTTAAACTCTGTTCTTACTCCACCCTCAACCGTACTTACAAAATCTTCGTTACAACTTGTAATTCTTCCAGTAACTTTTAATTTCATTTTCCTAGCTGTTTTACCAGCACTTTTAAAAACAATAGAATCAATTTTTCCTGGAACAAGATATTCTGCAATTTTATGAACATCTTTATTTTCTGAATATTCTGTAACAATTTGATATCCTTGAGCCACACACTTTTCTACATCAGAATAAGTAAAATCAAAAGCAATACTTCTTTGAGCTTGATTGTCTATTCTTTTTGAAGACGATAGTATTCTACATAAATCCAAAGGTAAAGGGGTGTTATCTCCACAAGTACTACTTAATAAATCCTGTGTAGCTACACTGTCAATATTAGATATTTTACTATACACCGTTTGAGCATCAGCAAAAGATCTTAATCCTGTAATATTTCCTTGAATATTTAATTTAGCTATACCGGTAATCTGATCTGTCCTGTTAGATCTATTAAGCGTTACTACAGCAACACTGTTAGAGGGAGCTATAATATATTTTTTACTTATAGAACCACCATTTTCACCAATAGAAACTTTCTCATTAATTAAAAATCTAGTAAATCCACTTGGAATCTTAAAATTTCTATCGAAACCTGTTTGAGAATCTAAAAATGTCTTGATATTTTGTTTTTTGTTTGTTGCACCACCACTATCACACCTATCACTAGCATAAACACCAACAGAACATTCTACATTATATTCTCCTTGAGTAGCCAATAATTTACCGCTGCTTTGAAAAACAAAAGTAGATAAAGAACTTGCGTCTAAAGATTCTGATTTAGAATAATTAGTTAATATTAAATTGCCTTGCATACCTGTATAAGCACTACTTGGCTCTATAAAAGGAGTTCGACCACTACTGCTATGAGTAAAAACCATAACAATAGTATACCCAAGATTTAAAGGAGAATCAGTATCAGATGTTGAAGCAGACTCTATAAAACCTACACTTCCTACTAACTCACCTAAAGTTCCTCCACAAGTGCCTAAGCTTTGTAGGGTACGACAAACACCATTAAGAGAAAGAATAGTATCGCTCATAGTTTCATATGTAGTCACACTGTCTGCATAATGAGTACCACTTAATGTTAACTTTATAACACCACCAATAACGTCTTGACCAGCATAGAAAAATTCTGGTTCAATATTAAAGTCAGGTGCGGGTTTTAATCCAATACCAATAGATAGCATAACATTTTCTCCTTATAATGTATCTGGTTGTCCTAAAAATTCTGTCGCAGTAATGGTGCATCTACCATTACTAACTACTATATTATGTTTAATAATAGTACCACTACCATCTTTAATCTCATTAAATTTAGTTTCTGCTTTTGTTTTAAGCTCACTTGTTAAGCATTTGGACGCACTACTTACTTGAACATTATACTCTTTAACATCTGCTGATTTACTTTGAAGGTCTTGAACAATAGTGTTTGGAACACCCCATCCAAATAATTCAACATGTAATTTTTTATTTTTTATATGATTAGTTCTATGTTCTACTTTATATCCATCTCCATCACAATTTTGAGGTTCTGTACTAGATTCTATAACGGCTGTAGCAGTTTTTCCAGCATGATCAACATCTACACCTGCTGATGTAACATTAAAACAACTGCCCGCAGGTAGCTTAGGCAAAGCTGTTACACAAACAATAGTTTTTCCAGGAGGAGTACTAGAGGGCGTAAGAGGTCCATTATAATAATTCACTACTCCTTGAGCTAGACTTTCAGCCGCACTTCTTGTACTTTCAACAGCAATACCACCAAGAGGATCAATACTCATATTTTCTAATGTTTTAAATGTTACTTTGTAAGTAAGTTTTTCATATTCTTGTGGAGTATTAATCTTTTCTATTCCCTGTTCTTCACTACTAATAATAGTAGTACCACTACTTGATCCATCCGGTACAATCGCAGCAGAAATATTTATGCTAGCAGTGCCTTCTTTAGATGAATTTTCTGAAATATTAAGATAATTTTTTGTTCCTTCTGTATCTATAAGTTTTGCTATCCTGTCAGGAATAATAGCTTTGATTTGGTTTAAAGCTGCTTTTGCTAGGTCTTGCGAATTAGTGTTACTATTTACTTGTTGACATGATACAGATGCTTCAAAAGTATATGTGTTATAATTATTCCAATAACTTCCTCCTGATTGCAAGCTAATCAAATTTATGTCTTTTGGAATATCAAGGCTTTCTCTATAGCTTAAATCTGTAACACCATCACTAGGAGAAAAATTCCAACTAGATATTAAACTAGCGTTAATAGGAACGACTTTAAAAGTAATTGAATATTTCAATACGTTGGTATAGTCTGAACTAGAATCAAAAGAAATGCTCGCAACTCTACCCTGTGCTGTATTTGCACCATATACTAAAGATCTAAAGTTATTACTACCTTCTTTGACATATGCGATAATCTGATCTGCTGTCTGTACTAAATCTGCATCTTCAGACAGCACAGTATCATGAATAGTTACATTGTCTGTGACCCCGATAGTTTCTCCATCAGAATCATAACTATATTCTCTTTGTACTGAAGCAGTAGGTCTGTATAAAGTTAATCCCTGTGCTGTAACAGCCATTTAAAATTCCTTCTAGACAACAAATATATTACCACCTTGAGATGGAGTACCTGAATTTAAGTATCTACCAGTAATGTAAACACTATTTGCAGCAGAAGGGACATTCCACAGACCTGTACCACTATCATGAACAATAGGAGTATCATGTCTTACTGTCCACGAAGTAGTTCCCCCTATTTCGCCAGTATTGTTTGTAACGCCCAAATTATAAGGCGCATAATTACCCAAACCTCCAGCTCCTGTCATTATGGTTATTCCACCAGCTGCACCAACATGCTTAAAGTCATAAGAGACTCCTCTGTGCAAATACAAATCAGGATTGATTTGACCTGTTGTACCAGCACCACTTACAGTATATCTATTATTTAAGCCATCATAAGTTACTGTAAAGGTTAGTTTCGGTACGGCAAAACCACTAGAATCAATATAGTTTGAGTCATTAGTTAGCTGACTAACATTAGATCCGCTAGCCACATAATTACTATCATTAGTAAGAAAACTAATCTTTGTGCCAGAATGCATTACGTTTGTTAATACGCCTGTGGTTGTGCCACTGTGATGAGACAGCACAAGAAGACCAGAAGTTAATCCTGTAGTATAAGTAATACCAGTAACATATGCTTCTCCAGTAATATATCCAGCGTCATTTGTAAGAACACTAATATTATCACCACTACTTATTGCTGTATTATTTCCAATTTCAACATTAGCATCAAACCTTACAGTAGTTCCCGTAATAATAACAACATCATTTTTAATAATAGTATGATTACTACCTGTTGCAGTAATATTGTTACCTATAAGAGTAACACCAGAATAAGCTGCTGTATTACCTTGACCAACAACATAAACACTATTATGATCTATATTGTTGTTATAACCCAGAACACTAGAGTTATTACCAGATACAGAATTATTAACTCCAACGGCTCCAATGTTTTCTCCATAGATACCATTATTATAACCTATAACAGCAGAATAAAGTCCACTATTTCTATTAGAAGTTCCAACAGTACTAGTATAATTTTCATCTACAGTATTAGAATTACCCAATAAGGCCGTATTATTATTGCCCGAAGCACTAAGCTCATTATTATATCCTACTACTACATTATTACCACTATTAGCGGTCAATGTATTAGACATACCTACCACAACAGTATTATTGCCTGTTCCAGTAATAGTTAAACTATTACCAACTAATACAGAATTATCAAAACCAGAGACATTAGAAATATTAACATTATTAGGGCTAACCCTTAAAACATCTGTTAACACACCGGTCTCTAAAGTTTGGATAAAGAATTTAGTACTTTCAGATCCACTAGCAGGATTGGTAACCTCAATACCATAAGATACGCCAGTTTTAGAAACCCCATCACTATTATTAAATACAAAATTTTGTTTATGTTCAACACCTGTGGTTGAAACCCTACTATTAATAATATTAAAATCTGTACCTGTAGTATCTACATAAATACATATTCTTTCTTGATCATCATGTTTTACTTTAATATAATTATTACTATTGCCTACCAAATATGTTGTGTTATTCCCTGTAACATCAAATCCAGAACCTCCGAACAACCACATATGAGATCCTGTTACAGTGTGATTTTTACCAAAAGCACCGCCATAACTACCACTAGTAATAGTATTAGAATGACCTACAGCAATACTAGTATTTCCACAATTAGTATTGGAAAAACCTATAACTACATTTTCACCCTTATTAGTATTACTACTTCCAACTACTAACCCTCCTGAAACACTATTATTAGTACCTATATTTAAATCGTCATATGTTAATTTAGCAACGGGTTGCAAGGTCCCATTATGGTTAACTAAAAAGTCTAACTGTCCTTCTTCTGAGGCATTAGTTTCATCAGCTACTTCTGCTAAAATTCTTACATATGTTGTATCATTAGAAGCACTGTCTATTCCAATAAAATCTATTCTACCTACATCAGTGCCATCAGTAGAATTAGTATCACTATTTTTGAATGTAGCAACTGGAACACCACCAGATCCAGTATTGCTAACCATAATTCCACCAACACCTGTAGTGTTTACATGTAAAATATCTAATGGAGAATTTGTTCTTAAACCTACCCTGTTAGTAGAACCATCAACAAACAGAGTATTAGCAGCCCCATTAGAATGTACGGCAAAATCTATTGATCCGCTTTGTAGGTTGAAAGTAGCGCCATTTGATTCTGTTAGTTGTATAGAAGCATCAGATGTTCCAGAACCCCCTATAAACAAAGCATTATCTTTGAAAAATAAACCTGTATCACTACTTAAAGAGCCACCACTAGCAAGTTGTACAGCACCGTCTGATCCATCTGACCCAGCAGTATCATTTTCAGGATCTAGTACTATCCAATTAGTATTATCAGTATCAGAAATAAGTTTAACAAGATCATTCTTTTTGGTCAGGACATACGTTCCTGTACTATTAATAGTATTTGATCCACTAGCATCTAGCGTAACTGCATTAGATCTTGAGTTCTGACTGCCGCTTAAATCAGTAATCATTAGGTCAATTGCTACAGAATCTGTATTACTCTCAATTAGTGGCAAATTTAAAGTCATATTACCTGAAGCAGTTAACAGATATGTTGTGGTAAGATTAGGTATGTTGTGTGTTGCAGAGGTTCCGAAACTAAGTCTTTTACGACTAACATAATTAGGGTTAGGAACCATCATGTCTAAAGTTAAGGCTCCATCGACCGTGGCCCATGCTACTCTAGAGTTATCAGATTGACTAGAACTATATGTTTTTTCTCTTGTAAGCCTTAAGTCGCTAGAAACACTTGTAATATATCCTATACCATATTCATACTTACTAGCTTCACTGGCAGCTGTAATTCTATATACAAATCTTTCTTCCGAGCCAGCAGAGATATTAACCACAGAGTCAAACTGGTTATAACTTCCCGTATTGGTAAAGTCTAAATATCCAGTACCTCCTTGCGGCATAGGGTTAGCAGCTGCTGTTTGTGCTGCTCTAACTCTGTAATTATAAAATTTATTAGCCATGATTAATATACCCTTTTTAAATTATGCTAGTGATCCACCTGAGCTTAAAGTGTTTACAGAAATACCTGGATTGTCTTGTGATAGTGCCGCACCAACTTGTGCCAATACGCTATTTTCAATACCTCCTATCAAACCAGCTATCTGGTCTAAACCAAGAACATTAACTTCTATAGGAGCAAAAGCTATAGTTCCTACCACATTAACTGTTCCTTGTATTTGTCCCATATTGCTAATAGCTGCTATAAGTTGATTTGTTTGATTTACAAACATGCCAATAGAATTATCAAATTTAGTTACTGGAGCACCAAAATTCCTAGCAGCTAATCCAAAAGCATTAGAAGCTCCTTGAAATTGAGTGCCTACATCACTTAATACACCAAATTCTATATTAGAGAATGCTGTGGCAGCCTCAGCAAAAAGAGCAAGATTTGGGGTTAGTGTATTAGCAGCGGTTATAAAGCCCGAAAAATCCATACCACCACCATTGCCTCCTCCATTACCAATTATTCCTCCCTCGTTAGCATATGTAACACCATTATTTATGGAGCTTAATAAGCCCCTATTTTTTTGAGTAGCTTCTCTGTTAACTACAAATTCTCCCGGAGTAAGCATGGCTGGTACTGTATCTGTTCCTTTAGCAAGACCTCCTGTGTTAAAGTAATTTCCAACAATACCTCCAGAAGCAAATCTCTGAATGCCTTGCGTCTTAAATAGTTTTTCTAAATTAGCTGGATTTTTTACTTTACCCATAGGGATCTCATATAAAATTGCTCGACCTCGACCAGCAGAGTCTGGACCATACACACGCGCAATACCCGAATCAATTCGATATCCCGTTCCAGCATAATCTCCACTCTCGGTTCTAGGAGCTCCTCCTTTAAGTATCTGTTCGCGTGCAAACTGTGTGAACGCTTTGTCGAAAGACTGTGCTTCTGGTCTCTTCGAGGCAGACCGGAATCTACCGTAATTCTCTGCTCCATAAGTTCTAAACGCATCTAAAACACGAGGCATTTTTTCATACTGAGCTAAAAACTCACGTTCTGACTTTTTCTGGCTGCTTCCATATTTTTTTCGAACTGCAGATAATGTAAAAGTAGGGTCCTTGCTAAATTTTTCAAAATTCTCCATTCGTTCTTCTGCAAATGATTTCATTTGTGGTCTAGTTTTTGCAGGTTTAGCTGCTGTTGTAGGTTTAGCTGCTGTTGTAGGTTTAGCTGCTGTTGTAGGTTTAGCTGCTGTTGTAGGTTTAGCTGCTGTTGTAGGTTTAGCTGCCACAGATGTTGAACCACCTGGCAAGGAACCTATACCATATTTCAAAAACAATTCTCGCGCTGCTGACTCAGATGCTGAACCGCTTCTAGACATTGGAGAAGTTGTTAAAGTCTGTCTCATGCCGTATCCGCTACCTGCTGTTCCTCTAGGATCTCCTACGAGTCTGGCTTGTCTCATAGCAGCTGATTCGCTGATTTGTGTTCCTTGTGGACGACCACCACGAACATTGGTAAAGTCTACCGATGATGATGCTCCTGACTGACCTGACTGAGAGACTGGAAGTTTTACACGTGGTTTTTGAGCTGTCGGTGTTTTCAATCCTTCAAAACCATAGTTTTCCATTAACTTAGCTTCAGTAGCACGACTCTTAGGATTAAATCCTTGACTTTGCATTGTCATAACAGCTTGGTCATGAGGCATGCCATTATCTCTTAACTGATTGTACATCTTCTGAGCTGCTGGTCCTCTAGAAAAAGCTTGCTGTCTAGCTAGTGTAGCTTGCCGCTGAGGTACACCTCTTGCCATATTACCCCCACCTACATCAATTTGACTTGTCCCTGGAGCGTTAGGTCTAAATGTCTTTGTTCTAATTCTACTGGTAAGAGGCACTGATTTTAACGGAGGAGTTACCGGCTTGCCTTTTGCCATACTAGGTTTCGCTCCGGGAGAACCAGCAAATGCTTGTAGTAATGTCTGAGCATAGCCCATTCGTTCAAAAAGTGAAGCATCCATAGCCGTAGAACCAACAGCACCAGGCATACCTAACGTTGGTACTAGTGGATTTACCAAATCAGGAGTATCACTACCATAATCATAAAACGCTCCACTTCTAACATTAGTAGAATAACCACTGGTAGCCTGTTCTACTTGTTGTGCTGTAGGAACATTTACTTCTACTCTACCGTCTTTGTATCGTGTAATACTATATCCTTTGCCATAATTCATAGTCATTGAATCAGAACCAAACTTTTCAAGATCAGCTTTAGTAGCACTTTCAGCTGCTCTTACATCTTCTATAAAATTAGTATATTTACTAGCATTTAAACCAGGATGAGTATTTCTAAAAGTTTCAACACGAGCAGTATTACCAGCAGCATCAGTTGGTCTGTTTTGCATTCTGTTTATGGCAGCAATTTGAGCTGGATCATAATCATTACCATATCTCTTACCTGTCACATTAGTTGCAGGTAGACTATGGTAAGCTAAAGACTCAATTCCTTTTGTTACAAGATTTGAGGCTTCTCCTACAAGATTAGTCGCAGTAGAAACAGTGTCTTTTACTGCTCCTACAATGTTGCTTCCTATTTGCTTACCTTGAGCAAACAACGCCTCTCTGCGTTCTCTTCTTTTTTTTCTTTCTAATTTTTGTTGTTCATATGCAGATATTATTGAAGTTCCTACCCCCTCAGCAGTATCTATTACTCCTGATATAAATTCTGAAGCACCACTAGTTCCAGAAATAGCAGCCGATCCTGCTCCACCAATTAATGATGTAGTTAATTTACCAGCAGCCTTTGTTTTAGCTGTAGGAGTTAAATTATCATACTGAACTGTTGCAGTATTTCCAGTAAGATTACCATCTCTATCAATTGTAGCTATTTGTAAATTACCATTACTATCTGTTCCAACTATATTACCTCTAGTAAATTTAAGTTGTCCAGTTGCAGGATCTCTGTGTTTGTATAAATATTTTTCATCATGTCTTTTTTGTGCTGCGTCGGAATCACGAGATGCACCAGGACGACCAGATTTTACATTCGTCATGTCAAATCCAGCAAACATACCACCAGCCCCTCTTGTTTCGGGACGACCCTTAGCTTTACCAATTATAGAAGATGCTGTAGGTGGATCTTCCCGCTGTAGATACTCATTTTGACTCAACATTTTGTCAGGCACTTCTTGGCCAGCAAACTTAGCTGCTTTGTATGCCTGTACGTATTGGTAATGTTCCCGTTTTTTCTTTTGTTGATATTCATACAATTTAGCTGGGTCTTGTGCTTCATTTTGTATAAAAGTGTTTATTTGTGCATCAGTAGCACCTGGGAATCTCTTTTTCAGTTCTGCTTTACGCTCTGCCATATATGAAGTTTGAAGGCCAGTTATATACTTTTGTTGCTGCTCTTGCCTAGCTTGTTGTCGCCCTCTAGCATCCTGCTGAAAAAACGCAGCCTCTGCCTGAGAATATGCTAAATGCTGATAAGCAAGAGGCATAGTCCCTTTCATTTCCATTCTTCCTGTCCTTAAATTCATTCTAGGCATAAATGTGCCATACTTTTGCATATTCTGATTCCAATAATATTGATAAAACTGTTCTGGCGTGAATACCTGTTGCGGTCGTCCTTGTACCCCAGGGATTGGGCCAACTCCACCTTCAGCATAGAGAACCCCTCCATCAGTGTGTGTCTTTCCAGTGCCGCCTGCATTAATAGCTTGAAGCAATCCTAAATTTTTCTTAGTTGCTTGAGCATTAACAACAAACTCTCCAGGAGTAAGCATTGCAGGTACAGTATCTGTGCCTTTAGGTTGCATATTTACCAATTGACCCTGAGAAGCATATACAACACCACCACTAGCAAATCCTTGTCTTTGAGCCATACCATTAATAGCTTTAGTTAAGTTCACCATCGCCCCAGCTAAATTCTGATTAGATGCTACTATAGCTTGTTGTATAGGAATAGTTTGTCCTAATGCTTCATTAGCTCGTGCTTGTGCGTCAGTAGCTCTCTGGTAAACCTGTATTAGTTGTTGTTGTCTGTCTGTAGCATTTCTTCTTGCTTCAAACATTTTTTCAAAAGCAGGAGTCATCATTCCAATTGAACTTAAGAATGATCTCATCACAGTTTCATACGTCTTATTAAATTCTTTATTATCTTCACCAAAGAAAGGTTTCAATTCTTTAAGAATACTAACTACTCCACCTCTTTCATTGGCCAATCCTTGTTGTGCAGCTTGTCTAGCTTCAAAAATATTACCACCACTCATTAGGCTTTCCATGTAAGCTCTTTGTGCCATAAAGCTATTATTTAAATCTAATGATCCTCCACTAGCAACATTTTCCAAAGTGTATATTAAACCTTGTATATCCCCTAATTCTCTTGGAGTAGATCCTATAAGCCTTTCGCCAAACGCTGATTGTTCTTCTGCTCTTTGTCTAATTCGTGATATTTCACTTAATGCAGCTGTTGCTATTTCTGTACTATTAGCAAAAGTTTCTAAGCCACTTCTTGTTTTGTCTATTTCTACATTAATGTTGCCTAATTCATCTGTTAACTTTTTCCACTCTGGACTATTAGTGCCTGACAGAGAATCTCTTCTAGCTTCTATTTGTTCTCTTCGAGCAATTAGATTTTTTAAATTATCTCCTAATTGTTGTATACCAGTAACCCCACCAGTTTGATCAGCTACGCTTGCAGCAACATTTTTAATAACGTCTGTAATAGGAATGTTTTCTCCTAATCCTCTTCGTAATGCTACACCTCCTTCTCTTCTAATAGATGAAGCTCTATTGAAATATTCATTACGTTGGATGATGGCTTCACTAATTTGTTGAACAGCTTGACTATATTGTTTTTGAGCACTACTAAGAACTTCAAAACCTCTTTTAACAACATCTAAAGCTCCATTCAACGCTGGTAGATTTTTAACAATATTATTAATTTCTTCTTTAAGTGCAGCATCTCTTTCTGCTCCAGAAAGTCCTGCTACATTTTTAGATGCTGTTTTAAATGCTTCCTTAAGTTGTCTATTAATGGTTGTTTCAATATCAGAGCCTAAGTTTAGTCCACTAATCATATTCGTTAAATCTGCACCAACACCCTTGATAATAGTTTCTGCTTCAGCACCTGGTTTAGCTCCTGAAATTCTTCTATTAACAATACCTTCTATGTTATCTCCAATTTGAGTACTAGCAAAAGCTAAGTCTCCTACCCTACTACCTCTAGGACCAAAGTTAGAAGTTACTCTATCTATAGCTTCTTTAACAGTATTTGATGCATAAGCTTCAGGATTATCCAATATACTTTTTTGTTGATTATTATCAAATCTAATACCTGTTTTCCCTAATCCAGCAGCGAGTGTAGATGCAGCTCTGGAGAAATTAGAATCCATATTAGCTGCAACTCTTGAAAACGCCTGATCCATTTTACTAAATGTTCTTTCCAAAGCTACCTGTAATTGTGCTGCCGCCGCATTAGCATTTCTAGCAATTCTATCAGCAAGAGCAGGGCCGAGAGTAAGCTTAAGTTGTTTTGTAACTTCTTGGTTAATAATATCCTGACCAGCTGCTGTACCCGCCCCGCCTGCAGCATCTAAACGTTTTGCTCCTGCTACAGTAGATCTAGCTATAGCTTCTCTTTGTTCAGCGTTTAAGCCTCTAGAGACTTGTTCTATACTAGCTCCTCTGTCAACTTGTTGCAATCCTCTTTGCATTGTCATATCTGAAATAGCACTATATCTTCTAGCTGATGCATCCTGAGTAGCTGCAATCTCAGCATTTACTTGTTTAGCAAAACCTTCTGGGTCTATGAATTCAAAAAACGCACCAGTTATCCCTTGATTAGCACGTACCCTACTAGCTGCAACATCAAACGTATCGCCCATACCACTACTAATACCAGCAGCTCCTCCAGTGCCAGAAACATACGCAACCATATCCATCATACCTTGACGTAAACTACCTCTGCTACCTGTTGCTGCTGCATCTACGGCTCTTGCAGAATCTACTGCACTAGCTAGTTGCGCTTGTAATTGAGCAGCCGCTGCCGCATCATTTCCGTTTTTAGCTAACAATTCTAAAGACTTACTGGCAGTATCTAAAGCTTTGTCAAAATTAGTTTGACCTAATTTCTTATCAAAGTCAGCAGCAGTATTTGAAATAGTTTTAATAATTCCATCAAAAGCAACAATTGCACCTATTCCAAGAGCAGCTCGTCCAGCAACTTTACCTGACACTCTCTTTCCACCAAATGTTTTCAAAGCTTGAAAAGCTACAATACTTGCGGAGGCAGCAGTGCCTAGTGACTGTAAAGCATTTCCAGCAGTTGCTGTTTCTTTTGTAGCATCTCCTATAGCCGCACTAAAAGCAGATATACCACCTTGTATTACAAATAAATCAAGTGCTCCAGGTTCCCGACCACCACCACCACCACCAATCTTAAACCCTCTCTTTTTCCAAGCAGGATCACTTGGCATTCCTCCTCCACGGAATCTTTGAACAAAGCCACCATTGTTATATCCAGTGATTTTATCGACATTATTAAGAGCCTTAAGATTGGAAGATCCTATTCTACTAGCAGCGCCTTTATTAATTACAAACTCACCGGGAGTAAGTAAAGCAGGGACGGTGTCTTGTCCACTGATAGCACCTCCTGCTGCTTTTTTAGTTTTAGGTAATGCAGAAAGCTTCTTAATTCCTTTCCCTTTAGCTGTTAATTTTTCTTTATCTTGTTTCGATAATTTACCAGTATTGTATGCAACATATATTCTACCAAGATTAATATTGTCATTTTGCATTTGATTACTTAATGCAGCGTCTCCAACAGTGCCTATTTTATATCTAGCAAGTTTATCTGCCAATTCTGAGGCTGGGGTAAATCTGGATCTGTTCCTTACCTCTATCGGACCATATCCAGGAGCAATAACATCAACAGGGGCATTGCCTCCTTTCCATGTTCCTCCCAAACTAGCTGCAACTCTTTTTTCAAACTCAGTATTGCCTACTTTACCTCCATCAAAAGGAATACTTTTTATATCTAAATTAATACGATCACCTGCATTAATTCTTTGACCTGCTAAATACTGATCTGCCTTGCCCGTTCTAACAATTCTAGAACGAATTTCTGAACTGCCTAGAGAATCAGGTTTAACAGGACCTCCTTTAGCATACTTATTCATCCTATAAAGATTATCGACACCAATAGCTTGTACAGCTTTTTTCCTAATTACAAATTCTCCAGGAGTCAGATTAGCTTTAACGCTGTCAAAGTTACCGCTACCGGGAACCACACCGCCCTGATTGAAACCTAGTCCTCCTTTAAAGCCTTTAGCTAAACCTCCTAAGCCTCCTACTACTTTAGCAGCTCCCAAAGCAGCCAATGCAGGCAATACTGGTTTGATAGCATCTGCAACTTTAATTAAAGCACTAGCTAGATCAAGACTTAAAGTTATAAATTGTCTAAACTCTCCTGTTTGTCCTATACTTCTAATCAAAGCATCAAACTGCTGTTGTACTTTAGAGATCTGAACACCTAAAGCCTGTTGACCTGTAGCAGCATCTCTAGCTAAAGAACCAGAACCTTGTTGAGCAACATTAAGGGCTTGTTGTGCTGTAGAAAATCTTTGGATTAAAGGAATAACCTTACCAACCTGACGGAATCCACCAAGTTCTTCAACAATACCACTAAACTGTAGAGATCTAGGATCTAAGGTTCTCAACCCTTTACTTAACTGTTCTATAGCTCTGAAAGGACCAATAAATTTACCTTCTAAGTCTGTCAGAGTAACACCAAATGCTTTTAATGCCTCAATAGTGTCTGCTCTTTGAATACGGGTAAAAATAGTTCTTAAGCCAGTAGCAATTGTTTCAGCACTTTCACGAGTAGTTGCCCTAACACTGGTAAACACAGCCAAGAACTGATTCAGAGCTTCTGTTCCTGTAGCTACGCCTTTACTGGCAGAAGCAAACACACCACCAGCCCTTTGAACAGCTGTAATCAGGTCACCTGCTTCAACAGCAAAACTTCCGGCTACAGCATTAATACTACCTAATGCCTGTTCTAATTGTCTAGTACTAATACTAAACTGTTTCATCAAGGCAATACTACCTTCAACAGTATTATTCAAATTGCTGAACGTAGGAGCCAATGTAGTTAGGGCTAATGCTTTTAATGCTCTTTGTGTTTCTCTAGCACTTAGACCAGCCTGACTCAAAGTAACAGCAACACTAGCCAGTTCAGAACTACTAGCTCCTAAAGAAACAGATAGTTTTGTAATTTCGTTGGTAAGACCATTAAGAGATTGTTTTGTGCTATTTGTAACCTGAGCAATTCTTGTTACCTGTCTATCAAATTCTACAAATTTCTCTAAAGACTGTTGTGTAGCCCTAGTAATTGCATAAAAACCAGCAGTAGCAGCAGTAAATGCACCAAAACGCTTAACAGCTAAACCAGCAGCCTTACCGAATTTTTCCATTCCGCTAGCAGCATTAGCTGCATCTTTACCAGTTTGCTTTAAATTGCGATTAACTTGAGCAATCTGTCTTAAAGTACTAGTAGGTAATTTAACGTTAACATTAGCCTGAATATTATTCAGTCTTTTATTAATGTTATTAACAACCCCACTAAGATTATTAGGGCCTTGTAAGTTAAGCTGAACTGTAAGATTGTAACCTTTAGCCATTTATTAGGTATCCTTTAAAATAAAAGAACACTACGCTAAAAAACGTAGTGCCCCTTTGGAAAATACTAAACCACCAAATGTTTTACTCTGAGACTGTCTCTGCGGGTTTCTTTCGTTTAGTTTTAGCAACTTTTTTTGTAGCATTAGTTTTCTCTTTTTGTACAGGTTTCCCATCCTTGTCCAAGAACGGCTTAAATTCAAATACGTAATCTCCCGCATCATCTACTAAATTTCCGTCTTTATCTATAAACTCACCCCTGCTATTAATATATCTACCATTTTCATCCAATAAACGACCCTCTTCATCAACATATTTACCATCATCGTTGATTAATCTTAAGTCTTTATCTACAAAATTATATTCTTTAAGAAATTTATTTTCTACCAAATTGTTCTCATAATTGTCGTCTAGACCGTATAATCTAGATGCCAACAATGAAGCAGCCTGTATTGCAACGGATTCTGCTGACTTATTTAAGTAGTCCTCATATCCGTTATAATAACATTTGTTACCATCTGTGTACACCAAACAACAAGATACTAAGTAATTAAACCTAGCATTATCAGCTTGGCCTTCAGCAGTATTACTATCTAGACTAGTCCTAGAACTAATCAAATCCCTCATTTTAGCTCTAAGTTCTCTCATGTCTAAAGCTACTTGTTTAGCTGAGGCAAGATTAATGCCTCCTTTAGCTAAGATTTGCTCATGATCTAGCAATTCTTGCTGTAGAGTCTGTAGCTTCCTTTCTTTTGCATCATCCCATAATCCCTGTTCTTTTAGTAGGTCATCCAACCTACCCCGAACAATACATCCAGATTTAACAGCATCTGAAAAAGCTTGATTGTAAACCTTTTGGGCTTCTCGTTGGTCTTTAAAAGATGGAGATTTTAAACCCAAATCTAAAGTCTTTCCATCTACTTCAATATTAAAAGAATCTGTAATCATTATCTATCTCCTAACTCTGCATTTGGTTGTTTAATCACTATGGTTTCCTTGTATAAGTCTTCTGACATCATTGTTTGTAAAGTTTTACGCAAATCATTTAAAGCACATCTCATTTGATAATTACTATGATCTAATATTTCTTCTCTTAATTCTTCCCAAAGTTGCCTATTCTCTGCTTGTTGTACAGAAATAGTATCTTTATTATGACCCCAAACAAAACCCAGATAGTCCTCAACTCTTGCTAAAGATCCTATCATGGCTGTTTGAAATCTTTTTTCAATAGCTTCTGTTATGTTTGAGTTATGGTGTCTTCTTCTCATTTTAATGAGTCCTTTGTTTTTTCGTCTATTAATTGTTGTCGTACCACAGGTATTTCCTCCCATTTAACTTGTCCTTTCTCTTTTACGGTATTACTAATCATTTTCATGGTCCTCTTTCCTTCGATATTATTTAAATCCCAAATAGCTTTCTTTTCTTCTGGTGTGTTTGCAAATATAAAGATATTATCGTGTTTAGCAACTTTACCAGTAATTTTACTTTGTAATTTATTCTGTAAATTCTTTTTCTTTACTTTCCTGTTTTGGAATAAAAACCAACCGTCCAATGCATCATCATCATTTATAATATCATCACTAGGACAATCTGGATGCTGCTTAACATTATTGTACATTTTATTTAATGTTAACAAATTCCTTTGGTCATCATTAAGATCTATAGATGGACCAAAAATATTATCCTGTATATTATAACTACCCCATAATTCACTTTTTGCGATATTTCTTAAGTCTGTTGCTGTAACCATATTCTCCTCTATAGGCTTTAAGAATTTAGCAAGAGCAGCTAGATCCATATCTTCATAGTTGTCATTAAATATATGTTTATCGTTTGAGTTCAAAATCCTTTGAGATATAATATATTGATTTTTTACAGAAGTAGCGTAATGTTCAAGTTTTAGATAGTCTAAACTATGCTTAGCGGTATTTAATTGTTCTACATTTTGTTTTAAGTGTTTTAAAGCTTCTTTGTTTTCTTTTCTTTTGTCTCCATTTTCATAGTCTGTATAGAGGCTTACTTTATGTTCTTCTATTTGATCTTTACAAAAATCCAACCTCTCTTGCATATCTGATGACCAAAACTTATAGGTCTGTAAAATATTATTAACCTGTTGATCAGTCATGTAAGATGTCTCAAACTTAGCATCTTCCATTATATCTACATACAATTCCTCCGCTTTGTATTTTATTTCAACAGATGGGTATATTACTTTATATTTACAATTATTTACTTTTATGTAAAAATATCCACTTAAAATACTATAAAATTTATATCCTAATTTATAATCCATTCTTTAATCTTTATTCTGGTTCTGGTGGTGGTCCACCGGGTCCTGGAGAGCTATTCGCAGTACTATAGTCAGTTATTCTCCCACCCTCTAAAAAGCCATAATCATCATAAGATATATAATTGGCTACCATAGTTTGTGGAGATCCTCCTACTACTCCTTCTCCTATTTCAAGACTTTGTAAATGAAATCCTGTAATAGTCAAACTACTAGATCCAACGCTAATTGAAATATTTTCTCCAGTGGTTTGGGCAGCAGAGCATGTGCCAATCTTGTTCAATTTATCAATGGTGCTAGACAATGTATTATATATTCCATTTTCAGAAGCCATCTCTATAGATGCTGTAGTTTTGATAGGGAAATTTACAATACTATGTTTGGGCCTTGCGTCCCCTTTGTTATAAAAATTTTCTCTATTTATTTCAACCGATAATACTACGCTCTGATGATTTTTACCAGGAGCACCACTTCCTCCCCAAACTCGATATGGTGCCCTACCTGTTGTAGCATAGCCAACGCTAGGACTATCACTACCACTTTTTAATCCTATAGTATTATATGTGTATTTACCAAGAAAAAATCCTTGTGTTGTTAAACTATACTCTGCGTTAGTCAAAAGACATTCTTCAGCTTCTATAGATTTCTCTGCAACATTATCAATTAACTTAATAGATATGGGAGAGCTAAATCCTGCAAGAGTGTTAAAAGCAGTAACAGATGTTAGCAATTGTTCAAAACTAACTTGTCCTACCCTATCTCTGATATATGGAATAGTTCCTGTACTAATATTGATAAGGTCTAGTCCAGCATCGCATGAAACAGTTGCGTTCTGGACTAAGCCCTGTTCATTTCCATTTACCTCTAATACTAAATCTTTATACTGTAGTACACTCACATTATAATTATCCGCTGATTACGAGATCATTATAGGTAGTATAGCCATAAGTAGTACTAGCGTTTCCACCACCAGTATCACCACCATCTTGACTAATACTGCTAAGTCTACAACCAGTAGCTGTAAAGACATAACCATGAGCACCTGTAAGTCCACCTTCTGAATTATTACACGTAACAGTAATAGTTTGTTTAGCTGGAAGACTACCATCACTAGTTGCACTAACACCAGTCAGAACAACATCTGTTTCATCAATACCAGTATTAGCTACCGTGAATTCTACACTAACTTCAAACGGGAAATTAGCAAAACGGAAATAAGGATCAAAACTACCCAGTTTATACATAGCCTCACGACCAAAGTCTGTACTAATACTAATATTGGTCACATTCTGACCAGCTACTTCAGTTGGGAAGCCAGCAGTAGAAATCATCTGTCTGTATGTGGCTCTAGTACTATTTCCGGTAGGAGCAGAAACAGTACCCGTGCTAGCTGATTTATTATCTGCAACAAAACTAACTTCTTCAGTAGCAAAACCATCTACAGGAATATTATAAGCGACACTACTTAAGAAGGCACCCGTAACCTGAACAGCTTGCTGATTAGTGTCATCCATGCTTGTATCAGCATCTTGCGTATTAGCAGCAATAATAATATCTTTTTGTGTAGAAGCATGATCAGCAATACTACTCTGCGCAGCCCCTGTGAATTTCTTATAAATGGTATCAGCGCCATCAAGAATCTTACTTACGCTAACTCCAGCTTCAGCATCTGTAATAATATTATCATAAATAGCTACTTTACCAAGCTGAAAAGCCTGCTCCAATGTAAAATTTGCAGTAATACCTGCACTTTGAGCACCCTCAATAGTTGAGCCATTAACTGAAACAGCATGAGAGGCGTAATATACTCTATTGGCCATAGTAATTCTCCATCATAAAAGGTTAAACGTATACGTTATGTTTTAAATACACCATACTAGGAATTTATTAAAATTAATTCATTGTCTATAGATATTGTAGAGCCATACAGCTCAATACCATAAAACTTCATGTCTGACACAGTAATTCGACTAAATCTAGAACTCATCAAAACATAGTCGTTATTGGCTAAAATATCATCATATTCTAGTCTTCCAGTATTTACACTACCATCAAAATTTAATGGATAAGTTCCAGATTCTACTAAAGTGTTTAAATTATATAAACTGATATATCTACCCTGTTGCCTATTTAAAATATCATTAATTTTATCACAATCTGTTTTATTTTCAGCTAGTACATGAACTAGTACAGTTTGAGTAGAAGATAAGCTAGTATCACCTAATCTATACGGTTGATTACGACTTCTATTTACAGACTCTACCACAATAGCAGGAAGCTGCGTTCTATGTTCAGGAGGAATATTATAATCTCCACTAGCATAATAATTATTGCTGAAATCAGGAGCTTTAAAAGAATTAGATTGTATAGTTTTCCATATTCTAGACTTATTAGCTACTTCTACATTATACATTTTATAGCTGTATGATGCAGATACTGTGTTCATTCTGTTGATGGCTGTATCAAAAGATAGTGTTCCTTGTTTGTAATTTACACTATATCCTAATGTACTATTACCTGTAGGAGCAGGATAAAAACTACTACCAGAAACACCACTAACTGTTACTCCACTAAATGCTATAGGAGAGTATGTTCCTGATCCGCTTTCGTAAACCCAATTTTCTCTAGGAGTATGCCAAACCGTATAGTCTGTATTATGAGAATCTTGAGTTGGTCTTAATATATGCATATTAGACCCATAGATATTAGAATAGCTAGAGTCAACATTACCAAACGCACCTATCTTTAATAGACCATCATCTATAAAAGAAACAATATTATGTTCTAATTGAGTAGTTAATGTGTGTACATTAAACTTATCTGCACCTGTAAAACTCATAATGCTTTTTCCACTAGTTTGTTCATATGTTGTTCGATTTGAGGCAAGGCTGCATCTATCCCTCTAGTAATCCAATTATCATCTAAATCACCAGCAAATCTTAAAGGTACTCTAAATATAGCAGATTCTCCCTTAACCATAATGCCTTGTCCAGTTCTAGAATAAGGACTAGTTTTAGGAATATATCTGTATCCTACTACTACACTATCATAACCTCTAGTTAATAACCACTCTAGCCAATTAACTTCTACGCCATTTTCTGAAGTATAGGAAGCTGATGGAGAAGACAGTAAATCACTAAAACCTTCTCTAATCATACTAATATCAATACTAGCATTTACGCTATTCCCTCCAGTTTTAGGTCTTTTAATTTTAACTTCAACATTCTCTATTTCTGCCAAAATAGCATCTACATCTGAAGAGTTAGCCACACCTAAAACATTTCTTAATTCTCCAGATTTAAGAGATGAATATTCATCTTGATTTCTAATGCTTTGTAATATAGTATCTTTTATAAATCTTTCTGAGTTGCCCACATTAGAAAAAACTGTAGAGTTCAAACGATCTACAATACTTTTGACAACAAATTTTTTCAGATCATTAATATTTCCTTTGATTTTGGAAAATATTCTCATGCTACTCATATCTTAAGCACCTTTCCAAAACGTATACAAATAGTCGTTAGATCCCAAGCCGATAGGTTGTGGGTTTGAATCTCTAGTATATTCGTTATTTGGGTAGTAATCTGTGCTTGTATCTACAATTAATGTGTTTGCTGACTGTATTTTTTGTAAATCTGAAAATTTACTAATAGTTTGAATCATTCCGTCAGGAATAGATATAGTATTATTGAAGTTAATCCATTTCTTAGCATCATATATAATTAACAAGTCAACTGTTGCTTCTTTGACTGTGAAAGTAAAACCTATACCATTACACACAGGACAAAGCTGACCATAAGGAAAATTATAATCTCCACCAACTTTATATCTGCCACTAGATCTACCAGTAATAGGATCAACTATACAATTAGGGCATTGTGTTTTTTTATTGTCTTTACTTCTCAATTTGCAAGGTAATGACAACTTATCTGTACCAAATAATGAATCTATTTGATCTTTATACATTTGTTTTAAAGTAGCATTAATCATATTAAGTATCCGATACTGTAGCAATACCTTGAATAATTTTTTGTGTATTTCCATTAGAAGCAACTAATCTTATAAAATAATATTTAGTCCCTACAGGTAATCTGGATGTCTCTTTTACAGGAATGCTTAAAGTTGCCCTAGCGTTAGTAAAATCTATACTTATCATCCTATTTTGAGTAGATGCAAATAACAGTTCGTTAGTACTAGTAGAAGATTCTTTAATAACAGCATTAATAGAATATCCTGACAAATCTGCTGCTGCTGTAGTAACCACTCCTTGACTATCTGTAGTATTATTTTGTAAATCAAATATAAGATTAAAGGTAGCTCCTCTTACTATAGATATATTATTAGATGTAGATGTCAAACAAGTTGAACCACCTATAGAATCATCTACTAAAGAAATAGCATTAACATTTGTGACACAAAAAGCCATAATATCACCTAACTATAAAATTTGTCTATGTAATAACCGTTACGATGAAAATCTCCCATAGCGTTGCTAGTATTTCTAGGATCAAAATCATTACCAACAAATGGACTTAGAACAGCCTCACAAATATTAGGATTACCAATTTCAAACTCTGTACGGAGTTTTTCATATATAGCACAAGGACCTTGATCTAACAACACTTTATATCCTCTTAAATTTCCTTGTACTTGTATACTGGCAGAGGCTAAATTTGTTTTAATACCTTCGTTTACAGCTTTAGTTCTAAATGTACTTTGATCTAAAATACAAGCACTTTTAAGCGCTGTAAAAGCTATAAAGTCATTATCTCTAGTCGCTGTTACTGCTGGATCAGGAGTAATTGATAAATTGACCACATCTATTGTATAGTCTGTAGATAAACTAACTTCCCTGATGACATTCTGGGCTGCCACAGCCACAACTTGTTGAATTCGATAGTCCGTATAAGTAGGAGAATCCGTTAAATCGTTAATCCAAACCCTTGTAATTAGAGGGATTTCTAGCTGCCATGACATATTTAAACCCTTTTTTTAAAGTAATATAATCAAATCTATATACACCATACCAGACTATGTAATAAAATAAACAGTATTTGGATCGTATCCTGGACCACCACTAGATACTGGCAAATTATCATACCCACTTTGACTTATAGATACAATATTATTTATTCCTGTAGCACCACCCATATTTGTGGTATCGCTAATTATAGACTGTGCAAAATTCAAATTCCCGCTACCATCTGTTTTTAAAAATTGATTTGTTGATCCGTCTGAAGTAGGGAATTTATAAGCAGAATTAAATTGTATCTTACCACCATTATCAATAATAATTCTATCTGCAGTCACACCATTAACTCTAGTTTGCAAACCAAAAACCATATTTGTACCATTGTTGTTAGTAGTGCCATCATTATCCCATCTAAGCTGTCCAGCATTTGTGTAACTAGCACCGTCATAAATGTCTATGTTTAATCTAAAACCATAATCGTTAGCGTTTAAGGTAGAAGGAGAAGCGTGTGTTCCTCTACTTCTTCTAATACGTATATCAGGAGCATCCGCTGTATTATTATGTTGCTCAAGTCTAATTTGTGCTTCTTGTGCAGCATCTCCGTCAATATGAAGTTTAACTTCCGGACTACTAGTACCTATCCCTATGCGTTCATTTGCTGTATCAATACTAAGTAAATTAGAACTTGATAATAATTGGTTTCCACTAACTATTACTATTTCATTAGCACTACCAAGAGTATTTATTGATAAAGTTTGAAAATTTCCACTATTCGGGACATCGTTAGTTCTCCCAGACCCCAATAATAAAACCCTTCCATTAGTATGGCTTCTCAATACTCTACCAAGATTTTGGATTAGTAAAGAAGAATTACCAGTAGGTTTTATATTTGTTATGCCACCCCCACTAGCAACATATACAACATCACCAACATTAAAGGCAGTAGTATCAAAATTAGTAACAACACCCATAATGCCAAATGTGCCCTCTTCTCCGTCGTTAATAGTAGTATTCGTCATTCCAAATGCTGGCATTTTATTACTATCAGAAGCATCAGCAGGAGCTATTAAAGATTTACCATTAGCATAATAACCACTTACATAAACAGGAATACCACCACTAATAACTGCACCAGTATCATTTTTACAATCTATAACTATATCATTATTGTCTAAATTAAGCTCACCAGCTAGATAAGGAGTAGTATCTTCTATTAATCCAGTAATATAACCAGAAGTGGCATGATTGCCCCAATCAAATGCTTTTTTCCACTGAGTAGAATTTCCATCTATTTCAGTTTGTAATGTGTTTTTAAAAAATTGACTTCTATAATTTGGCATAGTCTTACTCTTAAATTGTTTATTGTTATAGCTTGGGGTTATTGTCTTTAACTGACTTAATACATAAATAAAATTCTGATGTTTTATCTAAAGATTCACTATCAATAGCGTGCCATAGCATATCTAATTGATCGCCTATGTCTGGATATTGTTCTCTTCTGTTGTGTTGATATTCTGTAGCGTCTTCTATAGATTGTAGTCTTTCCATTTCATTTTGAATGTCTTGTCTGGACGGAACAGTTACGCCTCCGTCTTGGATTTCAATTTTGTCAAAGTCATTGTCTTCAACAGAAAATCTGACGTTTGGTATTAACGACATTAGTGCATCATGTATTTCTATAGTTTTTTTCATACTACTAAAATCTCCGTTAATATAGCTTGCGATACGGCATTCTCATAGTTTGCCTGTCCGGTAGAATTTTGTGTTCTATTTAAATATATTGATCTCGCCGCAACACCAGCTGATTGAATCATAAACCTGTATGTTATTGTAGAGGTGGTATTTGGACTATCAACATAAATATAATGATTAGTCCATGCAGTAGAGGCGTGATCGGTATCATAGTTTATAAGCCCCCACCCAGACCAATAGTTAGTATCATCATTTCTTATAACTTCAGTCTCCACACCCCCAATACTTCTGTACAACTTAAATACCGCATCCTGATGGAATTCACCTGAAAGATTTAATTCAACTCTAATTTTACTATTAGATGCGGTGGGGGTTATAGACGTATCTAGGACTGCCATATATGTTCCAGTTTGCCCACCAGAAGCAACAGAATATGTTGTCTTGCCAGTATAAACAGTGGTTACTACTTGTCCAAGGAACTCTTTGCCTGTGCGAATTGCATTGTCGTATGTTTTTGTCATGATAATTCTCCGAAGACAACAAAACTTACTTGTAGGTCAGCTGGTGCATTGTTGTATTTAGTTGCTACTAAATAAAAGGAACTAGTGGTATGGCCTCTGGTAACGGCTGTCCATGTGTTAGTTACTCCATCAATTTCTCTAGGTGAACACACAACTGTATAATTAGCATCTGACATAGGAGTGTCAAAATTAACGGTACAACTACCAGTAGTACCATCAGTAATGCTGCTAACATTTAGATTTGTTCCAAGTTTAGCGGGAATTCCCCCAACGCCTGCGTTTAGATCAACAGATCCAAAAACTTTTGCTACTCTTAATCTAGCGTTATCGCCTTCAGTTGCACTGTTCGATAGCTTATTAAAAGTTACAGCCCCATCTACAACTTCACTAGTATTAACCGCACTAAGTCCAGAGTTAGAACTATTGCGAATAGAGAACTCAATAATATCTCCAGCACTAGCTCCCTGCGTTAATGTTATTCCGCTAGTTCCGTTTAAACTGTAGTCTGACCCCTGAATAAGTTTGGCTCCATTTAGATATACCTCTACAGTAGAGCTACTAAATCCACCAGTAACAGTAACCGCTGTTTGGCCTGCTGTTAGAGTCGCAGTCTGTCTTGAAGTTTGTCTACTTATATCTCTGGCTACACTCATGTCATATCTCCGCTAGTTCTTCTACGGTTGTTGCGTCATTAACTAGTTTTCTTCTAGCTGCATCTGCTCCACTTAGCGAAGCTCTTGCAGCACCATACGCCAACATAATTGGTGTCATTTCAGCCACACTTAATGAGTGAGGTTCACCATTAGTATCTAAGATAGTTACAGGGTCTGTAGAACCAAGAGCGGCAGCTTCTTTGGCGAGAGAATATGCCCCGTTTAGTAATGCTACATCGTCTGTAGTAATACCAAGACTCCATCCTTCTGGAGTTTCAAAGCCAGTATTAAGTATTACTTTCCAATCCTCATCTATCTCTGTAAGCTTATCTAACTTAGCCTGATCTAGTTCTGTTATATACATGATTTCAGATACAGGATCTACTAACTTTAGCAACTCTGGTGTTTCAGCTTCGTCAATCCTAGAATCTTCTGGAGCATCACGCAGCTGTTGCTTCTTTGTTTCTATGTGGCTTTTAAGTGTTACATTCTGGGCTTCTGTAGCTTTAAGGTAGTCTACATCTAAAGATTCAAAGTAAGGTTTTCGATCCTCACGAATCTTATCTTTCCAGATATTCTTTGCTTTTTGCATATTAACATTTATATTCATATTATCCTCCGTAGCCTAATCTAAAAAACTCGTCAGCCCCTATGCCAAAACCTTCAGGCTCAGTAAAGTCAGCTTCCCAAGCATTGCGGAAGGTACGATCCGTAGGAACATCTGTATTTTCTATAATTCTATAAGGTTTGCCTTTAGGAACATCCTTAAGGGCAATTTCTTCTATTGTGTATTTTGTATTAGGTGCTGGAATAACAACTGATATCCCACCGTCGTCATTTGGATAAATTATTCTTTTCATTTTTAATCTCCGAAAACTATAAAACTTACTTGTAAATCAGCTGTTGCATTATTATATTTGCTAACAACTAAGTAAAAATAGCATCTGACATAGGAGTTTCAAAATTAACTCCACAACTACCAGCCTGTTCATCATCATAACTACTAATATTTAGATCTGCTCCAATTCCACCAGGAATTCCCCCAGCACCTGCGTTTAGATCAACAGATCCAAAAACTTTTGCTAGTCTTAGGTTTTTACTTGTTTCTCTTGCTCTTGTCATCTTGTATACCTCACTATTACTATACCCGAACCGCCAGCTGCACCGCTATAAGCAGAAGATCCACCACCTCCACCACCAGTATTAGCAGTTCCAGCCGCACCTAAATATGGAGAAACATTATCAGCACCACCATCACCGCCACCACCCTGACCACCTAAACCTCTACCAGCAGTAGTATAAACACCTTCACCCGGACCTCTACCAGAAGCACCACCACCACCACCAGCATAATATGTAGATGTGCCACTAATATCATATTCTAAACCATCTCCACCATCTGGACGAGTAGTAGAACCTGAACCTCCAGTTCCAGCTGCACCAGCACCTCCACCACCACCTGTATTTCTAGGATCATTGCCACTATTTGCGGTTCTACCTCCAGCATTACCCTGTCCGGAAGTTCCGGAGCCAGCAGTTGGATGATTACTATTATCGTTATAGGCAGTGCCTCCTCCTGAACCTCCAGATCCACCGTTCCTCCAACCTAATAATGTGTTTCTTGCTGTACCTGCTAGACCTCCACCAACAGCAGTTAACGATAGAGATGGGCCTATAAAAGAAGAAGAACCACCTTGACCCGGACGAGTGGTAGTAGTAGCACCTGCTCCTCCAGCCCCTACCGTAACGTTATAAGTACCAGCAGAAATGGTTACACCTGATTGAAAAATTAATCCACCAGCTCCTCCTCCACCTCCTCTGTTCTCGCCTCCACCTCCACCACCAGCAACAACTAATATATCTATACTTCCAGTACCAGCAACGGTAAATGTTCCACTAGACGTAAACGTATGAATATTATCACCACCATCAGTAGTTAACGTTCCTCCCGTAGCTACGAAACTTTGTTTTTTGCTAATTAATGTTTTTTTAGGAATAAAAATCATATATGGTACTCCTGCTGTATATTGCCGTACCAATTTGTCCCATCAGAGTAAAATGTAATTAAATCCATTCTATTAGCATCAGTAGTAATTGTAGGTGCAGCATTTAAAGGGAATTTAACGCCAGTAAATGTAGCACTGAAGCTGCCAGCTCCTGTCTTAAGAAACATGGTGAAACTTCTACCAGCGTCTGCTGTGGGCATTGTAAACGTACAATTACCTGTTAATGTATATGTTTGTAAAGTACTATTACTAATATCTATAGTTTGTGCAGTACCGGTATTACCATTGTCTGTATGTGTTTCTTTGTAACCTTTAACTATAAGATCTGCATTAACGGTCAAGTTGCCCGTCATTGTGTCACCAGTTTTTTGCAAATTGGAACTGGCTACTGTAGCACCATAAGCTATATATTCAACAATGTCTCCAGAGGTTGCGACAGAATCTAAGGTGAACTGAGAAGTGCTAGTAACGTCATAATCCTCACCGTCTACCAACTTAACGCCATTCAAGAATACGGCCAAATTAGAGCTAGTAAATGTATCGACTGTGTTAAATACGTCTTGATTGCTTGTAACAGTTACAGTACCCAAAGAGGTATTACCCACCGCATTTGTAGAAGTATTAAGACCTAGATATTCTATTAAATCTCCACTAGTAGCTGGGTTGGTTAAGTTAAATGATGTACCATTTGTAGCAGTGTAGTCGTAGGAAGCTCCTTCAAATAATTTAATACCATTTTGATAGACATCAAGTGTACCAACGCTATAACCTCCTGAAACATCAAAGAGTCCTGTAGTAACAGTTACAACCTCAGAACCTCTTACCAAATTACCGCTGCCTCCAGTAACACCGCTAAATACAATATTACCAGCACCATCTGTGACTAGACTGTGTCCAGCTGTACCATCTCCTGTAGGAAAGGTGAAAGCATTGTTGATGTTAAGAACATCAAAACTACCTGTTCCAACAACGTCTAATTGGTAAGCTGGTGTAGCTGTACCAATTCCAACTCTGTTCAATGCAGCATCAGCATGAATTAATTGCGTTGCATTATTGTGACCATAAACCTTAAAGTCATAATTACCCGTTCCAACGTTAAATGCGGCTCCGCTGTTGGTAATTTGAAATCTCTGTGCTGGAATGGATTTGTCAGCCGGAGTGTGATCACCAACAGAAAAATAGTCATCATGACATATAGCCTGATAATTTCTATCACCATTGCCTGCTCGTATAAATGTAGGATGTCCAGATGCTGATGTCACAAAAGTAGAAGTACCTTGACTAATAATCATATATTCTCCACTAAGACTATGATTACTATGTTTCATACCAGCAAATGTATCTCCTTGAGAAAATGCACAATCACCAATATAAACACCACTACCACCTTCGTCTTCAATTTGCAATCCACACAGACCATCTGGATGAACAACTCTTGCGATACCACTAATATCTAAAGTATGACTAGGAGCACTATTATTAATACCAACTCTTTCTGTCCCAGCATCTACAAAGAGTAAATGAGTATTTCCAGTACTCTCCACCCTAAAGTTTATATCATCTCCATCTGTATTTATAACAGCTTCGGAACTTCCATCAAAGAAGAAATAATGACCCATTTGAGCATCACTATATCCACCAAATGGAATGCTTCCTCTTTTCATTAAGTTAAGACCAAGATCAGTATTTGTAAAACCAAAACCAGATGAATACGAAAGCACTTGATCATTGTTTATCGGTGCGGACACGTTTACATTACTTAGGCTAGAAATACTACTACCTGTAGTCAATACTGTACTATCTATGTTAAACTCTGTACCACTAAGATCTAATCCAGTACCTGCTGTATATGTTGTATCTGTGTCTGTAACTGTCTCTGTTGCTGTAGTTATTCCTGTAATATGTCCGTAAGAGTCTAATAATATGTCTTGAATATATGTTCTACCACTGTTGTCAGAGGATGACGCAGCTGTTATAGTTGGATGCTCTGTTAGATAGCCAGAATCATTAACAAATATACTAATGTTATCTCCGCTCACAGCAGCAACAGATGTAGCCAAGCCTGTAACGTGGCCGTTTGAATCTAACAATATATCTTGTATAAATGTGCCGCCGCTATTATCGGACGAGCTTGCTGCAGACACTATTGGGTGATAGGTTGTTCCAGAGGCTAGTACTCCACTACCATTGAGTTGTAAACTAGTAAAATTTCCACTAGAGCTAGGAACCCAATAATCTGTTGTAGCATTATATTGTAAAAATTGACCATTAGTTACACCGCTAGTATTAACCGTATGGTTATCATCAAGATCACCAAATGTTGTTGGTCTCACAAACATTTTACCATTACTACTATTATCTAAAATGATAGCAACTGTTATGGCATGTTTTGGTTTATTTTTTGTCAATTTTCCAGCAACGGTTGCGTGAGCATAAAGAATATCTCCGTTTAGCCAAGTTTCGTCGCCAACAGCATAGTTTGAAGCAACAGAACCTCGCATATCTATATTTTGAATGTGTCCGAAATCTGCTACATACCCATTGTTATTGTTATTAACTGTCTCCATAACAACGCCAATAAATCTCACTTCTTGAATGGTGCTATCGGCAATATATTTTGCTGGGGTTATAATGCCATTGCTGTGTACGCCAGTAGCATAAACAAATTGACCTTTATATAAGGGGCTACCAGTTTGATTTCTTACTCTATAAAATCTTTGTTCTCCAATATGGATTGTTAGGGTGTCAGTCAAGCCCATACTGATAACACCCTCAGTGTCATCCCAGCTTATTTGCCCCTTTAATAATTGTGCTTCAGCATCAACATTGAATGCAAGAGCATCAATATACCCAGTCAATGCTGTTAAATTACCACTAACATCTAATTCAGTTTGTGGGGAGTTTGTTCCAATACCAATATTTGTACCATCATCATAAATAATGCTATCTGTAACAGTATTATTATCGCTCCATTTAGTGATATAGTTTACTGTACCAGAACCATCAACATAATTAGCGTCATTAACGAGCAAACTAACATTGTCACCACTTTGAACAACCGTCTCATCAATATCAATATTTATGGAATCACCAAGACTTACTGTTCCACCATTAGTTAATCCAGTTCCAGCGTTGATAGTTATAGAACTATTGGTAAGCTGATTATTATCTACAGTACCAACCAGCAGTGATGTATCTACTCCAGTAATATGAAAAGTAACACCATTTAGTGTTAAACCAGTGCCAGCATAGTATGCTTCTACGCCTGTCTCAGATGAGGTTGCGAGCCCTGTGATATGACCATACTGATCTAATAATATGTCTTGTATGTAAGTTCGGCCAGAATTATCAGAAGATGATGCTGCTGTTATGGTTGGATGCTCTGTGAGGTATCCCGCATCATTAACGAATAGGCTAACATTATCTCCGCTGGCAGCGTAATTGGCGTCATTGACTAAAAGACTAACATTATCACCGCTGCTTAATATGGTTCCGCTATTATTAGTAATCCAATCGTAAGCGGAATCCCAATTGCCTGTGTCTAACGATGTGATATTATAAGCCACAGAAGCTGTAAAAATTGGATCAGTTTCAGTGTTGATATATCCGCTATCATTTACCAAAAAGCTTATGTTGTCTCCACTATGAATAATATCATTCAAAATACCTGTGACAGAACCGCTGTTTCTGGTCAATACAAGTTCATGAGTGCTTGAGCTATATGATACTCCAGTAACAAAAGTATTTGTGTCCGTATCTACTCCATCTATTTGGCTTTGTAAATACCCAGAAGTACTAGATAATTGGCCAGTTGTTGCATATCCAGCGTCATTAACTAACAAGCTGATATTGTCACCGCTATGAACAACACCGTTTAAAACACCAGTCACAGATCCAGAGTGTGTTGTTAAAACTAAATTATGGGTACTAGAATCATAAGAAACACCAGTAAGATATGCATCAGTATCAGACGAAGAAATAGAGCCAGAAACAAACTCTAATGCAGAAGCTGCTGAATTAACAGCAACAAATTTAGAACCCTGACCGACAAAACTAGATGGGGTATCAGTCAGATTTAAGAAAGTAGAAGAACCACCACCAATCCCTGTACCAGTAGCATAAGCAGCAGCTAAGCCAGTTACATGTCCATATTGGTCTAATAAAACATCTTGAATAAATAAACTGCCATCATTATTTACGGAAGATGCTGCAGAGATAGTTGGATGACTTACTACAAAATCTGTAGTCACAACCAAATTAATATCATTTACTTTTTCTATTGTTAAAGAAGAAGCATCTGAGTCACTATCTGCTGATGTAGTGATTTCTATTATATTTTTATTGGCTTCTGCTGTTCCGCTAGTACCTTGTTGTATTTCTAAAAAGAACTTATCTTGTGATGAAGTTGAATTAAAATTATCTGCTGTACTAGTATTAACATCAAGTATATACTTTTCGGAACCTGAAACCTCTACTGTGAATGTTGCCATATTATAATCAACATGATAAAAGTGTGCTCGATTTACTATTTCTCTTTAAAAGCGTGACAGTGCCATATAAAATCCTAATGATATATTTACCACCACCAGTGTAATGATCATCATCTGACTCAAGCTCGAAATCATATTTAGCATTATTAAAATCATACCCATTTGTTACAGAAGCTGGTAATTCAAATTTTATTGTACCAGAAGTATCGTTTACAACGGTTACTTTGTACAGAGATGCATCTGAATTCGTAGAAGTAAAAGTTTGAGTAGTATTAGTATTTGTTTTCCAAATTATCCTAGCGCACCAATTTCTAATATCTACAGGATTATTATTGGCATCTTTATAAACAACTGTCATCCTAAAAGAAGAACCTTGTTCTATATTAAAATCATACAAGCTGGCTGCCATATTTAATCTCCTAAGTAAAGCTATTAAGCTACTAATATATACACAATATCATAAAAAAAGGGCTAGCAAACGCCAGCCCTTTTCTACTAGACAGTAGTTGTCAGACAATTAAAGAGAACCGAGCAATACTCTGCGGTTGTCGAGCACAGCAAAACCCTGTTCTGCCCAACCGTAGAAACCAGCTCTTTTTTGTCTGTGAAGTGAATCGTCTTCAAAGATCTGAACTTCTTGACGAATTGGCATCACAAAAGAGTCTCTCTTACGCAAATCAAGACCCACAACCATCTCAGTGTTATGGCCTGATGGCTGTGTACCAGAGAGTGAGCTAGTGTAGAAAGTCTGGTATTCCTGACCTTCTCCTAATTCGTCGATATCGTGAAGGTTGATACCGAACACTCTGTTAACGCTACCATCAGCAGCGGTATAGATCTCACGACGAGTAACCTCATCGACCTGATCAACGCCCCAGTTACGAATGTCTTCCATAGCTTCTGGAGAAACATAAAGGTCTGTTAGGGCACCTCTGTTATTTGAGGTTGAGTTACCACCACCATTACGACGCATAACAGTTTTCATCAAGCTTACTAAACGCTTGCTGAACTGACCATTAGCAGCATCATCATCAAAGACAACGATGTTACGGTCTACACCAGCTGCTAAAATGGTGTGCCAGCCATCGTCATTCATCTTCTTCGTGAACTGAGATTCGAGAACCTCCATTGCACGACCTACAACGTCCCAGCGAGCATCTCTGGCATACTTCAGAAGGTAATCGATGCTAGCACCAATGTCATAGGTTGGAACCATGACATAGTCGCCTTCGACATGACGTTCTGGAATATATCCATGATTAGGAATCGTGTAAGCAACAAAGTCAGACTCTGTGCCAGGTGCTAGAAAGTCCAATGGAAATTCTGGTACAGCACTATCGGCTAATCTGACTGGTTCGAAAATACCATCTAAGATATCCCCACTAAGGACACCTTGTCGCAATGGCAACTCTAAGGCTTTAGCGAACTGAGAACTAGCCTCTAATGACTGAGTCTTTTCTGCGGAACCAGAGCGCATCAAAAGATCAGTTAATTCTTGACTAGGCTCAAATTTTTCTGATTTTACTGACATTTTTATTCTCCCATTAATTAAATGTTGACTGAAACTTTAGCGTAACCATCGGAATCTTTTGCACTCAGGAACTGCCCAACTGCTACTGCACCACTCAACTGAGTAGCACTAATATTACCACCACTATGCAAGTAAGCTGTTTGACCAGCTGCTGGCGTGCCATCTAGGTTGCTAGTAACAACCTGGCCTTTTCGAAGGACTGCAACTTTGCCACCCTTCTGGATTTCGTCTTTGTGAAAGTTGATGTGCTGTCTTGTAAGATCAAGATCAACAACATCATTCAATAAGACACCGACTGGATAAGCACCACTAGGGTTACTTGTATATGCTACAACAGCATTAGCGTCGTCCATTGCAGCGCCAACACCGGTGGATGCAGTCGAAACTGATACCACACCGCCTCTTGTTGCAGTCGTACTCATGAAAAAAGAGACGTCACTTAATAATTCGATACGATCAGGTTTTAGAGCCATTTTTATTCTCCCTTATTTAGTTTTTTACCGAGTCTAGAGTAAACAAATTCAATTAAAGCTGCGCTAGTAGTATTCATTTCTGAATTATCTTCACCACCAACAGTAAGATCTAGAGCTTCAGTCTCTTCAACCTCTTCTAAAATCTCTTCTGCTGTATCAAAATCTTCAGCTTTGCTTTCTTCTTCTTTCTTCTTCTTCTTTTCTAAAGCTTCCTTTAGTGCTGGTGGCATCTTACCTGCCTCAGCTTCGTCATCCTTTTCTTCTTTATTCTTTGGAGTCTGTTTTGCCATCTTCTTCTTGTAGACAGCAATAACAGCATCAAAGGCATCATCATCAAGAGCATCATAAGCTGCTAAGGATTCTTCAATTTCGTTATCTTCAAAACCACACTCTGCTAAAGAAGCCATTCTCTTCTTCATCTGTTGGTCTTTCATTATAGCTGCATATTTCTTAGTCATCTCTGCTAAGGATTCCTTATCTTTCTTCATTTCGTTCTTAAGCTTCATCATTTCAGCTTCAGCTTCATCAAGCTTCTTCTTCATCATTTCAGCTTTAACTTCATCTTCTTTTTTCATTTCTGCCTCTGATTCTTGTTTAGTTTCAACTTCCTCCTGTGAGGCTTCAACCACTTGCTCTGTTTCTGTTACTTCAACTGCTTCTTCTGTAGCATTTTCAGTTGCAACAGCTTCTACAGCAGTTTCAGCTTCAGTTTCAGAAGCAACTACTAATTCTTCTTTTGTTTCGGTTTCTAACTCTTGTTTGCTCATTATACAAGCCTCCACAGTATTATGGGTTTCTACGTATTCTAGTGATACACCTTTATTTTCTAAATCTTCATTTTTTAAATCTTCTTTTTTTAAGTCATCAAATTTTTCTATCTTATCTTTTAAAATAACACTATTAACATTGGCAGGTTTATCAACATAACCCTTACCACTAAAAGTGATATTTCTTAATACTCTACCAATTTTATATTCATCCTTCTCCCCAGTACCACCATATGCCCTTAAATATTTAGTTAAATATGCGCTAGCATTATCTCTAGGTACTACTTTATAAGATCCATCAACCTTACTAATCAGGCCGTAATCGAAATTATTAAAATAACATTCCATACTGACATATTTGGTACCATCCTCAATAGAAGCTATGAGATCCCTAGTTCTTTCTTTTAGTTCTGGATCTGTATAAGCCTTATAGATTACAGAACCTGTTAAAATATGAAAATTTTCAGGAAGATTATCTACAGGAGTTTCTTTATCTATTAACATACCCTCATTTGTAATAGGGTAATTAGAAATAATATGTCCTACAATAGTATGCTCATCATGATTGAGATTTGTAGGTTTATGTTCGGGTGTCTCTTTAGCTTTCCAGATTTCATCGGGCTGGAAAACATCATCGTTTTTATTCCAGTTAGAAGTAACCAAAATAGATTGCACATAGTACATATCGGCATCCTGCACAGAAGCAAGTGCCTTCATTTGTGTAGAAACAGACTCTACATTTATCGGTTCAACAGCAGAAGCAAAAGACACGCTTTTGTCATTAGCAACTGCCGTTCCAATACCATCATCATATTCTTGTTGAAATACTTTCATTTTTTACCTCCAGAATCAACCATACACCATAGAATAAAAATAAGATTTTAATTGCTTATGGTCATCTGTGGTTAAATCTTTATTTACAGTAGATTTTACTTGTTTGATAAAATTGCCATATTGTGATACAGCATTAGATTTCTGAGAAACTGCAATCTTGTTCTTGACTAATTCTTCAGTTAAAATTTCAGAAGGACTGATAGAAAATAATACTGAAGTTTTAACCTTATCTGTTTCGTTATATTCTGCTTGAGATAAACTTCTCATATTCTTTTTATTGAAATATTCTAAAAATACAGGATTTACTATATCAGCAATCTTTTCCTGAAGCCCCAAACTATGCATAATTAAAGAAGCACCAGTTTGAGGAGCAAATTCTTTTTCTTTTCTTTTTTCAGAATCCTTTGAATTACGAGGTCTGCCTTCTCCCGGAGCACCCTTATTTCTTTGCTTCGGAGCAAATTTACTTTTTAATTCTAACAATGTCTCTTCTGTGTCTAATTTATCATTAAGAGGAAGACCAACTTGATTAGGAGTAGCTATACCTAATTGCAAAGCAACTCTCTTTAAATTATCGTTAGTAGATGTATATGGACCAAGTTTTTCAGTCATTCTGCTTGAACTTCTTGCCTTATCTTCTCGATTGATTCTAACATTTTCTAAGTCAGGATCAGCACCAAATCTCTTCTGTATAAATTCATTAGATATAATGTTTCTATCAGCCAATTGTATAATAAGTGCTTTTTCTGCTTCCTCGTTACTCAAGTCCATTCTATCGAATTCTACTTTTGCAGAGTATCTGAAACCCATGGCTTTTTGTATCATGTCTAGCTCTGCCTGCCAAAATTTTTGCAATACATCTCTACCATACTGTAGTCTCTGAGTAAGAGTTTTCAAGCTAATAAAATTGTTCGTAGTTCCTGCTGCTCCGTAAGTTCCGGTAAGCGTAGGGGGAATTCCCAAACCTGCATAAACATTGTTAAGATGTGGTGTATACTTAGCTTCACCTAAGAATTGATGAACATTTGTATTAGATTCTAGAAGTTCTATATCTGGACCCCATACAACATCCATCGTACCTCCACCAACGTTATTTTGTAAAATAGATGCTAATTTAGAAGCAGCAGCTTTCGTAGGAGCAATCTTGTGATCTAGATTACCTAATTTAAAGATTCTAATATTTGAAATAGCACCATCCAAAGCCGCCATATCTGCAAGTTTAAGTTTTTCTAAGACTGTAATATCATCCATAATAGAATAAATCATTGGGTATGCCCAAGTTTGCCAATCATCTTTTTTATAGTGATTAACAATAATCTTATTGGGATCAAGGTAGTAAGGCTTACGAGTCTTGGCTGCTTCAATAACTTCTGGTGGCAGTTTTGCTACCATAAATTTTTCAGCATCATTCTTGGGAGAATTAATAATCTTTCTAAGGTGTGCTGGCAACTTCAACCCATAAGCCTTTTTACCACCCACAAAAGAAGCTAACGGCCCTGCTGCAATTTCAATATACACAGGGTCGATAAACGTGTATTTCCAAGGGATTTCTTTTTTACCCAATGCTAAAGTCTCATTCCTAACATCAGTATCTGAAAAATCTGCTGCGTTGGCTTTATACATGTTTTGGATAGACTTATTAGAAAGTTTGGCTGTTTGTCTGGTTACGACAATATTGCCAGAACGATATAGATTATTTAAAAATCTTTCGCTTCTATCCTTTCCGTTTGCTTTTTTAAACCAATTTCTATAAAATCTTTCTATTCTTTTATTTGGATGAGAGATCGTAATGCCTTGACTAGAAAAGTCTCCCATAAGATCAATTACATTTTTAACTAAACCTACTCTTTGATATATATCATCTGCTCTACGGAGTATTGCTTTGATTTCCTCTGGAACAGATTCTTGAGGTCTAAAATAATCATAGTCAGATCTAGATAATCCAGGCTTACCAGAAATATTAGGTAATACATTGGAAAAATCTGTCCTGTTTGTCATCCTTCCAGCGCCTGCTTTGGCGTGTTGAATACCAGTATATTCCTCTAAAGAACCAGCAGCAGCATCTAAAGCTTCTTTCTTGCTCTCTTCGCTGTCTCCCCAGAAACAGAAAGCTTCGTCAGGTTTGTTTGTTTTGTCTTTCATATGTTTTTTCTAATAGAATTGCAATAGTATTGTTATATTTTAGATACACCTTATTTATTGATTCCCCGATAAATATCATCATTTGCACTATTGGTGAACCATTCTGGACCTTGGTACATTTCATCACTGTTAGGCTTTACAATATCTCTAGTTGATCCACCTATTACATTATACTTAATATCTTCTAGTTGTAAATCTAGTTTTCTAGCTATCATATTAGATATTAATAATGAACTATACCTATCCTTTCTTAACTTGCCCTTTTTGCCATGAGCACCTTTAGTATCAGGAGTATCCCACTTATCTCTAGCATAAGCTCCTGTGCTAGTCTGACTCATGACTATAGTAGTCAACTCATTTTTTAATTCTTCAATCTCTACAATACATTCACTTAAACTGTCATATAAAGGATTCAGATCTGCTTCTAGAATATTCTTACCCTCATTTTCTAAAGCAAGCCCTATACTGAGAGAATCGAATCTAGGAAAAATTAATTTCTTATCTTCTAAATCTTTCCTTAAACCATGATTAGACTGCGAAACCCAATCGGCTTTGGCAAATTGCACCAATTCTAAGATATGTAAACCTACCTGATTATCTGTTGGTTTACTTTTATCGTAGTCAATCACTGGCCATATCAGTTCCTCTCCATCTTGTAAATTTTTTGGATCATGTAATGCTTCCTCAATAGCTACTCCTCCTCCTTGGGCATCAACACCAATAGTTTTTACATTGTAACTTTTCATCAAGTTTCTAATTTTTCTTGCACAGAAACTATAAAAGTCATGATCTTCTACCAATCCTGTTTTTTGTCTATCTCTAAAATTCCCTCTGTTTGTTGTCCAACAATATACTAACCTACGATGGTCTTTATTAAGCTCTATCACGGTAATGCTAAAATTATCTTTTTCACTAGCCGGATCGACCCCAATAATGTATTGCTTATTAGGATCTCCCTTAATGCTAGGGTCAAAAGATATGACTCCGTCTATTCCTTGAATTGGTTTTTTATCTGAACAGGTACAAGATTCAATTAGACTTCTTTTAAAGAAACCCTCGCTGTCACTTGTGAAACATGCAGCGTATTCCATTTGATAGATACCACTGTGTATAGTAGCCTTCGCTCGGGCAACTTGTTTATCGTCCATGAATCCTTTGGGTATAAGTTCATAAGGAATTCTGATAACACTGTAATCTCTCCAATTGAAATTTTCTGGAACTGGCCCACCAAATATATCTTCCAGAATGTGTAAATCTCCCTCACTCTCAATTATTTTTTTATATCTACGCCAATACTGTGCAAAATGCTTAAAGCTATAATCAGCAGTTCCACTAATAATAGCCTGATTGCTTTTCTTTACCATCAAATTATCCATTTCAGGAGTCCAAATACCAACTTCCTTCATAGCTTTCTTCTTAGCTTCTGCTTTAACGTTTTGAATAGGACTAGCACTAACTGCAGCAAAACCAGAAACAACAGTCTCATAGATATCTGGACTAATAGATGCAAATTCGTCAGCTATAATAATATGAGCACGTAAACCTCTAATCTTATCTCCTGTTCCTAATGGAATAGCAACCGCCCAGCTGTCTCCTAGTCTGAGAGTACAACGATCAACATCTCTTCTTGGTCCATCACTAGCAGCCCCAAAAATACTTCTTAATATATCACTATTACGCCACAGAGTTTCCATATACTCAAATATAATTTTACTCTGCCTAAATGCACTACCTACAATAACAATCTTGCTACCAGGAACAAACATGCATTTTAACATAGCATACATGGCCAGTATAAAAGACTTACCAAAACCACGACTAGCTATAAACATAGGAAATGGTCTCTGCCAAAATTCTTGTAAGATAGCAATCTGTATAGGATGAAGTTCTATTCCAAATAGTGACCTAACAGTAAATCCGAAATATTTAGGATCTGTCATGATTTTTAATAAGTGAGCGTCAGGATGTTCAATATCATATTTACTTCGACCGATCATACAATTATGGTCGATAGATATATTGCTAGTATCCCCTAGACCTAGCCACGCTTCTTCAAATTTTTTAGGTTCTATTGTGTTTTTCATTTACTCGCTTCATGATACTAATGGCAATAGCTTGTGCATTTTCTCTATTACCACAAAAATGTGTGTGTATACCATATATTGTGTTTATTTCGGTTATATATTTTAGCAGGAATAAGGGAGATATACGAAGGTTTTTCCATAAACGTTGAGGGATTCCACTATTATGTGGGAAATTTAATATATCGTATAGGTCAAATTCAAATAGTATATGGGGATGGGGAAATCCTGCCATACGGTCTAAGACGTCTTTAAATCTCTTTTCGGTAATATTATTACTAACTTCATTTACGCTACTTTTTCGTTCTATACATACCAAGTGTTCTAGTCCTTCTATACTATAATCTCCAGTATCTAATTTAGCTTTGGTTATATTAAAACTATCATTAAAGTCCCAAGGTTTTTGTTCCCTGGTATCTACTACTATATTAAAATATTTATTTTTCATTGTTCTTGTTGGCTACTATCTTAAAAAATAAAGGAGCATAGCCATCTTCATTTCCGTGGATAAATTTATGGTGTCTACTGCAGAGGGTGATTCCATTATTAAGATTAAATCTTAAGGTAGGATAATCACTCCATCTTTTTATATGGTGTGCATTTAATCGTCTTCTTATATTACATTTGGGCCATTGACAACAATATTTGTCTCTCTTATATACTTCGTTTCTCCATTTTTTATAATTCTCATCAACTTGTCGATTCATCTTGTTCTACGCTTTCAGGAGTAAGAAAAGGACTGTCTGCTGTTTTATCTTGGTATACATGAATAGTCTCTAATTCTTTTAAATGTTTATTTACGCTCATAGTCATGATTTCCATTTGTCTTCCTTCTGTCTCCCTAATCTTCTCATCTTCTAGCATCCGTAGTAATCCTGTCCAACTACTCTTACCATCTTCGATTCTTTTGATTCTCTGTTCTCTAGTGGCTTTAAGATCTTTACTTATTTTTTGTTGTTCAGACAAGAGTTTGGTATATTCATTTGTATAGCTGGTTATACTATTACGGGCAAATGATAGTTGGGTTTCTAAATTAGTAAGATAAGCATTATCACGGGTTTCTTCAGATTTTAAATATTGATCGTCTACCATTTTTTGAATACGTTCGGTATCTGTAATATGTCTCTTACGTTCTTTCATACTACGATTGATAAGAATGTCGATGGTGATAAATTGTTTGATTTGTAATTCTTCAGCAGGAAGTACGTCTTCTCTAAATTGTTTTATAAGACCTACCCATGTATTTTCAAAATATTCTAACTCTCCACTGTCCTTATCGAATTGACGTTCTATTTCAGTCCAGAAAGTTTTTTTATGTAATTTATGTTTGAGATAGTCACTGTCATCATCAGGGTCATCAGGAATCATTAAATGATTATCATTAATATATCGTTTTACGGGAGCAGGGTTACGATTTAAAAATTCTGCTATCTCTTCTATAGTACTAGTATTAAAATTGTCTTTGATATACTGTTGTTCTTCCAGACTAAGCTGGCCTCTTTTTCTACTCATGATTTAAAATCTCTTGTATGTTTTGCAGAAGAAGATGTTTATATTTTTTCGGGATTTTTTGTCCATATAAAAACATAAGATAATATTTACGTAAGGATACTTTAATCTCGGGGTCTATTTGTTTGAGGATTTCTTTATTAGATATACCTTCTAGGAGATCTTTTTGTTTGCTCTGTATGGATTCTGCTTTTTCAGTGTGGGATATTTGCATCAAATTTTTCTTATTGTTATTTTTAATGTACCAATTATTATAAAGAGAACAATTTACTTTGCAACTATATAATAAACACTGACTACGACTCTGACTATAGTCTTTGTCGTAATGTTCGCAAGTGTTACAAGGTTTATCTGGCCTTTGGTATTTGTCTCTTTTAAAATTAAAAAGACGATTACGAATGTGGGTCCATAAGAAATTCTCTAGTGGTTTGCTGGGGTCATAGTTTTCTAATCCTTGCAAGGCAAAAATGTATGCCTGTTGTTTCATGTCCTCTATGTCGTGGTATCCGAATCTGAATTTATATAAAAGTTTATAGCAGATCTTGTCTATTGTCTCAAGAAAGTGTTTCTCTGTCACTTTGTTGAGGATCATCTTTTCCTTGGTCTTCTGTTTCTGTTTCATTTAATAATAGCTCCGCGATGCTCATGCCATCTGGCAGAGACAACTCTTCCTGTGTTGGTTGATTCTGTGGGTTTCCTGTTACTGACAGGGACGAAGATGCAAAAATATGCTTCATAATTATACCGTACCTAATAGTATTGTAATAGTATTATTTCTATAATAGAAACTATACACCAATAGTCAAGGAAGAATCATAATGTTAATCCTTATAGTTTAGGTATTACATATTGATTTTATGGTGGCAATTTTGTCTATACCCCCCGCGACGGTTGCCCCCTACTCCGTGGGGGTCTGGCAAAACAGAAAAACCCCTCCCGGGGGTGGTGCTAGTATGTACAGTGTATCTGGTAAAATTTTATGATCGTTTGGCATGGTATTATATTGCAAAAAAATAAATTTTGTTCTCGTTTGGCATGAAACTATATTTGAAAATTCCAAAGATTATCCTTGCAATCTTAAAGTATCTACTGTAAAATGACGATATAACAAATAGAACACTTAACACTAAGGAAAAAAATTATGAGTAACAATAATCAAAACTTTGAAATCCATTACACTTCTGATTGCTGTGGAGCATATGTTCACTCCGACGCTGACCTTTGCCCAACATGTTTTGAGCATTGCGAAGTCATTGAAGATAGAATTGACTACGAATCTTCGGAAGCTGTTCACTTTGAATCATCATTAGATTTTTATGGTGCGGGATAAACTACCGCTTGCAATTTGTCGATAATTATTTTAGACTCTAAACATCACACCAACACAGGAACCCTAAAATGTTTACAACTCTCGACCTTCAGATCGCAAAAAACAAGTTAGCACAGTCCCGCAACGGTTGCCAATACAGTCTACAAAATAACGAACTGAGCTACGAACTTTATACCATGTCGTCACATGATCAGGGTGTCGCATGTGAATTGATGGTAATTGACCACATGAAAAAATTCGGTGTCGATGGTGAGATCGAGCATACTGGCGGCCATACAAGTCACGACATATCGCTGTACGTTAGCGGATGCCACAAAAAAGCCGAAGTCAAGTCAGCAGTATTCGGAATAACAAACAAGCAGTTTTATTTTCGCGGCATCAAAAAAGATCGTTTCGACATTCTGTTTCTATGCTTCATTCATCCAGAGCGTGGCGTTATAGTCAAAACAGTTTCACACCGCGACATTATGGAAGCTTGCAAGAACAAAAAATACAAGGTCGATAAGACTGGACGTGAACACGGTTATGACATATACTTCAATGAGTCAATGACACGGAAGGACATGCTAGCAGTAGAATGGAATCCAGAACAAACAAGAATGGAGGTGACAGTATGAGTCACAATAATTGTATTATGCCAGAAGTCAGAAAAAATGTTTGGGTAGTAATAGATGCTCAGACCGGAGATAAACTAGGAGAGGTCGGAGCCGTAACAGAATCAGAGGCTCGACAATTAGTGTCACACCATGTCTTGATTCCCTTCAGACTTTCACACATCGAGGAGTAAATAATGAAAACTAAAGTAAACCCACTGAAATTAAACGGAACACGATTCAACACACAAGCACACAAGGAGCAAGGTCGATATGTTAAGCACTACTATTTTAGTAACGGACTTGGGGCAAGTATCGCTCTGCATGATGGGACTTATGGTGGTCAGCATGGTTATTTTGAACTGGCGATTCTAAAGTATCAACACGGCACAGATCCCTACACTACAAACGAGATCATCTATGATACTCAAATCAATCACGATTTAGGCTGTGTAGATGTTATCGGATGGCTTGACTTTCATGAGGTAGCGAGTAAACTACAAGAGATAAGAAACTACAACACAGGAGATTACAATTACAATGTCAAGTAACACAGAGCAACTAATGAGGCAGTATCCTATCCTATCCGCTGCATGGGATGAATGCACACAAATATGGAAAGGTATTGAGCAGAATGGAACGGTTCATAAATTCAATCGCAGAGTTTTACTATCTAATAGTATGGAAAGTAAATCAGGCCGTAAGGTGGATGATAGGTTTATTGGTGGGAAAGATAAGATGATAAGACCAGTAGGTCAACCAGGATCAACTGCACGCATCGAAGCGTTATGTAATCACTACGCAAACACCGTAGAGGAATCGCCATTTTTAGAATGAATGGCACGCGGTTTGCTATTTATAAACCTGTTTATTTAATTTGTACCGGCTAATCTAGCCGGTTAGGTTATTATGGTAAAGCCAGCGAGAAAAAGATAGATTTCATTAAAGGAACTAACTGGACAAGCCGATATTATATATATAGGAAACAATACCACACGGAGAAAAATGATGTTGACAATCTACACTATATTTGGGATCATGGTAGGGTTCGAAGGGTATGATAATGGTAAGGTATATTTTGGAGTGTATACCCCCAATTGTGAGTATGGATACGTTATGACTGCTGAGGAAATTTACTTGGACACAATCTTGAAAAAAGAGTAAAGATTTTTCTTGACAATGCCGATAATACCTGTATACTTGGAATATAACACTTAACCACTTGGAGAATTGATTATGGCACCCGCTGACAATATTTACGACTCACGAACAGATGTTGTAGATGGACTTGATATAGTTGACATGATGGAAGATGATCAGTACGAATCTGTACTGTATGATGATGTTGACGACGGACAGCCTACCATGTATGATGAAATGCAAGATTACTATGGTGGTGATGATTGGGATCACGGACAATACGACATGCCAGAAGATTGGAGCATATGATGGATTACTACTTTGATGAATTTGAAACGTATGAAATACAGGCTTGGCTGAAAGCCGGTCAAGAAGCAATACCTGGAGCCAAGCTGAGAGGAGATACTGACGATGTAGAAGTATGGGAAAATATTATTAGAGCAAGTGCTAAGGAATTACAACAACGTTGGAGGAATGAACAATGAACGAATTGATGCAAGATAGCTTGTACGATACTCTTGACAAACTATCGACTCGTTTGGTACAACTGTATTATGTTAATAGTTGGGAATTGGATGATCAGGACGGAATGAGAGTAGCAGGAAATATACTTTACGTGAGGAACTTAAGAAATGAATAATGCGATGGATCCAAACTTTCGATACTACGATTGTAATAATATTATTGATGAAATTACTGGAGAGGAGCAAGATAATTTGTCGATAATGGTAGCAGTGCCTAGAATTGATCTTAGCACAGCGGAGAACAGGCAAGAAAACATAGCAGCGATTTCAGGTATTGTAGAGGAGCAATATCGTCGAGGCGTTCAGAGTTTTTCTTATGAGGAGTACACAGCAGAATGAATGTTATAGAATTAGATTTTCTGTCGATTGTAATAGGATATACAGTTGGCATAATTATGATGTGGTCAGTTACACAAACAGTATTTCACACGGAGGTGAATGATGACGAGGGAACAGAGGGAAGCGATGCGAATTTTCGGAATAGCGTTTATCACTGGAACTATCCTTACAATTTGCCTACATCTGATGGAAGGGCAAATTAAACCTACAGAGTTTGGTCTTTAGACCTTCCCCCCGAAAGGGGGGTTTAAAACTTGACTTCATACCCCCATTATGGGTGGGTTTCATATTTTTTTCTTTTTTTTCTATTGACAGCTAAAGTTTATCTGGTAGAATGACGATATAACAAGTAGGAGACAATACTTATGACACACGCAGAAGCAACAAAATTGGTTTTAGGAAAGAATAACAGAATGCAACGCAAGGTAGCCAACAATACCACGGCAAGAATCAAGCCAGATGGTAGCGTGGCTTTCATGCTGTACAGTACAGACGTTGTGACTATTCATGATGATGATAGCGTAACACTGAGACATGGTGGGCACAAATCGCCTACAACAAAAGAAAGAATCAATCGTTTCAGTCCTTTTTATGTACGCCAAGAAAATTGGGAATGGTATGTAAATGGTATTGCAGCTTTTGAGGATGGAATGACAATTAAGGCTTGACACGGTGTTGAGCATATGGTAGAATGTTTTTAGGTTTGGTTTTTACTTCGGAGAATAGAAATTATGAGCGATATGATTTTAATCGGTTGTGCAGTAGCAGTGTCTGTTTGTTTTATCCTAGCATATCTTGCAACATTTTCGAGTGCTGCTAGTTTGTGTGAAGCTAAGATGGGCCAAGTTTACGATTTCGAGTACCTTCAACCATTGAATGGAGAACGTAAACGCTGGAAGGCACGGGTCGTCGAACCAGTAGTGCATCTCACAGATAATAGGTTGGAGCAGATGAACCGAGCTTCAAACTACAGACGGGATGATAAGGATTTCGAGCGAACCAATCACTTGGTTACGTGCGAAACTCAGGACGGTGAATATCGACAGTTCTACTGCGAACGTGCAGTGAATTGCCGAAAGCCACTGTTTGGCATTCTCTAGGACTCTCTCCGTGGTGGTGTGTGTCGCAAACCTCGTCGCTCAGAAATGGGCGGCGGGGTTTTCTTTTTAGCATAAAAAACTCCAGTTTTTATCCCTCTAATGTACTACGTAACCCTCTGGGTTTGGGTGATATTGGTGAAGCCAGCAAAACCTGTACCAAATAATATTTTTATTTTTTCTATAGTTTTTACTTGACAGGGGACGATAATATAGTATACTTGAGAGACAAGCAACGAGACAACGGAGAACACCACAATGAAATTTTCAGCAGCTAATACTAAGCTCAAAAAACTCTACAAACTTGCTACCACTACGCTCAAGCGGTGGTTAGGCCAGAAGATAGGACGGTCTACTGCCAAGGTTTATTCTTTCGATATATTATCTGGAGTAGACTGTCCTTTCGCATTCAACTGCAAGTCTCAGGCCGAAGAGCAGGCAGACGGTAGTCGCAGAATCAAAGACGGCCCAGATACAAAATTCCGTTGCTTCTCTGCTAGTCAAGAAGTCTTATTCACCAACACTTACAAAAGTCGCAAGCGTAACCATGACGCTATTCATGCACTAGAAACGTCTGACGCTATGGCAGACGGATTGTGTGCAGTGTTGCCCAAAGATGCCCGTATCATTCGTATTCATGTGTCCGGCGATATGTTCAGTCACAAATATTTCATGGCATGGATCAAAGTCGCACAGCGTAATCCTACCGTATTATTCTATGCTTACACTAAGTCTCTCACGTATTGGGTTCGTAGTCGTGACCTTGTGCCTGCTAATCTAGTATTGACTGCATCATACGGTGGTCGTGACGATCATCTTATTGCAGAACACGGTCTACGATCTGCTAAGGTAGTTTTCAGTCAACAAGAAGCTGACGATCTAGGTCTAGAAGTAGATAATGACGATAGTCACGCCTGTGATCCAACCAGAGCCAACCAAGATTTTGCTCTACTAATTCACGGTGTTCAGCCAAAGGGTAGTAAAGCAGCGGAAGCACTAAAAATTCTTAAGAAGGAGGCAGCGGTATGAAACTATATATTGCATCGGGTGAATTTCGACAAGCGTTGGACGTTGGCAAATCAAATAGAAAACAGGCAGTGATTGAAATGTTTATAAATGATTTAACAGGAAGTGAATTGATAGATAACTATGTATATGTTGACGAACGTGGTTGTAAGGATTATATAAGTGCAGATAATGAAACAACGGTATTCGAAACGGAAGATATATTAGAAGAATGCTATCATATTCTTAAAGGATCTGAAGATGAGGATTTTGAGGAGTGAAAAGAACTCCAATTTTTTTTGTTTATTATTAAAGAATACTATTGACAATGACGATAATTATAGTATACTTACAATACATGGCACGGAAGAGTTACCCAAGTATTCAAGCCCAAGATTGTGATACGATAAGGCTTTATC